TTGTTTTTTGTCGATATTTATAAGAATTTGCTGAATATTAATTAATATTATATCATTAAGTTAATATTTTGGGAATATTATAAGAGATATTGTAGTTTTGATGGTAATATATGATAATATATAGAAATATATGGTAAAAATCAATAAAAACATTAGAAATCTTATTTTCCTATATTCAGAAACCCTTGATTTATAAGGATTTGCGGGATCGGAAATCATGATAAAATAACTCTTTTGTGCTGAGTTATATTTTTGCAAAAAAAACTTAAAATAATGCTTGTATTTATTTTTACATTGTGTTATTATATGCGTAAGGTAAAAGTAAATGAAATAAATATTAAGGAAATGTGAATGATTTAATGAGTAGTATACATGACAGACCTGAACTTTTAATCCCACCAAAAGGTGTTTGTATGAATCCTCCGAGATTACATAATTTAAATTGTAAAGATTGTAAATATCTTGAGGGATGCACAAATAAAAAGAAAGGCAATTATAAGAAGGATAAATAAAACATTTGTAGAATAGATATTATCATAATAATTAAAAATTAAGGAGGACTTTAATAATGAGAAAACTAAGTTCAATTGCACAGAGAATTAAAAATTTAACAGAGGAAGAAATTAAGCAAGCATTTGATGAAATTATGGAATATAATAGGAAATGTACACTTCCTTTAGATGCATTGGTTAGAAATATCAGAGATGAATATGCAAAAGAAATTAATAATCAATATTGGGATATGCCATGTTTATTTACAGTGAATGAAATAACATTTGAAATTGCGAAAAGGCATTATGGTGTGGTAGAATAGTGGGAAAATATATGATAAGGAATGATTCAAATGACCACAAAAAACAATGAATCCAAAGCATATATTATCTGTTCAGGAGATAATTTGGGTAACATTGAAACATTAGATTATAGATGTCCAAAAGAAGTAATCAAAAAAGGTGATTGTAGACTAAATGGCAAGACATGTGAATATTTTTTAGGAATTAAAAATGATAAATTAAATTTTGATATTATGAAAATGAAAGGTTATTGCGAGTATATATTGAATTTAAAAAGTAAGTTTAGGTGATATAATATAATGAAACCTATAAACAAAGAACTAATCATTAAAGTATGTGAACATATAGTAGAACACAATCTTTCTTATAGAAAAACAGCAGATATATTCGGGATCAATTTTAAAACTGTTTTTAATTATACACAAATGATTGAAAATATTGATTCCGAATTACATACAAAAGTCCAAAATTGTTTAAAAGATAGAAAAGAAAAACATCAAAATCATTTATTGAAAAACTTAAACAGTATCTATGAAGAAATTTGTGAATATTTTATTTGTGGAAGTACAATGAAACAAACTGGAATACATTTTGATTCTAGTAATCGCTCTATATATTATTTATTCCATAACTATGTTAAATATAATGACCCTGAATTATATGTTATGGTATTAGAAATGATAGAATTAAATAAACTTAAATCTATCAAAATACGTTCTGGAATAAGAAAAATGAAAAATGTTAAAGAAAGATTGAATCTTTGCAAGACTATTGTTAATGATAAATTAACTTTAAAAGCAACAAGTGAAATATTTGAGTTAGATGTAAAAACTATAAAAAGTTATATTAGTAGTATAAGAAATGTGGATTTTGAGTTGTATGATGAAGTTTGTAAACATTTATGGAGATAAGGAGGAGATATTTTATGCTTAAAATAATTTATTGTGAAAAAGGAAATTCATACTCAGATTTTAATCTTCTTAATAATGCACAATTTATAATAGATCAATATCAAGAGAAGATTAAACAAAATAATAGGGATATAATCATTAAAGTTTCTACAAGTAATATTATTCAAGCATTAAGAGTATTGGTGTCTAGAGGTAAATTGTCTATTGATGAAATTTGTTTTGTATTTGAAGAACATGAAATAACTATGAATAAATATTTTGAATTGACAAAATATCCAGTAGGATTTATGGACTGGGATCAGAAATTCTTGAGGGAAATAATATATAAGAGATTGAGTAAAGATTTAAATTCTTTATTTTAAAATATGTGAGAGGAGGAATTATAATGCAAAAAGCATGTCATAATTGTTGGTTTGAAAATAATCCTACTAACGAAGAAGGTGATTTAACTGAACCATGTTCTGTCTGTAATATAGATGAGCGTAGTGAATTTGTTCCTAGAGAAAAGTTTTATGAATTATATAAAAAGGGATTAATTATTGCAGATAGTATTGATGATTTTATTGATTGTTGGCATGATAGCGAATATTTAGGTGATATAACTATTTATGAATTTTTAGGAATTTCTCAACAACAATATAGAGTATGGGTTAATAAAGGAATAATTAAATAAGGAGATAAAATATGAATTATTTTAACTATATAATCACAGGAAATTAAGGAGAATTGATTTATGAAAAATATGTACCCACCTAATTGTGAAAAATGTTTTGGATGTATTCATTTTGGAAGTATGAGGAGACCTTTTATTAATAATGGCAATGAAACTTGGGAAATTGGATGTAAAGAATGTACTGGTTATGAAAAAGAAAAAAGTTTTAAAGAAAAGATAATAAATTTTATTATTAAATTATTTAGGTAATTTTGATATTTTCTAATAAAGGAGCAGGAAATATGAAAACAATTATAGAAATAGTAAATGAAATTGATGATATATTAATAGCAAATGGTATTACAGCTAATATAGAAATAATTAATAAAATACAAGAAAAAGTAATAGATGCGTATTTGTTAGGTAAACATGATTTTCAAAAAATGAAATAGATTTATTGATTAAAGGAGGAATAATATTATGAATTGTTTATGTATTAAAAATTGGCATATGAATAAAGAATTAATATTTAAAGAAAAATGGAGATATCCTATTTTAGAAAAATGTATTAATGGTGATAAAAAAGTTATAGGATATAAAATTAAAATTGAAGATGATTTTGGTATTTGGTTTTGGTCTGAAAGTGAATATTTTGAAGTGCCTAAATTTAAATAAATTAGACGATCGATCAGGAATAATAATTAAAGGAAATTATCATCATGCAAAAACTTAGAGAATCAAGAAAACAAAAAGGTCTGTGTATTTATTGTGGCAGTAAAATAGATAGAGAAGGAATTCACTGTACATCTTGCAATAATCAATATAATACATGGAAAAATGAATATAGAACAATTCTAATTAAAAATTCATTATGTTCTCAATGTGGTAAACCATTAGATCGTGAAAAGTTGTTCTGTTCAGAATGTTGTAAGAATTCTAGATTTAAAGCAAGGATAAGAAATGCTGAAAGACGAATATTAGGTTTATGTGTTCAATGTGGAGAGAAAGCAGAAGAAGATAGGAGTTATTGTAGAAGATGTTTGGATATGAGAATGGAAAGGTATAGGAAAAAGAAAGGAGATTAATTTATGAAAAATAAATGCGAATGTTGCGATAAAATTATAAAACAAGAATGGGAATTATTTCAAAGTGGAAATTGTAAAATATGTGGAGATTGTGCTATTAAAGAAATTATAATAGTTCATGGTGTTTCTGAAAATGAAGCATATCATATTCTTGAGAGAATTCAATTTGGGAATGGATATGGGTATTAAGGAGGATTATAAATATGTCAATAGTTATAACTAAAGATACATGTGGAGGTTCGTCTAGAATTGATGGAAGAAGAATCACAGTATATAATATACTTGGTTATTTAGCAGGAGAAATGACTATCAGTGAAATTTGTGAGGAGTTTAATTTGACAAAAGAACAAGTTATAGAGGCAATAGAATGGGCAAAGGAATATATTGAAGGACAGTTTTAATAAGAACATTATTTTAACATAACTTTAAGGAGGAATAAAATCATGAAAGAAACACAAATTAATTGGAAAAGTTCTGATGAAGAAATTAGTAATATGACATATGAACAGGCAATAGAATTAATTCAAAAACAAATAAATTTAGGGAAGTCAAATGGTGATTTTAGACCTAGAAAGCATTTAGTTAAAGCGTGTGAATTAGCGGTAAAATCTTTAAACAAGCAAATACCAACAAGTCCTAAAATTAAATCTTGGACTCCTGCTTTATGTTCGTTATGTGATAAAGAATTAAGTGAACATTTAGGTGATGGATATTATAAACATTGGTATAATTTGAAGGTTTGTGAATGTGGACAGAAATTGAAATGGGAGGAATAATGTTATGAAAATAATATTGTCTATTATATTTTTAATATTTATAACTGCCATTTATCCAAAGTGGAGTTATAAAAAATGGTATGAAAGATGTGAAGAAAATTCAAAGCATCCTGATTTTATATCTTTTAGCGGAAAGAAACATATTTAAGGAGGAATTATATTATGGATAAAATATGTAAAATAATCAATGGACAATTCTCATGGATACTAGAAGTTGATGGGGAGGAAATAAGTTTTCAAGGTGGTTGGAATGCAGATTATTTTGAACGGCATTATAGTGGTCTTGGCTATAAAATAGAACGGGTTGATATGCATAATAAATTTTAAAATATAGTAAAATAATGCTTGACAATGGAACAGATTATAAATATAATAATGATTAAGAAATATAATATAAATATAAGAAGGAATAAATATGGATTTAAGTAAAATTAAATTTAATTTAACTAATATACCAATTGCTTTTTGTCCTAGTTGTGGTAAAAATTAAAAATAATTGAAACAGATTATTTGGAATCTGAAACTATATGTAATAATTGTAAATTAAAATGGTTGATTATATGGGATATAGACGATAATGATAATTACAGAGTAAAAGGATTCCAATGCAATAATGAAGATCGTTAATTTCAATAAAATTTAAGATATTAATATTGTATAGCAAACGGTAAACCAGTGGGGATTATTTGATTTAGTAAGGGTCAACAGACAAGTATCCTGTTCCCAGGGAATCCATGCGATAGATGAAAGGTGACATGGTAGAACTAAATTAGACCGTACCGTGAGTTACTGGACGTAATCGGGTATTTTGCTATACATTAAAATTAAATATAATAACAAACAAAAAAGGAGCAGAAAATAAATGTTAAATAAAACATATTTAGGACAACCAGTAGTTCTTAATAAAAGTGTATATGGAAGAATTGTTGCTTTAGAAGGTACGGAAGCAAATTATGGGACATTAAATTCTATTGTTCAATTTTCAACTCCTTCTTGCAATGTACTTAGAACTGGTATTTTTATCTTGATGAAACAACTGAAAAAGATATTATTAAGTTAAGAGAATTTGAACAATGGCATATGGACAATAGACCTGATGATGAAATGTATGCAGGAATGTTAAAGAATATTGATTTGAAATCTTAGATTGGTTTTGATTATTATAAAATAGAAAGGTGATATGTTATATGGATAATAAAGTTGATGTAGCATTTGACGTAACAACATTGAAAATAGGCGATATAGTTCATTATTTGACCCACGAAAACGGGAAATATTTTATTGAACAAGGAGAAGTTAAAGAAGAAAATATTTATAAAGATGGTGTAGAAGTTTATGGGGATGGTTGGAGACAGTATGTGGGAAAATGGTTTATTGAAGAAGTTGTAAGAGATGAAAAAATTATATTTAAAAATAATAATATTTTAAAAAATTAGGATTTAATTCAGAAAGGAGAAAATAAATTATGGATAATCTAATTAACAATTTTATTTGTAGTAAGTGTAATGGGACATATACATTTATCAAAAAGAATAATACACAAACTGGTTTATATTGTTCTAAATGTGGTAAGTGGATTAAATGGTTAGGTAAGGAAGAAATTAGATTATATGAAAGACAATTAGAATTAAGTAAAATAGAAGTTGAAGAAGAGGAAGAGGTATTGGAAAATAATTTATTACAATTTAGTGATGAAGAATTACTAGATGAAATTAAAAGAAGAATGAGAAAAGGAGTAAATAAATGAAAAAATTATATCTAAGAGGATGTAAAAATACATATTATAAACTTGATAAGAAAAGAAAATATACGGTTTATCATAACACTATAAATAATAATCTTATAGTATTTAGTCCATACGATAATTGTACTGTTGATTCTGTTTGTGGTTCTATAAGAGATGAAGCATATTTATATTTGATCAATGAATTAAACATAAATAAAAATATAGTAGTTAGTTGGTCACAAATCACTGGGACAACAAGCGACTATAATATTTATTACAATATGGATGTTAATATGTTAAAAGGTAAATCACACAAAGAAATATTAAGTATAATTAATAATAGTATAAATACTAATAATGGTGAATGTTGCGGATATAAATATACTAAAGTAAAGGATGGTAAAGAAAATAAAATAACTCCTGAAGATATGGAAAAATTCAATATGGTTATGTTTGATTGTGGTAATAATGAGTATTTAAATTAAAGGAGGATATAAGATATAATGAATATTTGTAAAGATTATTTAAAATGTGACATTATTGACGAATGTAAAAGAAAACCATGTGAAAAATTAAAACCTATTATAAATGATATAAGAGAATTAAGAAGTAAAAATAAATGGGATTTACATCAAGCACAAAAATATTATTTTAAAAACAAAAATGAGGTGAAATTATGAAATTTCAAGATAGTGATTTAGACAAATACACATTAATCAAAAGTAAAAATTTAGATCAATGTTTTATGTGCAAAGAAGAAACTTATTTCATTGACTATTGTTGCGAGGGAAGATTGTGCAGTAGTGAATGTCATGATAAATTTTATAGTCAATTAATGGATATGATTAGGAGGGATGAATAATACATATGTTTAATATTTTCAAGAAGAAAAGAAACAAATTAGATAATACTATTATCGTAAAAAAATATGTGTTAGATATATATTATAATAATAATACAATGAATTCATTTATTGATGATGGTGATACTTTACCTTTAGATTATCGTAAATTGCTTAATTGGTATTTTTGTAGAGATAGTGAATTATATTGTTTACGATATACAAACGGTGGTTTATTAATTGTTAATAGGAATGAAATTAGTAAAATAAATATGTATAGAAAGGAAGTATGTGAAGAAGTAAAAATAGAATGTAAGAAAAATTATAAATTATAATTGAGAAGGTGAAATTAATTATGAAAATAATATTAACATTTTTAATTATTGTTTTAATAGCTCTAACAACTGGTTGCAATAAAGTAAAACAAAATGATAATATTTTAGGAGATTATTTCTATGTAAAAGAAGAAACTAAAAGTCTAGGTGTACTTAGTTCTAATGTAACTATAGTTGTAGATAAAAAATCTGGGATTAATTATTATTGGGTAAATTCAGGTCATGGAAAAGCATTAACTCCAATATATAATTCTGATGGTACTCTTGTTATTGATAAGATAAAATAAAAATTATAATATTTATTAAATAATGAAGGAGGTGAAAATTATGAAAACTATTTTAGGAATTGCAATGATTATAACAGGTATCGTTTTAGGATTATATGTTGGTTTATGGTTAATGTTCATAGGTGGAATTGCAGGATTGATTAATGTAGTTGTTGGAGCAGTAGCAGGACATGGAATTAGTGGAATGGTAGTTGCTATTGATGTAGTAAAAATAATGTTTGCAGGATTAGCAGGATGGTTAAGTGCATTTGTTTTGGTTATTCCTGGTTTTGCAATGTTGAAGAAATAAAACATTAAAATATTAAAATAAATAAAATTAAAAGGAGAATTCACATGAAACCAGAAGAAATTATAAATATAGTTACAGAATTAAATAATGAATTGTATAAAGATAGTCCTGAATTATATGAGAATGGATTAGGATATATTTATTTAACAGATGGATTTGTTGACATAGTTAAATTTAATGATTATGTAGTTTATAATTCAGAAGATTATGATGAAGAATTTATTGTAAAAATAGGTGGATTTAAAAACTATGTTATGAATGAAAGAAATAGATATATAGGAATGTTGAATAAGATTGGAGCAAAATAATATTAATATAAAAAGGAGTAAATATTGATTGTTGATTATAAATATGAAGATGAATATGTAAAATTTTATATACCAAGAAACAGAGGTAAGTTTCAAGGTTTATATGAGTGTTTAATTGATATAGAAGATTATGAAAGAATTAAAAATACGATATGGAATGTAGTTTATAGACCTAATATAGACAATTTTTATGTTGCTCATAGTGAATATATAGGTGTTCAAAATGGAAAATCAATTTCGGAAACAACATACTTGCATAATTACATAATGAGAGCAAAAGAAGGTCAAGTAGTTGATCATATTAATATGAAGAAAACATTGGATAATAGACGTTATAATCTAAGGGTATCAGAATCCAGCGAAAACTCGGCTCATAGAAAAGGAGCCAATAAGAATTCCAAAACTGGTGTTAGGAATGTAAATTTATGTAAAACATATGGTGGAGAACAGGAATATTGGGTTCAATTTTGCAGAAATGGAGAAAGATCCAATTGGAAATTCCCATTTGACCAATTTGATGAGGCATGTGCTTTTGCAGAAGTAAAAAGGAAAGAAATATTCGGAGAATTTGCAGGTAATGGTTAAAAATAATTGTTACAAGTTGTTACATTTGTAATAATATTAAAAAGGGGTGAAAAATTATAAAAGGGAAAATTAAATTAAAACTACATGATAGAGATTATACTGAATGGTTAGAAATATATTTAAAAATGGAAGACGAATGGTTTTATCGGCATTCTGATATTGTTGTCAGTCATTGGGATAAGACAGATGAAGAATTTTATGATGAAGTAATTAAGTATTTATCAGATATCAATAATATAAAAATGTCTGGAGAAGAATTAATGAGAGAAGTCATTAATGATAAAATGAAAAAGGCAAAAAATAATAATAAAGATAAAATAGTAAAAGATATGTTAAAGAAACTTAAAGAACCAATTGAGATTGAGGTTAAAATGTAATAGTATAAGGTAAAAATTATTATTAAAATAATTATAAAGGAGAATAAATATGAATATTAATTTAAATCACAAAGGTAAAAAAGTAAGGATTATCAACACTAAAGGTTTTATCAGAGATGATTATAAAAATTTAGAAAAGTATGTTGATCAAACAGGAATTGTTAGATGGGATTTTGAAGGTAGCGATAATAGATTATCAATTAAATTTGATGATGAAGTATTAGATAATATAAATGATAGTAATGGGAGATTATGTTTTAGGATTGATAGTGTTGAATTTATTGAAGATACATATGAAAAACCTATAGAAAAAGAGAATAAAACTCTGGATATAAAAGATATTAAAATTGGTAAAAAATATAGAATAATAAAAAATAGAGATACTTGTTATGGTTCATGTGATGATATAATAAATATAGAAGGTCAAGAAGTGGAAATATGTGGGATAAATGAATTTAATGAAGGAGATATAACTATTAAATCTAAAGATGGTACTAAACATACATGTGAAATAGAAAATCTTGAGTTAATTAAAGAAAAAGAAGAAGAAAAGAAATTAAAAGTCATGCTAAATTAGGTGATATTGTAGAATTATTTAATGGTTTAAAAATGGAAATATGTATAGATGAAAAATATCCACAATACTATAGAACAGTAGATATATCTACAAAAGAAAATGTAACAACAATAATATCAGAGCATAGTTTAAAAACATATTGTATAGGTAATAAAGTTTGGGGATATGGTTCCGATGAATTTGAAATAATTAATATTAAACATGAAGAAGTTAAAAACGAAGATATTAAAGAGACAAAACAAAAACCAATAAATAAAATTTATACATACGAAATGATGCCTCATAAAATCAATTGGAAAATTACACATAATGGTGAAATTGTTAATCAAGTAATTGATTCTGGTAGCGAATCATATAAATTAATAACTAATGGAAATACTACCATTGTGATTTTAGATGATGGATGTAAGGGTGTTTCAAAGTGTCTGCCTAGTGATGAGTATGACTTAGATAGAGGGGTAGATATCGCTTACACCAAAGCGATGATTAAATCTTATCAGAAAAAGTTAAAAGGATTGGTTAGATAAAATAATTAATTAAAATAAAAAGGAGAATAAAACTACATGAAAAATTTAGGCAAAGAAGCGAAAGACAAAATTACAGGATTTGAAGGTATCATTATTGGCAAAATTAATTATTTATTCGGCTGTGCTCAATATGGAATAGCACCAAAAAGTAAAGATGGTAAGGTAAATGACACTAACTGGTTTGATGAAGGGAGAGTTGAAATTATTGGAAATGGTATTGCTCCAGAAGAAGTTAAGGTAGAAAAGAATGGTGGAGTGAATAGGGATTGTCCTAGATAGGTACTTGACAGAATATAAATATAATTGTATAATATAATCAGTTATTAAATAATAAAACTTACGAAAGGAGAAAAAATACATATGATTGATATAGAACATAAAAATGAATCTAAAGTTAAAATTGATTTTGCTTACATTGACGAATTTAATAATGAAAGTAGACTTATCAAAACACTTATGAAAGTAGATTCAGAGATTCAAACTCAAATTGAGTTATTAGTAGAAGAGTTTAAGTGTTTTTTAATGGGTGTTGGATTCTCACCTAATACTGTTGAAATGATTCAAATTGTAGAAGAATAGAATAATATAGAACAAAGGAGAAAATATGGAATTGCCTAATATGAAATGTAATAAGTGTAATGGTTTATTTAATTCTATGGATATTGCTGTAAAAGAAACTACAGAGTATGAAGGATTAGAAGTTGCGATATTTGATTGTCCTATATGTGGCAAGGAAACAGATAATTTGCAATGTGATTATATAGATTAAATTAAAAATAAATTAATATATGATCAAACTTATCTTTGGTTTTAATTTAATAAACAAAAAAAGGAGAAAATGAATATGTATAAAATTAAAATAGAAAATAATAATAATTCTAAAAAAATAGAAATACCAGAAACACCATTCTTTCTATCTCATTGTGATGGTAAAAGTTATTATATTGTTTCAAAAAATTCAGATAAAGATAGATATTTATTAACTGCTGTTGACAATGGAATTACATATGATAATAATTATGTAGGAAAACAAGTTTATAATAATTTAAATAATGGCACTTGGATATTGCATGAATCTAAAATTGTAATAATTTAATAAATAAAAAAGGAGATTGAAAATATGTACGATTATTATGAAGAACCACCTTATTATGAACCAACTTTAGCGGATGAAATTTTAATAGAATATCAACAAAAAATGAAAGATGCTTTATTAGATAGTGTTAAGTCACAAATTGAGAATATCAAGGATGAAAATGTAAGATTAAAAGAAGAAAATAATAAATATAAACAACGTGAAAGAGATATTTTAAATAAAGAAAATGATCTAAAATATAAAGAAGAAAATCTTAAAAGAGAAGTCACTAATGAATTTTATCAAAGTAATATCGGTGATACTTTAAAGCAATATATAGAAGAGTGTGAAGTATGGTTTGCTGATATAGAGCGTTACCAAAATGAAAAATGTAACTTATGTAATAAAGAGAGAAAATTAGTTGCAAAATTTCCAAATGGTGAAATCACTAAAACTGCATGTGCTTGTGCAAAAATGTTAAGTAAATATGTTCCTGCTATAAGTGTAATTATAATGATTAAATTTAGTAAACGAGATAGTAGATATTCTTCAGAAAGAAAATTTTATTTTAGTAGAAGTTATTCTCCTAGTAAAGATAGAAATAGTTATGATTATGATTATCAAGAATTTAAAATTTATAATGTTGTTGATGAATTTGATGAAAGTATTATTGAATTGCATAAAAATAAATCATATGGCGAGAGACTAGGATTTAAAAGTAAAGAAGAATGTCAAAAATATTGCGATTGGTTGAATAGAAATATTAAAGATAAATAGAAGGGAGAATACAATATGTCTAAATACATAGATAAAGTAGTAAAAGTAATAAATACAGATGGATTTCAATTTCAAGACAGTACTGAATTAGAAATGTACATAGGTAAAATAGGAATAATTAAAATTGATCATAATTATGGGTTTAACAATAGATTTATCATAGAATTCTATGATAAAAATGTAAATGACATTGATTCACAAAAAGGTAAATTATGTTTTGCTATAGATAATTTGGAGTTTATAGGTAAAAATGAAGAAAAAGATAAAATTAAAGAAAATGTAAATAATAATATTTTACCTAATAGCAATACAAATCTACAAAGCATAATTAAACAAATATTAAATATAATTGGAGATTATGAAGGTAGCAAATTGTCATTACATATTTGGCCTTTTAGTGAGATATGTGTTTATATCTATGAAACTGAAATTTCTATTGTAATCAATGTTAAAGAAAAATATGCTTATATTGATACGGATACAATGGATAATCATTTAACTGCTAGTATGTTAGATGAATTGTGTCAGATAGTTAAAATAATTGATGATAATATTGATGTGTTTATGGAGTGTGTAAAATAGTGATACGTTATAATGTATTGCTATTAAATAAAAATATAAAAACGAAAAGGAGAATGTTAATATGAACAAATTATTATACAATTTATTGGAGAATCCAGATGAATTAAAGGGGATGATTAAAGAGCAGGTAGATCAATTTAAACCATTAGTTTATATGGTTGGTCAAGAATTATTAGAAGTATACAAGGACTTTTCAAATAATACTGAATATTTTACTGCTAAAGCAAAAGTAAGAAAGAATCAATTCGACGCTTATGTTGAAATTGGATTTACCAAAGAGCAGGCTATGGTATTTTTACTTACTGATATTGATAATATGAAAAAATCAATTAGTAATGTTACAAATAGTGTAGGGAGTAAGAGTAAGAAGGAAAAGTAAAATTATACATAAAAGTATATGTATTCTATATATTGTGGTTATATACACGACCACAATATATAGAAATATCTAACTTTAATATTGAAATAGAAAGGATAAACACTATGAAATTTAGTGAGATGTCTAAAGAACAAAGAGAAGAAAATATTAATATTGCAATTGATGAATTTAAAGAATTCATTGTAAAAATGGCAGTTGATTTAGAACATGATAAAGAAGTAGTTAAAAATTTTATTTCTAATATTACATGGCAAGAATATAAAAGATTTGCCGAAGAATTAGCAGATCAATTAGAATTAAGAGAAGAATTACATGAAATGGCAGAGTATATTAGTATTGCAAGTAGTATTCATGAAAGTTTATGTAGAGAAGAGAAAGGAGAATAAGATTATGAAATTAATTGATAAATTATTACAACTTAATAATGAAAATAAATTAGATGCAGAATGCTTAAAAGATAATGATGAAAATATTTGGACGGTGCAAATTTAATCAATTGAATGTTTCGTGACGATATTAAACTTAATACAAAGGAATAATTCAATGATATTACTAGAATTTTGGTTAAGTTATTTATATCTTAATTATAATGATAGAGTTAAATTTATTCATAATAATTATTTAGAAATTAATTTATTTTGTTTTTTAAATTTTATTTGTGCTATAATTATAGGAATGTTATTTATTGATATTATTAATCTTTTTAGATTGTGGTTAACAATATTTGCAATTCATTTTCTATTAGTATTTATAATATCTACATTAAATAAAAATAAATATAAAACATTAGAATTTTCACTCAATACAAAAGATTTTAATATAGTTAATAAACAACATAGGAAATTAGCAAAAGTATATTATCCTGATTTTAATAAAAAAGTTAAAATTAATAAAACATATAGGAGGTGAAAATTTTGATTATAAAATTAATATTATCATTTATATTTATGGTAATAATAATTATTGGGCACATACTTATAAGATAAAAGTTAAAGATATAGATAATAATAAATATTATATAACAACAATTATTCATACTTTTAGTAGTAAGAATGATTGTGATAGTAGATATTATATTAAAGAAATAAAAGATGTTAATGGTGCAGTTAAAGATAATAAAATATATTATGATATTTGAAAAATATAAAAATAAAGAGGAGAGATTATTATGAAAGAATTATTAAACACAAAGGTTATTGGTAGTATTGAGGTAAGTCACATTGTAACTACTACTTTTATTATGTTTTGTGGATATTTATTGCTTGGTGATAATGGTGCGTTAAGTGGAGCGATGAACGCATGGCATTTGAGATTTTAAAAAAATGTAAAGGAGATAATGAATACATATGAATAAATATAATAAAGTAGATTGTTGTTTTGATTGTGCAAAGCAATTTAATGATAATTTATGTATGGGTTATTGTAGAAATGATAATAATTGTGGCAAAGGTGATTGCACTCCTGGTGGATGTAAAGAATTTAAAAGAAAAATATCAAATAATAAAGAGGAGGAAAATAATATGAATAGTAAAACATTAAACATTCAAAACGTTGAGCAAGCAAAAGAGAAAATTAATGATATTAAAGTTTATGGTGACGGAGATACTTTTGCATTATTATGTAAAGCAAGTTCTAAAAATCAAAAATGGATGAAATCAACAAAGGTATGCAATTTACCTAATGGTTGTTTAGTTCAAGTTTCTACTCAACAAGGAGATAATGTGGCCGAAGGATTAACATTTGTTCCTGGTGTTAATATTGATAAGAGTATTGAACCTAGATGTTTTAAATTGATTGAGAAATTTAATACATATAATAATGAAACTATAAATATTACGTTAGAAGAATATAATAAATTATTAAAAGATAGTAATTTTTTAGAAGCACTTAAATGTGCAGGAGTGGATAACTGGAAAGGTTATAGTGAAGCAATAGAATTGTTAGAAGAATGGGATGAAGAGGAGGAATAATACATATGAAAGTTAAAATATTATCTAATTATTTCAATGAGAAAGTTGGAGAAATTGTTGAAGCAAAAATATATAATGAGTTAACTATAGAAGAATCTAAAGAATCAATAGGTGATTATAATTGGGAAGGTAATATTAGGGGAGTATTTGTTCAATATAAAGGAAACGAATGGATATATTTAATTGATGATGAATATGAGATTGTAGAAGAATAGTTTTTATATACTACATATAGTGGTTAAATAATTAAATACTACTATATGTAGGAAAATTTCAATATAAAATATTGGTTTTGTCATGATCTAAATAAAGTATAATATTAATAGAATATTAAAATAAATATGTTGACAGTCACTAACTAGTATGGTAGAATAACATCAATAAATAAAACAAATAAAAAATATAAATAAAAAGGAGATTAAAAACATGAAAACAAAATTTGAGGAAATCGTAAATGTATCATCTATCGGGGCAACAGAAAATCCAATCAAGATGAATGACTTGTTAGTATTAGCAAACAATGAGCAAATGATTCCTGCAAGTAAAAATTCAGAAAGTGTATTAGTAATCGGAATTGATGTTCAACAAGATTTTATGGATAATGGAGCGTTGGGTGTACCTGGAGCAATTAAAGATGTTGAAAATTCCACAAGATTTATTTATGATAATATGGATAAAATCTCACAAATTGCTGTATCAATTGATACACATAACCCATTCCAAATTTTCCATCCTTGCTGGTGGGTAGATGCTAAAGGCAATAATCCTACTCCATTTACAGCAATTACATTGGCAGATTTAGATTCTGGAAAATGGATGCCTGTTGTTAATCCTAAAGCAAGTAGAGAATATGTGGAGAATTTAGAAAAACAAGGTAAAAAGGTTTTAGTTATATGGACATATCATTGCCTACAAGGTACAAGTGGTTGTGCATTAGAAAATCAATTTGCTAATATGGTTTATTTTCATTCAGTAGCAAAGAAAAGTATGACACTTAGACTTGTTAAAGGTCAAGACCCTTTGAGCGAGATGTACGGGGTGATTAAGCCAGAATATGATACAAAAAACTATATCAATATTGATTTTCTTAATAAGATTGAAAAGTTTGATAAGATTGTTGTTTTGGGTGAGGCAAAATCACACTGTTGTTTAGAATCAATTAAACAAATTCTTGAGTATTATCAAAATAAACCTGAAGTAACTAAGAAAATTTACATTCTTGAAGATTGTATGTCTTCTATTCCAAGTTTTGAACAAACAACAGAAAATGCTTTTAAATCTTTTAAAAAGCAATATAAAGTAAATATACTTAAATCAACAGACTTAAAACTTTAAAGATAATAAAAATATAAAATAATAAAAATAATAGGAGGAATATATTATGACTATGACAAACGAATTAGATATTTTAGGTATGGACGAAATTGAAATTGAGAATACTTCTGTAGAAGAAATTGATAATGAAAGTGTAAATCTTATCTTTGTAGGTATTGATGGTTCTGGTTCAATGTATCCATTTGTATCTGACATGAAATTTTCATTAAATGAATTTAAAAATGCACTATTAGATTCAAAAGAAATTGACGAAATCCTTGTAGCAAGAGCAGATTTTGCAGATTATATTAATGTTGGAGGATATAAAAAAGTATCAGATTTTGATATTGCTTATTCCTCAAATGGCATGACGGCATTATATGATGTAATCGTAGAAGGTAGTGAGAAATTAACTAACTATATAACATTTCTAAAAAATCAAGGAATGAGGGTTAAAGCAGTATTTGCAATATTTAGTGATGGTGATAATACTTCTTCAAGAAATGTAATATCAGATGCTAAAAGAAGTATCCAGACACTTAACAATGAAGAAATTACAACTGCATTTATAAGTTTTGGTGGAGGAGCAACAAGTATTGCTAAACAATTAGATTTTAAAAATATACTTGATGTTAAGAGTTCTGCATCAGAATTAAGAAAGGCGTTTAATTGTTTATCAAAATCTGTTATTGAAAGTTCTAAAAATGTAGTAAATAAAACAGATGATTTCTTTACAATGTAATAAATAAAAACATAAATATACTAAGGTAAGATATATTAATTCTTACCTTAGTATAAATTAAGGAGATTATAATATGTTTATAAATAAAATAGGATATAGTCATTTAGAAAAAGGTTTAAATAATCAAGATTATGGATTTATACATAATAACATTAAATGTGTTGTAGATGGTTGTTCGGAAGGGTTACATTCAGAAGTGGGAGTTAAATTGTTTTGTCACATGTACGAAGATTTAGGATGTCCTATTATTAGCACAAAAGATTTTTTTAATGTTATATTTAATAGTAATATTATAAATAATAAACCAAATAATATTAAGGATTTCTTATTATTTACTATTTTATTTGTTGAAGAATTAGAAGAACATTTTGTTGTTTATTCATGTGGAGACGGAATTATTATTAAACAAAAATATGATGATATTTTAGAATATGAAACAATAGAACAAAATAATAAACCTAAATATTATGCCTATAATTATATATCAGAAGAATATTTATCTGATTATAAAAATGGAGTGAATTTTGATTTAAGATATTATAAAAAAGACGAGTATAAATCTATAGGTATTGCTTCAGATGGTTTGCAATATATTTTAAATAGTGAATTTAAAGAGGAATTTGAAAAAAGTTTAATTAACAGAAAAGAATTTGCTATTAAAAGATTAATAAATAGAGAACATAAATTATTTAAAGATGATATTACAATTGCATTTTAGGAGATGATTAAATGATTCAGGTAGATGATAAGTTCTTAAAACAAAATCCACTAGCCGAAGGTGGAGAAGGAATAATTTATGAATATCAAAATCAGATTATTAAAATATACAAAAGTAATATTGATAAAAATGAAAAATTAGAAAAAGTAAAGTTATTAATGTCTAAAACACTACCTGATAACGTAATCATTCCTAATGATATTGTTTATAATAAAGGTAAGTTTGTAGGATATTTAATGGATAAAGTTGAAGGTGAAGAATTTAAAAGACTATCTAATAAGAAATATTTACAAACAAATAATATTAAATCAAAAGATATACTTAAAATGTTGGTTAATATTAAAGATACTCTAATAAAATTACACAATCAAAATATATATATTAGTGACTTAAATGATTGTAATATTTTATTTGATAAATATTTTAATATATATTTTATTGATTGTGATAGTTGGACTATAGATAAATACAAAGGTTTAGTATGTATGGATTCATTTAAAGATCCGTTATTAACAAGTAATAATTTTTCTTCTGACACAGATGATTATGCTTTTGGAATATTAATATTTAAATCTTTAACTAGGATACATCCATTTGGAGGAACAATTACTCCAGATATAAATATATTAGAACGTATGAATAAAGGTATATCAGTTATTGATAATAATAAAGTTACTATTCCTAAAACAATAAATAAATGGAATTATATGTCACCTAAAATGTTAGAAGAATTAAAAGAGGTATTTGAAAATAAAAAAAGATTTATCATAGATAATAGTTTAGATGACTATTTTAATAATTTAAAATATTGTCAGAAAGATAAAGAATATTACTATGGTAAATTTACGGAATGTCCAATATGCAATAATTTAGCAAAGATAATAGATAAACCTATTAAAATTGAAAGTAGTAATGGGATACCAGTATTTTTGTATTTTACAAATGAGAGTATTAAAACTATATTGAGTTTAGACTTATATTTAGATAATGATGATAATATCGTTCATATTAAATCAAAATATAAGGTGAAAAATAAGAAGAATAGATATTATTTTTCTAATGATGGAAGTATTATCTATGGAATATTTAATAATAAAATTCAGATTAAAACATCAAATAATATTTTTACATTTGAGAAGATTAATAAAAGTGATGTAAGAATAATTGATAATAAAGTATATTATATTAATTTAAGTAATAGTTTGGTTGAATTAACCATTAATGAAAATGGAAACTATAATAAAAATATTAGTAAAGTTTCTTTTAATAATATTTTTGAAATTATTGATGATAAGACATATTTTGTTTGCAATATATATGACAATATGAAAATCATTAATGTTTCAGGATATAATTACACATTAATGAATACTGATAAAATTATTAATTATGGTTTGCATTATGATATAGTAACTAAGAGATGGTTATTTATTACTGAAAATCAAAAAGGATTATTTAATACTTATGTTTTAAACAAAAATAATGTAATATATGAAAGTGAAGCAATAAAATACACTAACGATTTAGGAAATTTATGTTTCTATAATAATATAATATTTAAACCAAGCGATGGATGTATTAAGGGTTATAGTTATGAAAAAAATATTTATAAAGACTTTGAATGTAATATTGTAAATGAAGATAGTAAATTATTGCGAGAAGGTGGTAAATTTATAGTTATTAATGAAAAAGAAATATATAAGGTAGGATAAGTTAATAATATACTATATGTAGTGATACAAAACCATATATCTACTACATATAGTATAGAAATCATGATCAAAGGAATCTTTGGTAATATTTGAGCCAAATTTTGCTTTCATATTAATAAAAAGGAGACTAAATTATTATGCCAAAAGAAATTTATAAATGTGAAAAATGTGATAAAGAATTTACAGATCATTATAATTGTGTGCAACATGAAATTGAATGTATGAATAAGCAAGATATAATCAATATTAATTTAACTAAAGCAATAGAATATATTAGAGAAAAATATTCTATAACTATTACTGAATATTATGCTACCATTTATCCTTCTAATTGTAATGGATGGGTTAGTGAAAATATTCAATTTGGTATACATGGCATACTAAATAATGGACATAAAATTGACTATGATGACCCATATTGGGGTTTAGATTATTCTAAAGAAATATTTATTAAATATGTGGAAGATGAATTAATAATTCCATATCTTGATATTACATATGAGGGTGAAATTTATAATGACATGGAAGGGCAATGGTTTTTATTAGGAAGAAAAGATGGAATAAGTATATGGGAGTTATGCAGAAGATTAAATGGTAAGAAAGTTAAAATTGAAGTAATAGAATAAAATCATAACCATACACATTTTATTAAAATATAAAGGAGATTTAATATATGCAAGATATTAAATGTGGAGAAATAAATATTATGTTTGAACATGTTTATTGTACTGAATGTAAATATGGAGATAAATTAATAAAAAGTATTGTAAATGAAAGTAATACGCCAATTATATGTGAAAAATGTTATCCATATGATCCTGAAGATAGTAGACCATTTCATATGAGAAGAAATTATAAATATAAAGGAGAATGAAACCATAAAAAATCAAACAGAAAATTACATAATCTTAAAATCTATCGCTGAAAGATTTAATAAGATTGCAAACTCTATCATAGATGATGAAATTAAATCATTAATTAAAGATGAAATGAGAGATCAACTTAAACGAATTAATTTTTCATCTCAAATTGAAGAAATTATTTATGATTATATTGATAGTAATCAAGAAGAAGTATTGGATTTGTATAAGAAAGAATTGAAGAATAAGTTTAGATAAACAAAAAGAGAATTTGGTAGTGTAATATATGCAATAAAACATAGGAGGTAATATTACTATATATTAAACTTGCTACCAACTTCTCTAATAAGATTATACTCAAAAATAATATTAAATATACATACACAATATCTAAGAAAGGATAATATATGAAAATAGCAGAAACATATATTTATTATGTTATATATAATATAACCCAAGATGGATATTACTCAAGAATTGAATCTATGAATGATTTTAAAACTGAATATGAAATTAATAAGTTAATTAGTGAAGCAATTACTTTTGATACCAGAGCAGAAGCAAATGAATATGTAAGAGAATGGATAGAAAGAGATAGTATGGATAAATATAAAGTTAAAAAAGTTAGGTTAGATTACTCTATAAATAGTTAAAAAAGGAGAAAATATATTATGTATGATTATATCATTTGCATGAAAAGCGGTAAGGAATATAAGATTAAAACACAACTTAAATTTGAGGAATTAATTATGAATATAATGCCTAAACAAACTAATGAAATTAAATTATCACATTTTGAATTAATAGATTGTGCAGAAAAGAATGTTGCAATTATAGGAAGTGAAATATCTAGTATTGAGTATTTTATTAAAGTGGATTAATAAATCATGTCAAATAATTAGATTGGTAACGATTTTAGGTATTGACACAATATAAAAATAATTGTATAATGTCATTAAGATAAAGGAGGTTGAAAACTTGTTAGAATTAAAAGGAAAATACAATACTGCAAAAGTTTTTACTGATAATATTGAACAAACTGCTATATCTCAGATAATTGAATTATGTAATCAACCTTTTGTAGAAGGTGGTAAAATTCGTATTATGCCAGATTGTCATTATGGGTCAGGCTGTGTAATAGGATTTACTGCTGATTTAAGAGATAAAGTAATTCCTAATATTGTAGGGGTAGATATCGGTTGTGGTATGGGAGTTTTTGAATTAGGAAAAGTAAATATTGATTTACAAAAATTAGATGATATTATTCGTGAATTTGTCCCATTAGGAAGAAATACACATAAAAATAGAATATCTGACTTTGATGAAATGAGAGAATTACATTGCTATAGGTCACTTAAAGATACAAAAAGAATAGAAAAAAGTATAGGTACTCTTGGTGGAGGAAATCACTTTATTGAAGTAAATAAAGATAGCAATGATAATTTATATCTTGTAATTCACTCAGGAAGTAGAAGTTTAGGAAAACAAGTAGCAGAATATTATCAAAACATTGCTATAGATTTATGTAGTGGCAAAAGTGATTTTTATGAACAAAAAGAAAAGTTAATTGCTGATTATAAGCAACAAGGAAAGAGAAATGAAATTCATAGTGCATTAAAAGAATTAGAGAAAAGGTATAATAATTTACATCCATCTTATCCAAAAGATTTATGTTTTCTTTCTGGTGAATGGAGAGATAAATATTTACATGATATGAAACTTTGCCAAGAATATGCTACTTTAAATAGATATATCATAGCAGATATTATTTTATTAAAACTTATAAAAATAGGAGAAATAACTGCAAAAGAATATCATAATATTAAAATATTTGAAACAATTCATAACTACATTAATTTTAAAGATAATATTATTCGTAAAGGTGCTATTTCTGCTTATGAAGGTGAAAAAGTTTTAATTCCTATTAATATGCGTGATGGATCAATATTAGCTGTAGGCAAAGGAAATGCAGATTGGAATTATTCTGCTCCTCATGGTGCTGGTAGATTAATGAGTAGAAGTAAGGCAAAAGAAAATATATCTATGGAAGATTATCAAGAATCTATGAAAGATATTTTTACTAATTCTGTAAGTACACATACGCTTGATGAAGCACCTATGGCTTATAAACCTATAGAAGAAATTATTAATAATATTAATAATACTGTTGAAATATTAGATATTATTAAACCTATTTATAATTATAAGGCAGGAGAATGATAAATAAAATAAATTAATAAAGGAGCAATCATATTATGGCAAAAATACTAATTAAAGAAGAATGTTGTTATGATACTTTTGAAGGGAAAAAGATAACTGTGTATTATTGTACTAATTGTAATAGTAGTAATCAAAGTTCAATGAATAAATATTGTAGTAATTGCGGTGAAAAATTTGATGAAATAATTAATTCTTAAAAATAAGAAAGGAGGTTAATCTTATAAAAACAAATATCTTCATTCCCAAAACTATTAAAGTAGGTTATCAAAATCGTTCTGATACATATACTCAAAAATTAGCATATGTAATTTATTATGATCAAAAAAATGTATTGCGTAAAGAAAAATCCTGGAACGGCTGGCGCGATAAAAATATCGAACCACAAGAATTTGTAAATGAGCCAACATCAGGATTTGTATTAAATAAGAAAGTTGGGGATTATCAGAGTAATTGGAATTATAGACATGCATATTGCAGAGTATACGATCCTCGTAATTTTGAAATAGAAATATCAATAGAGAATTTATTATATATTTTGGAAAATAATAACAGTATTAAAGGAAAAGGGTTAGAAGGGCAATTTCTTTATGCTTACTCAGGCAAGGATTTATTATTATTGCCTATAGATTCACCAGACTATAAAGAAATCATCCAATATAATGAAATATTACATGAGAAGAATTATGTTAAAGTAAAAGATTTAGTATTAGGTGGTACATATAAAACTAAATCAGATGAAGAATATATTTATATGGGTAGATTTGATTATTATGATACTAAAAATGAAAGAATATATAAATCAAACAGTCGTTATGATTATGAATGGGTAACGAATAAAATAAACAAAGGCAAACATCATTATTTTATCAGAAAGTATGATGATAATGATAAATATAATAGTAAATGGATTAGTTTATTAACATTAAAAAGTCTAGGAGAAAGATTTATATCAATTATATCTTCAGAATGTGTCGATAATTACGCAGAATTATTTGATAAACTTGAATGTAACGAACACTATTCTCCTGTTGATGATAGTAAGGATGAATATATAGAATATACTTTTGAAGAATTTAGTAAAAAGGCAACAAATAGAGGGACATATTTTTATGATACAGATAAAAGATATATTTCTGTAGAAAAAATGTATAATAATACAGGTAAATATTATCTTAGAGATGGTAACACTTATGGTTTTCTTAATAATAATAGAATATATGTAGAGTATACTTTGGAGGAAATATACAATAAATATAAACCAATGTATAAAAACACATATCTAACAAATGGAAAATTATATTCGGAGGGAAAATAATATGAGTGAAAAACAAATGACAAATGATGATAAGATTATGTTGTTAAAATCGCAGATTGCAGAGAAGAAGAAAGGTTTAAAAACTAAAAAGAAATTTTCACCATTAACAAATTGTAGTATTGAATTGGATGGAGTAAGATTGAATTTACAAGTATTAAATAGAGAAGGTTTAACTCATTTACTAGTTAAATTAAATTCATATTTATTATCTGCCGTTGATTTGGGACTAGATGAAGAATATGTTATTTCCGGTTATGTATTTGATCAATGGATTACGGATATTAAATTAAAATTAGAGATTTTGAAATATGAAGAAGAAGATAGGAAATTGAAATTACTTGAAAGTAAACTTCATGTTCTTCTCTCTAGCGAAAGACAAGTATCTTTAGCAATTGAAGAAATTGAGTCAATGATTTAGTAGGTTTAATGTTTTTACGATACTACATATAATATAGATATAGATTGTGAATACTATATGTAGTATAAAAATCACAACAAAACATAAAATTTATCACAACTTAAAATATAATAAATGGAGGATTAATTTATTTGAACCATATAGTTAGTTTTTCTGGTGGGAAAGATTCAACAGCACTTTTCCTATTAATGAAGGAAAAAGATATGCGAATAGACGAAATTGTTTGTGCAGATACAACAAAAGAGTTTCCTCAACTTTATGAACACATTGAAAAAATAAAACAATATACAAGTATGCCAATTACAATTCTTCAGAATAAGACATTTGATTATTGGATGTTTGATCATGAAAAAACGAGAGGTAAAAATAAAGGACAAAAAGGATATGCATGGGCATCTCAAGGTCAAAATAGATGGTGTACTTCAGTATTAAAAAGAGATTTAATAAAATCATATTTAAATAAAAAATATGGAAATGGTAGTTATATTCAATATATAGGAATTGGTATGGATGAATTAAATAGAGTAGATGATAATCAATTTAAAAGATATCCATTAATTGATTGGAAAATGACAGAAGGGGAAGCATTAAAATATTGTTATGATAAAGGTTTTGATTGGGGTGGACTATATACTAAATTTAATAGAGTAAGTTGTTGGTGTTGTCCTTTCTCTAGTTTAAGAGAATTAAGAAATTTATACATATATTATCCTGATTTATGGGGACAACTTAAAGATATGGATAATAGGTCTTGGAATCAATTTAGAGCAAAAGAAAGTGTTCAGGATCTAGAAAATAGATTTAAAAAAGAATTAGATGAATTATATTTAAAAATGAATTATAAAATAGTAATATAAATATTATACATATGAGAAAAATATATATTGATAAATATAATAATAAGTGATATAATTGCCTAAAGAGGTGATTATTATGCCAAGAAGAGATAAAGTAAAAATTGTTGCTAGAAAAGCACCAATAGTAATGAATAGTGCAATAATTATTAATAAACAATTTGAAAACAAAGAATTAACAGAGAGTGAAGCATATTTAGCAATGATTAAATTTATGAATAGTGGTAATTTTAAAAGTTATTGGTTTGATATTGATGATTTGCTTAGACAAAAATATGAAACAGAAAAATGGTTTTGGTTGGTAAGAAGAGTTAGAAATACATTGAATGAATTATAGAATAAATACTACATATAGTATATAATTATTACAATATACTATATGTAGTATAAATATCATTACCAAAGACGCATTTCGTTAAGAAATAATAGTTGACAAACTAACAACAAAATGTTAAAATAAATACAACAATTAAAAGGAGGGCGATATAATGCCTAATTTATTACAGGCAGTTAAATTTGAAAATAAACCTGTTAAGTTATTAGAAAAAGATAATGACATTATAAACAATTTTGGAAAAGTGATTGATTTATATAAACAATCATTAGAATATCTAGGAGAAACACCAGAATTAAAAAATAAAATAAATAATAAATTAAAAAATGAAAGTTTAGAAATAAGAAAAAATAGTTGGATAACGGAAAGAAGATTACCTCCTAAATTAAAAAAGATTCCTAGTTGTGATGGAGAATATTCAGATATTTTAACAGCATTAAATCATCTACCCAAAGTTAAAATATCTGAATATAGAACGCTTGCAAATATTTTTAATATGGTAATAATTCCTGTTGAATATACTGAAATTGATAAACTATTTGATATAGAGGATAATTCATATGAATTAAAGAAAGGGTATAAATATTTTAATGAATTATTAAGACAGGATACAACAACCAATTATCAATGTTATTTATTATGCCCTATAGACTATTATAATGTATGGGAACAAATTAAAAGTGATGTAATTAAAGGTATTTATTATTCTGATTACTTTGAAAATATATTTCAAACATTAGATTTAATAATTCCTACACAGAAAAATTTATATATGGCAACGAAAACCAATGATGAAAATTTAAAATCACTAGCACAATCATTTGATATAAATATAAAAACATTAAGTGATAAAATAAATTCAATTTCAAACAAATTAAATAAATTAGAAACAGAATTCATAAATGAAAAATATAGAAATAGACAAGTACAAATGAATTTAGAATCACAAAACCAACAATTACAAAATACTATTCTTAAACAACAAAAACAAATAGAATATTTATATTGCAGATTAGATCCTATTTTATTTGCTGTACCAGAAAATATTGACATTACTAATGATGATATAACTTCTGTAGTTGGATTATGTTGGGGAAAGGATATTGATGAAATTATATTTGAAATGAAGAATACTTTAATAATACAAGATGATTTTAAAAAAATTAATCCTATAAATATAGAATCTAAAATGTTAAAAGAAAATTTTACATTGGATTATAATAAAATTATGGATAGATATAAGTATATTTTAGAAATTATTAAAAAGAATATACAGGAATTAAATAATAGAAGATATAATAAGTATTGGAACAGAAGATATAATACTATATTCCCTATAGAATTATCAAATAATTTAAATCTAATTTTTGAATATGAGAAAGAAAACAATGAACCAAGAATGATTAAAACTATTACTATACAAAATTCATATGATAGGAGTGTTATTGAACCAGTAGTTTGTGATGATTATGATGGACGTAATAAAAAATATCTTAATGAAGATGACTTAAATAATAACGAAAGATTTATAAATGCTTATAATTCATCTTTTAAAGAGATAGCAAAAAGATTTAATGCATTAGAGATTAATTAAATGTGGGAGTATAAAAATGTTTAATTTAAAATTAATATTTTACACATGGAATCATAAAAAAGCATTTTTGAAAGTAGAAAAACAATTATTAGGTAAAAATACTATATCGGGATATTTACATGATGTTGATAAATTAATTCTATATTTATTACCATTAAATAAGAAAACAATTAGAAATATTCATCGTAAATACTCAAGACATCATGTAGAATCTAAAAGAAAGAAGAATTATTTAGAAATGATTATAGATTGGGAGTGTGCCAGATATACAAAACTAGATAAACCATTAAACGCTTATGAAACTATGACAAAATATTATCCACAAGAAAAAGAAAATATAATGCCTATATTAAAAAAATTAAAATTAATTTAAAGGAGAGATTAATTATGGGTTTATTTGAAGATGTAGAGAGAAAAATTCAAGAAGAAAAAAGGAGGATTAATGAAGCAAATAGACGAGAAGTACATCGCAATGGTGGGCAAACTATTGGTGAATTTTGTGGTGGAGTTAGATCATCCTATAATTCATCCAGTAGTCCTAGATGCTCAAAATGCGGTTGTCGCATAGATCGTGGATCATTATGTGGTGCTTGTAGTTGGTAGTAAATAATTAATAAAAAAGTTGATAAATCTTAATATTGTATTTTGAGTTAATTTTAGTTAATATAAAAATTCTGTTTTATCATGATATGGGTAAAATACGTAAAATAGGTATATTTATGATTTTACTCATATCAATACCTGCAAACCCTTGATATATAAGCATTTATGAGTGATTATTTACATAAAATAAATAAAGTAAAATAATATTAACACCAAAGAAAGATTTTGTAATGAAATAGGAGGAATTAATATGGAAAATGATAAAACATTAGAAAGAATAGATAATACATATCAAAATAATTTAGAACATATTGAAAAAGTATTATTAAATGTTGGAATTAATATAAGAAAAGATAAATATGAATTGAAATCATTATCAGAAATACTTAAAAAAATATCTGATAAATGGGATGAATTATCTACGGAAGAAAATAAATTTATTAATAAATGGATTTGTATGAGTATAGCAGGAATAAAAGATGCAAATTATTTAAGTGTTTTAATTGATAAAATAAGTAAAGGAGATAACTTATGGAAATCAAAAACAAACAAGAAAAACAAAAATATTTAGATTATCATATCAAAGAAAAAGATATTGGTTGTTATGCACTTGTAACTTATAATAATTATACTAAAGCTATTTATTTAGCTAATTTAGGAAAGTCAAATATTAAAGGTGATAATTGGTATTTAGAATATCCTTGTGAATTAAGGGAATTTATTTTAAATAATAAAAAGGATTTAAAATATCTTAAAGAACAAGGATATATTATTAAAGATGGAAAGGTATATGAAATTTATAATCCACAAACTGGGCCGTTTTTACCAGATGTGTTGGATGATTTAACTTTGATTTCTGAAGAATATTGTTTAGAATGGATGTTAGAGAATAGGGAGTAAAATATTGCTTTGATATTCCTCTTTTGTGTTGAAAGGAGAAAAAATTATAAAATGAATATACGTTGTTTACTTGGTATTCATGATTGGAAATATGAAGCAACAGCAATTCGTAGTTGTGGTTCCGAATTAGAAAAACATTATCGTTGTACAAGATGTGGAGAAAGATTATATATGGAATGTGATACAAGTCTAAAAGGATGTAAATATTTTAAGTTTCCTAGATGTATTTATGTTACAGAAGATAATCCAGAATGTTATAAAATGAAAAAAAATCTTGACAGAATGATAATATAATGGGAATAGAAATTTAAAGGAGGCTACATATGGATAAGATTAAGAGAATTCAAGATTTGGTGAAAGAATTAAACAAAGCATGTGATGCATACTACAATCTAAATACTCCTATAATGGAGAATCGTGAATACAACATTCTATTTGACGAACTTAAATCATTAGAAGAATCTACTAATATCATATTATCTAATTCACCTACACAAAGAGCAGGTTATAAAGTAGTATCTAATCTACCAAAAGTACACCATGATATTCCTCTATTGTCACTTAACAAGATCAAAGAAATTCCTAAATTGGTAAAATGGTTAGGTGATAAACAAGGTGTGTTAATGTTAAAAATTGATGGTGGGACAGGTAAAATAACTTATCAAAAAGAATTTAAACAATTGGTAACTAGAGGAGATTCAGAAACAAATATTGGAGAAGATATTTCTCATAATGGTAATAGTATTAAAAATATTCCATTAACAATTGATGATGAACAAGAGATTCAAATTATTGGTGAGAATTATATGAAATATTCTTCATTCAATGAATTAAACTCTAAAATTAAAAATCCAGATGATAGATATGCAAATCCAAGGAATTTAGCGAATGGTTCAGTTGGTTTGCTTGATTCTAAAGTATGCAAAGATAGGAATATTGAATTTTGTGCTTTTAATATTCTTAAAGGAAATAAATTTAATACAAAAATTGAACAATTAGAATGGTTAAAATCACAAGGATTTGATACTGTTCAATATTGGATTGTTGATAAAAATAATCTTGAAGAAACAATTAATCAAATTATAGAAGATATTCCTACTTTTGATTATCCAATTGATGGCCTAGTGCTAACATTCAATGATATTAAATATGCAGAATCATTAGGCAAAACCAATCATCATTATAATGGATCAATTTCTTTCAAATTCGAGGATAGTTGGCATAAATCAAAATATCTATATACTGAATGGAATACAAGTAGATTTGGGAAAATTGTAGGTACAGGTATCTTCCAACCAGTTCAAATTGAAGGTACAGAAGTAACCAGAGCAACAACACATAATTTAGATAGATTTTGGCAATTAAAACTTGGTAAAGATGATGTGATTGAGATATCGAAGAGGAACAAAATTATTCCTGCAATTGAAAATAATATTACAAGAAGTGGAACTGAAGAAATTCCTAAAGAATGTCCTACTTGTAAAGGTAAAGTAGAAGTTAGAAAAGTTGTAAATACTCATGATTTATTCTGTCTTAATCCTGATTGTGATGCAAAGTTACTTAAGAAATTAAAACACTTTGTTAGTAAACAATGCTTTAATATTAGTGATATTGGTGAAGCATCATTAGAAGTATTTATTGACAAAGGTTTTATTAATTGTTATATGGATATTTTTAAACTAGAAAGATATAAAAAAGATATTATATCACTTCCTGGTTTTGCTTTGAAATCTTATAATAAGATGATTAAAGCGATTGAAAATTCTAAGAGTATTAAAATGTGTTCACTAATTGCATCTTTAGGGATTAAAAATGTTGGATTTGGTAGTTCTAAGAGATTAGAGAAACATTTTAATAGTGATATTAATGCTTTTTTAGATGCAACAGAATCTTATTCAGGTTATAAATTTATGACTATTAAAGATTTTGGCGAAACTACTGCAATGAGTATTTATTCATATTTTCAAGATGAAGATAATATGAAACAAATTAAGGAATTATTAGATGTTGTGAGTGTTAAGAAGGAGGAAATTAAGTTGGAAAATACAACAAATAAAGATGGATTTTTTCATTCTAAGAAGATTTACTGTACTGGGACGTTTGCAAATTACAAGAAAGAAGAATTAAAATCATTACTTGAAGGTTTGGGTGCTGAATTTACTTCAGGATATGCTAAGAGTTTAGATTATCTTGTAGTTGGAAGTGTAAAAGGTAGTAGTAAAGTAGATAAAGCAATTAAAGATGGTATTTATGTGCTTTCCGAAGATGAATTTATTAAGATGATTTAGTTTCCTATTCAAGAGAGAATTTAACTAAAACAAAAAATAAATTAAATTCTCTCTTGACAATTATACAGAATGGGAATATAATAGTGATGTAGGAAGGAATTAAGAAAAATATCAAAAATGATTCAAATTTCATCAAAAAATCGAAAAGGTAAGAAAATATTTCAAAGAAAGGGTGATTTACAAAATATACCAAATCACAAACCCCTATAAAATAATGGTTTAGAGCATGTCAATTTTCAGAAAATCATGATAAAAGGAATATTTGGTCATGATTTGTAAAAAGTTAGGCTTCTAAGATTTTAAAGTGTAAAATAAGATAAAATCTATAATGAAAAGGAGAAATGATTTATTTATGGTCAATGTTGAAAAAGTTCCGTACAAATCAATTGAAGTAGAAATTAATACAGGAGAATTGCAAACCATTTCTACAGGAAACAAAATTAGATTTATTTCAGAAGACAACGGAGAATTAAAAGTAGGAAATGTAACTGGATTCAAAGGTACAAAACCAGAGAAAGTTGAAATTGAATTTATTCCTGATGGTGGAAAACATAATGAAAGATGGAATGTAGTTGAAATGCAAGAAGGAAGTCTGAGATTATATGTTGAAGATGATGAGAAAGAGGATGAAGAGTAGGATTTAATTAGTCGATTGATAGTTTAGTTATTAAATAAGTATATAGATTGTAAAAATAAAAATTAAAATTTAAAGGAGACTAATATTACATATGGCAAATAATGAATTGAGACAAGCGGTTAACAATGTTACATTAACAGGTGAAGTTAAAGAACACAAATTAAAATTTAACAAAGATAAAGAGGGTAACTACATAAATGGTTCATTGATAGTTAAAACTGGTGAGTTTTCAGAATTAGAAGTAAAGGTTTTTGTAAAAGAAAAAAATAAAGATGGTAAAGCTAAAAAAGTTTTTGAAACTTTAAATAAATTCATTGAAAAAGAACAGTTAACACTTGCAGATTGTAAAAATGATGAAGATCGAGAAAATGTAACTAAGGTAAGAGTTTTTGGCAATAAAGATTTTGTACCACATTTCAAAGAAGAAATATTTAAAATTAAAGAATCTGAGGAAGTAAAAACTAAAATTACTATTGAATTAGGTTTTGGTACGATTTCAATTGATAATAGTATTAAACCTGAAGATTATAAAGCTGATTTTGATGTAGAAATGTATGTTACGTCAATTAAAGAGGAAATAAAAAATGATGAAGAAACTGGTAGGACAATAATTTCAGGATGGATTCCTGTGTATGGTGGGAAAGTTATTCCTATGGAATTTGTTGCAGGGACAATTATTGATGATGAAGGTGAAGAATATGACTTTGGTGCAGATGTTTTGAATTCTGTTGAAGAAGGTATGACATTAAATTTATGGGGCAACATCAATTACCAAAGTAAAATTGTTAAAACTAAAAAAGGTGGAACTTTAGGTAAAGCAAAAATTGAAGAACATAGAGAGTATGTTAATGAGTTAATTGTTCTTGGTGCAGATATTCAAGAAGATGAAGAAAAAGAATTCGATCCAGAACTTGTAAAAAAGGCTAAGATCGAAAGAGACAATGAAATTGAAAATAAAAAGAATGAAGAATATACTGATAAAAAAGGAAAAGGATTAAAAGGGACAGGAGCAAATACAACTAAGAGGGAACGCCCTAAATTCTAATCTGATATTTAATTGAGTGATAGGGGAGAAATCCCCTTCCTCATTTGCTTATTACATAAATATAAAATAAATATAAATTGGAGGAATATATTTTATGGCAATTTCAAGTGATTTATTAAGTTTGGTTGAAACAACTTTTAGAGACAAAGCTAAAGTAAGTAAAATTACTACTGATTTAAGAGGAAAAATTATTACAATATATGGATATAATGATTTGGGGAAAACCTATCAAGCATCTAAATTTAAAAATCCAGTTTTTATTCCTTTTGAAGAAGGTTTAAATGGTATTAGTGGTGCTATTGTTTTAAAAGCAAATAAATGGAGTGATTTTACAGGACATTTAAGAACTTTAGGTGGTAAGAAATGGTGTAAAATTCTTGAACAAGAACAAGTTACTATTATATGTGATGGTATGGAAACTATGGGTAGATGGTGTAGAGATTATATAATTGAGAAATTTGGCTCAACAAGTATCAAAACAGGAAATAAAGGTTATGGTCTGTGGCAAGAATATCAAGATGAAATGTTTAATCAAGTTAATAAATTATTAAAACTTGGGTTTACAGTAGTCTTTCTTGGTCATGAAAAATTTGATAAAGATAAAGAAAAATTTGTTATTGAAGGTGACGAAAGAAACATTGCACCTATCCGAAATAATTCTGATTATATTGTATATCTAAAATCAAATGGTGTAGATGAAGAAGGGAATCCTATTCATTCTAGTGGTTATTTAGCAGAAACAGATGAGTTTTTTGCTCGATGCAGAAATATTTATACTGAGCGTTATATTGAAGATTTTACAGCAGAAAATTTAGAAAAAGTTATTATTGCAGGTTTAATTAAAGAAAAGGAAATGTCTGGTCAAAAAGATGATATTGATTATAAAGCACAAAGAGAAATTTATGAAGGTGAAGAACCTACACATGAAGAATTAAAAGAATCCATCGGAGAATTATTTACACGATTTGAAGAAATTGATAAACTTGAAGAATATGCAGATATTGTTGCTGAACATCTTGGGGAAGATGTTACTGTTAGTGAATCTACTAAAAAACAAATTCAACCTTTAATGCGGATTAAACAAGATTTAGAAGAATTATTAGAAGAAATGGAAGATTAATAATATTATAAAAAGAATAAAGGGGTAGGAAACTACCTCTTTATTTATTAAAAGGTAGGTTGATTTATGGAAAAAAAACAAAGACAATTAAAATGTTATATATGCAAAGAATCTTTCAATAAAGAAGATTTAACTGTTAAAAGTAATAAAAAATACTGTAGTAAATGCTTAGAAACAAAAGAAATAGAATCTGATAAATATAAAAATGACTGGGATTTATTATTTCAATACATATGTAAGATATACAATATAAAAGTTCCAACGGGTATGATGTTTCAACAATTAAAAACCTATAGAGATAATTATAATTATACTAATATAGGGATGTATTATACATTATTATATTACTATGATGTATTAGAAAATAAAGTTTTAGATGAAACTGGATTAGGTATTATACCTTATTATTATGAGAAAGCAAAAAATCATTATAATAAGGTATTTAATTTAGAAGATAAATCTGAAGAATTTATTAATAATGAACAAATTATAAATATAAAAACACAAATATCAAGTAAACAAATTAATATCAAAAAACCTTTACCATTGCAAAAAAATTGGGAGGTAGGTAATGAGAATAACTAAAAAACAAATAGAGAAATATTTTGATAAACGAGCATCTTGTCAAGTATTAGGATGTTTAATGAAAGATCCTTATTTATTAAAAGATAAAAAATTTATACTGAATGTAGATGAAGATTTTCCAAATGGCATACATAAGTTAACTTTCACTTGTATTTATAATCTATATCTTCAGGAATTAAAAGAAATTAGAATCTCAGATATTGAAACATATTTAAATACAAATGATCCAAAAGGATATATCTTGTTATTTGAAAATGAAAAGAATCTTGAATGGTTATCTCAAGTATATGAAGATGCTAATATTCTTAACTATGAATATTACTATAATAAAATTAGAAAATTATCTTTATTAAGAAGTTACATAAGTGAAGGTATAAATGTATCTGAAATTTTAGACATGGAAGAAATAGATCATATAATCATTAAGCAACAACAAGAAAAATTTGAATCTATGACATTAAATGAAATACAACAACATTTCGATAGAAAAAATTTCAATGTTAAAGAGAAATTCTTTATAAAAGATTCATCTAAAAGAAGAAAATCTGGAGATAATGCAGAAGAATTAAGAATTAAAATGAAGGAATCTCCATGCTATGGATATGGAATTGAAAGTAAGTATTTAAATACTCTTACAAGAGGTGCATTAAAAGGAGGATTTTTTCTTGAAACAAGGGATAGTGGGAAAGGCAAAACAAGAATTGCAATTGAAAGATTATTATTAGTTTGTAGTCCCTATTTATGGGATCATGACAAGGAAAATTTTTTACCTAATCCTAATGGTCAAAATAATGTAGGATTATATATAGGAACAGAAATGAAAATATATGAAGAGTTAGAACCTATGATGTGGGCATTTGTTAGTGGAGTGGAAGAATATAAAATCAAAAAAAATACTTTAACTGAAGAAGAAGAAAAAAGAATTGATAAAGCAATAGAATATGTAAAACAAGCAAAAATCTTTTTAGAAGACGAATCTAATTATGACTTAGCATATCTAAGAAATACTGTAGATAGATATAAATTTAAAGAAGGATTAGATGTTCTTGCAATTGATTACCTTGAATTAACACAAGCATTGATTGCAGAATATGTTCAATTAACTAAAGGAATGTCAGCAAGAGAAGATCAAGTATTGTTAAATCTTTCTGCTAATACTAAAAAATTAGCTACAGATTATGATATTGTAATTTTCGGTTTCACACAAACAACAGATGAAGCACGTAGAGACAGTGTTAGAGATCAAAGAGCAGTAAAAGGAGCTAGATCATTACCAAATAAAGCTGATGTAGGAATTGTTGTTTTTGCTCCTACAAAAAAAGAACTTGATTATATACAACCATTAATTCAAAAGGCGAAAGGATTAAATAAAACATTATTACCTAATATGTGTTATTCAATATATAAAAATAGATTCGGTGAAATTACAGAAGAAGTTAAAATATGGTGTCATCAAAACTTAGGAAATATGAGAACGATAGATATGTTTTGTACAAATAGAGAATATGAACCAATATCTATAGATAAAACGATTATAGAGTTAGAAGATAAGATCACCGAAAGAGTGATTTAATATGGACAGAGATGAATTAATTAATTTAATTACTACTGAAGACATTATTGAAATATTAAAAGATTTAGGTTCAAATAATTATAAATTAGATGATAAAGGGAATATATATTTTAATACAGTTTGTCATAATGGAGATAGTAATAAATTATATTATTTTTCAGATACTAAATTTTTTCAATGTTTTACTTGTTGTGGATCATTAAGTTTGTTTGATGTTGTTATGTCTGCTAAAGGAATTGATTTCATTGAATCTTATAACTACATTTGTAATTTTAAAGGGATTTCAAGATTTAAAAAATTAAAAATAGGATTACAGAAACGAGAGATACAAAATAAGGATTTAGATTTTTTGAAATTTCATCTTTATAAAAAAGAAAATAGGATAATACAACTTCCTACCTATGATAAATATATATTAAATATGTTTGATGATTATATTCCTTTATCTTGGTATACAGAAGGTATAAATGATGAAATTGCCTCATTCTTTCAAATTAAATTTTATATAAGCCAAAACAAAACAATAATTCCTCATTATGATATTAATGGCAATCTAGTAGGTATAAGAGGAAGAGCATTTTTTAAACATGAAACTGAAAGTGGTAAGAAATATATGCCAATTACTATTCAAAGATTAACTTATAAATATCCAATGTCCTTTAATCTTTATGGAATATTTCAAAATCAAAATAACATAAAGCAATTTAAAAAAGTAATTATCGTTGAATCAGAAAAGGCAGTAATGTTATATGGAAGTTATTATGGTCAAAAAAATAACATTACTGTTGCACTATGTGGGATGAGTTTAAGTCTTTATCAAAGAGATTTATTATTGTCTTTAGGAATAGAAGAGATTGCAATTGCATTTGACAAACAATATCAAATTGAATTGATAGACAATGAGAATATAGATAAAAATTCAAAAGCATGGAAAGAATATGAAAATTATATAAAAAGATTAATAAAAATCTCAGAAATGTTTATGTCATATTGTAATGTATCAATAGTAGTTTGTTGGGATAATCGCATTAGATACAAGGACTCGCCTCTAGATTTTGGAAAAAATACATTTGAAGAATTATATAGAGAACGGTATTACATAGATGATATAGAAGAATTAAAAGAGATGATAAAATAAAGGAGATGTTTGTAATAAAGTATCGAGTTTTAAATAAAGGTTATGAATTAATTAGTGAGAATGAATTATTGGATATTTTATTAAAAAATAGAGGCGTTGAGAATCCAAAAGAGATGTTAAATATCAATAAATCAGTTTTACATGATGGAATGTTACTTAAAAATATGGACAGAGGTTTAAATATGCTTAATTGGCATATAGAAAATAATAGTAAAATACATATTATAGATGATGTTGATGTTGATGGATTAACATCTGCTACGGAAATTGATAATTATATATTAAATATAAATCCAAATATAATTATTACTCATTCAATGAATAGCAATAAAATACATGGAATTATAGTAAAAAATTTAGAAGAATATAATTTTAATTTATTAATAGTTCCTGATGCTGGAACATCAGATGTAAAACAATGCAAGGAATTAGTAGAGACTAGAGATGTGGATATATTAATTCTTGATCATCATGAGATAGAAGAAGATAATCCTTACGCTGTGGTTATCAATTGCCAAGATGGACAATACCCCAATACTACATTATCTGGTGCAGGAGTGGTTTATAAATTTATTAAAGAATATGATAAAAAATATAAATATAATTTTGCAGATAATTATCTAGATTTAGTAGCAATAGGTATGATAGCAGATTCTATGGATTTGAGAAATTACGAAACAAGGTATTTAGCCATCGAAGGTTTAAAAACTATTAATAATAAATTTATAAATCAATTTTTAATAAAAAATAAAATTGTAGATGAAGAAAATATTAATTTTACATTTGTTGGATGGAAGATTGCTCCTTTTATTAATGCAACTACAAGAATAGGGAATGCCAAAGAAAGAATGGATTTAATAAATGCTTTTCTAGGGAAAAAAGAGACAAAAGAATATCAACCAAGAAGGAAACACAAAGAAGATCCCAAACCAGAAATTATAATACAAACCTTACAAGAATGTATGATTCGAGAAACTACCAATATCAAAGCTAGACAAGATAAAATAGTCAAAAAATCAATGGAAGAATTGGTTGAGATAATTGAAACACAAAAATTAAATGATAATAAAGTAATTATAATAAATGCTACAGATATATTAGAAAAATCATTCTCTGGATTAGTTGCAAATAAATTAGCAAGTATTTATAAACGTCCCATTATTATCTTAAAACAAATGAAAAAAAATGAATTAAAGAATAAAGAACAAGAAACAATATTTGGAGGGAGTTTTAGAAGTTATAATTTATTTCCCATAATATCTTTTATGGATATATTAAAAGAAATTGATACTTTTATAATGTTAGGTGGACATCCAAATGCAGGTGGATTTCAAATTAAAGAAAGTAAAATTCAAGAGACACAAAATAAGTTAAACGAGATGTTTAAAGATGTAGATATTGAAGATGTATATTTAGTTGATTATGAAATACCTGTAGGAAAATTAAAAGAAAAACATATTCTTCAAGTTGGTCAATGGGCAGATATTTGGGGCAATACATTGAGAAAACCTATTTTTGCAATTACAAATATAGTATTGAAAATTGAAGATATACAATTACTTGGAGAAAAAAGAAACTTAATAAAATTTGAAAAGATTATTGGTACTAATAAAATTTCATTTATTAAAAAGTTTTCTGGTGAAAATACATATAATCAAATGATTATGAAATCACATAAAGGATTATCCAAATCAAAAACTAACAAGGTAAAAATAGATGTTATTGGTGAATTTGAAATTAATAAATGGAATAATAATGATTTTCCACAAATAAATATTATTGATTTTAATGTGGAAAATGCTAAAGAATTTAGATTTTAAAGAAAGAGTGATGATATATTGCCTTACTCCCAAGAATATTTAAATAAATTAAATGAAATATTTGTACATTTACATGTTCATAGCGAATACTCAAATATAAGAATTTTGGACTCAATTAATAAAATTGAGGATATGATTACATATGTAAATAAATTAGGTAATCTTGCAATGGCTATTACAGATCATGAATGTCTTAGTTCTCATGTAAAATTTTTAAATACAGTAGAAAAATTAAAATCTAAAGAAAAAATACATAAAGATTTTAAACCAATATTGGGAAATGAAATTTATTTAGTTGATGAAGAAACAATGTATGAAGAAATGAAAGAACAAGGAAAAACTCAATTTTATCATTTTATTTTGTTGGCTAAAGACAATGAAGGTCATGAACAAATTAGGAAATTATCTACAAAAGCATGGAAAAGAATGTTTAATTATAAAGGTATAGAAAGAGTTCCTACATTTTATAGTGATATAGAAGAGATTATTAATGAATGCAGAGGACATTTAATCGTGTCTTCTGCCTGTTTAGGAGGTAGACTGCCAAATTTAATATTAAATTTATTACAAGAAGAAAATAAGGAAAAACAAGAGCAAATAAAAGACGAGATAGATTATTTTATAAATTGGTGTTTGGATTTATTTGGTGAAGATTTTTATATTGAATTACAACCATCTCTTCAACAGGAACAAATAGATTTTAATATAATGGCTATTAAAATAGCAAAAGCATATGGGATTAAATGGATAGTAACAACTGATGCACATTATCTTACATCTAAAGATAGAGAAATTCATAAAGCGTTCTTAACATCAGAAGAAGATTCCAATGGTAATCGTGAAGTAGATATGTTTTATAGTACAACTCATTTCTTCACCGTTGATGAAATATTTAAAAATATGGATTATTTAGAAATTGAGGATATTGAAAAAGCAATATTAAACACTAAAGAAATTACTGATAAAGTTAAAGGATATGATTTTTTTGCAGAATCTATTATTCCTTTGAGAAAATTACCCAAAAAATCAGAGTGGTATTCAGTTAATCAAAAAATATTAGACAAATATCCATATATAAAAGAACTTTATGAAGACATTGAGAATCAACATACTTTCTTGATTACTCAAATATTTAAAGGAATAGAAGAAAGAGAAATTAAAAAAGAAAAATTAGACGATGTATTAGAAAGAGTTAATATTGAATGTAAAGAAATTACAGGAGCAAGTAAAGTTAAACATCAACCAATGGGAGCATATTTAAATACTATGCAAAAAAATATAGATATTATCTGGGAAGAAGCCGAATCATTCGTCGGCCCAGGTCGTGGTAGTGCTAATGGATATATTATCAATTATTTATTGGGCATTACTCAAGTAAATCCTTTAGAACAAGGTGTAGAAATGCCTCATTGGAGATTTATGTCAGCAGAAAGACCAGATATTTTTGATATTGATATTGATTACAGTTCTCATAAAAAAGATGTAGTAATGGATAAAATAGTAAAATATTATCAAAGTATTGGTGGAGATGCAATAAGAGTATGTACCTTTGGAACAGAAACTTCTAAGTCAGCAATCCTTACTGGCTGTAGAGGTTTGCATATCAACAATGATGTTGCGTTATATTTAAGTTCTTTAGTACCTATAGAAAGAGGAAAAGTATGGAGTATTCATGATTGTTTTTATGGAGATTTAGATAATGGAAGAAAACAAGTAACTGAATTTAGAAATATGGTCAGTGAATATGCGGATAAAAATTTATTAAATATTATATTAGGTATTGAAGGATTAATTAATAAAAGATCAACACATGCTTGTGGAGTAATTATTTTAAATGAACCAATCACAAAACATAATTCAGTAATGAGAAGTCCAAGTGGAGAATTAATATCTGCCTATGAATTACACGATTCAGAACAAGTATCAAATCTAAAATATGATTTTCTAAATACTAAAACAGAATCAATGCTTCAATTAACTATGGAAATGTTAGTAAAAAATAATAAAATAGAATGGCAAGGTAGTTTAAGAAAAACATATAATAAATATTTACATCCAGACGTTATAGATTTCAAATCAAAAGAAATGTGGGCTATTTTATGTAAAGGAGAAATACTTTCAGCATTTCAGTTTGAATCAAGTGTAGGTGAACAAGCAATTAAATTAATTCAACCACAAAATTTAATTGATGCTTCTAATGGAAATACAGTTATGAGATTAATGGTAGATAGTGGAGAGCAACCATTAGAAAAATTTGTTAGATATAAAAATAATATTTCTGAATGGTATAGGGATATGAAAAAGTTTGGATTAAATAAAGAACAAATTAAAATAATGGAAAGACATTTACTTCAAGATAATGGAGTATGTTCAAGTCAAGAACGGATGATGTTATTGACTATGGACAGTAATATTGCAGGATTTGGAGTAATAGAAAGTAATAAATTAAGAAAAGGTGTAGCAAAAAAACAACAAAAATTAATTGACGATGCTAAAACAATGTTCTTTGAATGGGGCAAAAAAGCAAATGCACCGCAAATTTTATTGGATTATATTTGGAATGAACAAATAGCATTGCAGTTAGGGTACAGTTTTAGTATTTTACATGCCGTGGCCTATACTATTATTCTCATTCAACAATTAAATCTAGTTTATTATTATCCTCCTATTTATTGGAATACAGCAGTATTAATGGTTGAATCAGGTGCAGTTGATAGAGAAACATGTGAAGATTCTGATATAGAAGCAAAAGAAAGAACAACAAATTACGGAGAAATTGCAAAAGCAATAGGTAAATTACAATCTAAAGATATCAATGTATCATTACCATATATAAATAAAGCAGAACAAGGTTTTTTACCTGATGAACAAAATAATGAAATTATTTTTGGATTCAAAGGAATTATGAAAATTAATAACGAAACAGCACAAACCATTATGCAGAATAGACCATACAAAAATTTAAAAGATTTTCATGAACGATTAGTATTGATAAAAAAGGAAACAACATTAAAGACTGGTAAATCACAAATGAGATCATTAGTAGCAGAAGGTCAGACTATAATGTTAATTAAAGCAGGATCATTTGATAAAATTGAAAATAAACCAAGAGAAGAAATATTAGAGGATTATTTGCGATTATTAAATCCATCTAAAACGAAACTAAATTCTAAAGATATTAGTAAAATTGCTGAGTTAGGAATTATACCAATTGAACTAAAAGACGAATTAAGATTTTATAATTTTAGAGAATATTTAATAAGTATGAAGAAAATAACAGATGAACAATCAAAAACAATTGCTTGGCACAAAATAAAAGATATATATAATGATGAAGATACAGAACATGCAAATAATTTTTTCTTGGAACATTTTGCAAATGATATGCAGGAAGATAAAGATTATAAATATGATGATGAAGGATATTTGCTTGTAGCATTGGGAACATCACGTAAAGGTTCATTTGAATCTGTTTACAAAAATAAAGTTGTTCAATTAAATAAGTGGATAACTACGGAGGAATGTATAAAAACATATACTAATATTATTTTTCAAAATATCAAAAATCAATATATGAAAGGTAATATCAGTTCATGGGAAATGGAAAGTATGAGTTTTTATAGTAAAGAATCTGGACATGAATTAGCAAATGTTAATAAAGAAAAATATGGAATAGTCGATTTTTATTCTTTACCTGAAGAACCCATAGTAATTGGGTTTACAAAATATAAAGGATTACAATATCCCAAGTTTCAATTGGATAGAATTATAGGAACTGTTTTAGATAGAGATAAAAATAAACATTCAGTAACTATCCTAACTCCCGAAGGTGTTGTAACCTTGAAGTTTTATTCAGGACAATTTTCTTTTTATGATAAAACAATTTCTAAAGACAATGGTATAGATGATAAAGGAAAAACTAAAAAAATAATTTTAGAAAACGGATGGTTTAAAAGATCAGAATTATTATTGGTAACTGGTTTCAGAAGAGGAGATATATTCAAACCAAAAAGATATAAAAATTCTATTTATCAACATAGTATTCAAAGAATAATAGAAGTTAAAGAAGACGGAACATTGATTTTACAAAGTGATAGAGTTCAATTAGTAGAATAAAAGGAGGTAGAGTTTTGGAACAAAATCAAGACGATATAATGATTAAATGCAAATGTCGTTTATCTAAACAAATGTTTCCTAAAAATAAGATTATTGGTAACGGAGATTTTGGTATAATTTCCGTTACTATCTTAGATACATTGCAAGGAGAACCACGAATAAATAAATGGGGAACTATTACATTAACTGGATGTATGTGTGAAATAAATGATGATGAAATTTATGTAATTATTGGCAAAGAAGTAGAAAATGAAAGATTTGGCATACAATATAAAATAATTTTCATGTGTATAGATATAAAATTAAATAATAAAGAAGATCAATATAAATTTTTAGAAAAAATATTACCTGAAAAACAATGTATTGAATTGTTTAAAACTTTTGAAAATCCTATTGAAGTATTGGAAGATAATGATATTAAAGCATTATGCACAGTAAAAGGGATTGGTGTTCCAACTGCTTTAAAACTAATAGAAAAATATGAAAACAGTAAAGATTATTCAGAAGCATATGTAAAATTAGATAAATATGGGTTAAGTAACAATACAATCGAAAAATTAGTTGATTTTTATGGAAGTCCAAATACAGTAATTGCAAAAATAGAGGAAAATCCATATATATTAATTGATGAAATTGATGGAATTGGATGGGATAAAGCAGATGAAATGGCTTTAAATAGTGGATTAGGGGAATATTCAATTAATAGAGTAAAAGCGTATGTTAAATACTATTTACATCAGGAAGCATATATTGGTAATACATGGGTGGATATAGATAATCTTCTAGATGCTGTAGATGGGACAATTGGATGTGAATTACCACAAGAAACTCTAACACAGGCATTGCGTGAAATGAAGAATCAAAACATAATTTGGACAAGTGAAAACCAAGATAAAATTAGCTTAATGAAATATTATAACTTGGAAGAAAATATTGCCAAAGAGTTAAAAAGGCTAAATGAAGTAGAAAATTATTTTGAATTTAAAGATTGGGAAGATAGAATTCAAAAACTAGAACAAAGACAAGGATGGGAATTTACAGAAGAACAAATAGAAGGGATTAAAACTATTCTTGAAAATCAAGTGGTAATGATTACGGGATCGGCAGGTTGTGTAGATTGTGATACAGAATATTTCAATGGTGTAAAATGGGCGAAAATATCAAATTATAAAGAGAGTGATAAAGTATTACAATATAATAAAAATGGAAATTCTGAATTAGTTAATCCGTTAAAATATCATAAATATCCTTCTGAATACCTATGGCATTTTGAAACAAGAGGGGCAAATCAGTGTTTATGTGATGAACACAAAGTAATATATAAAAATTATAAAAATAATATTATAAATATTAAAATGTCTGAGATGATTCAAAAGCACAATAAAAAGAAAAATGGTTTTGACGGTAAATTTATTACAACATTTAATTATTCATCAAATGGTATAGATTTAACAGATAATGAAATTAGACTAATGGTTTGTATACATGCTGACGGTTATTTTCACGATACTACCTCAACAAATAGATGTAGGTTATGTTTTTCAAAAGAAAGAAAAATAAAAAGAGCATTACAATTATTAAATGATTGTAATATTAATTATTCTATTACTACAAAAGATAATCTTACATATATTTATTTTGATGCTCCTAAAAGAAGTAAAATATTTGATAGTTACTGGTATAAATGTTCAAATAATCAATTAAAAATAATAATTGATGAATATAAATATTGGGATAGTTCAAGTCCAAAAAATTCACTGCCTAGATTTATTACAATAGAAAAAGAAAGTGCAGATTTTATGCAGTTTGCATTTTCTGCTTGTGGTATTAGAGCGACAATATATATTGACGAAAGATATGATAATCCTTGTTATTGCGTTTTACCAACAAATAATATAGACATCACTATTGTTAATCCTCACACAAAAACACCAATAACTAAATATAAAACATTAGATGGATATAAATATTGTTTCACTGTACCTTCAGGAATGTTAATATTAAGAAGGAATAATAAAATATTTATTACTGGAAATTGTGGAAAGAGTAGCACAGTAGCAGGGGAATTAGAAGTGTTTAAGAAAAACTATTCTTTTGCCCAAACCGCATTATCAGGTAGAGCTTCGTGTAATTTAAGTGAAATAACTGGTGAAGATGGTTATACAATTCATAGATTATTAGGATATAATCCTGAAACTGGTTTTACATATAATAAAAACAATAAACTTCCTGTAAAAATAATTATTCATGATGAGATATCTATGGATGGGGCAGATATTTTTTATAAATTAATTCAAGCTATAGAAACTGGATCAAAATTAATCATGTTAGGTGACGAGCATCAATTGGAATCTATTGGTGTCGGAAATATTATGTTTGATATGATTCAAAGTGGATATATAAAAATTGTAAAACTTACAAAAATTCATAGACAAGCAGAAAAATCAGCAATTATTACAGAAAGTATTAAAATTAAAAATCAAGAACAAATTATTGATAAAGATTTCACAGGTATAGAAATTAGAGGAGAATTACAAGACTTAAAATTAGATATATATAAAGACAAAAATAATACTCATACAAAGGTTGTAGAACACTTTAAAGAATTATTACCAAAAACTGAAAGCATATTTGATATTCAAGTCATTGTACCAATGAAAGAAAGAGGAAAAGCAAGTGCTTACTACTTAAATAATTTATTGCAGGAAATTGTTATTGATACTAAAAATAAAAAAGGGTTAATTGTTGGAGATAACTCAAAATATCCTTTCACAATTTATATAGGTGATAAAGTCTTAAATAATAAAAATAATTATAAAACAGTAAATGAATATGGAGATGAAATTCCAATATTCAATGGAGATTTAGGAATTGTAGTTGATATTGATTATATAAGAAATACTCTAATTGTTAATTTTAATAATAAAGGTAATATATATATTCCTAAGTCTCATTTACCTAAAATATCTCTTGGCTATGTAATGACTTGTCATAAGGCACAGGGTTCTGGAATAAAATATGTAATAGCAGCGTTGGATTACTCTCACTATAAATTATTAACTAAGGAAATGGTGTATACAATGTTAACTAGAGCAAAAGAATATTGTGTATTATGTGCTGAAAATAGAGCATTGAGATATGCAATTAAACAAACCAGTGTTTCGACCAAACAAACACATTTAAAAGATATGTTAATAAAATGTTTAAATTAAATAAATTAAATAAATTAATATTAACAAAATATAAAAATAAATATTGACAATCAAACTGAAAACAATTATAATAATATCCAAGGGAAGAGGGTGGTAGTTAAAACAAAAAGTAATCTTCAATTATTATAAGAAGATAGAGGGTATGGGTCTTACCCAAAGAAGATTATATCTTATTAAAATTTATAGATTAAATTTTAGAATAATTAACTATAAAATATGACCTAAACGTGGTAAATTAAAATAATTATATAAGGACATATAAATGAAAACAAATAGAGTTGAACAACATATCATTAAAAAGAATAATCCACAATGGAAATTAATAGATGAGTTATGTTTTAAATCTAAAAATCTTTATAATTATGCTAATTATATAATTCGTCAAGAATTTATAAATAATAAAAAATGGATTAGATATAATGAATTATTTCAGTTGTGTAAAGAATCTGAACCATATAAAGAAATAGGGAGCAATGTAGGTCAACAAACTTTAAAATTACTTGATCAAAATTGGAGGTCATTTTTTGCAGGTATTAAAGAATGGAATAAAAACAAAGATAAATTTTTAGGTAAACCTAAACTTCCTAATTATAAAGAAAAAGAAGGAAGATATAATTTAATAATTGATAATATTAAATTCAGTATAAGTGATGGTTATTTAAGATTTAGTTGGAGTAAATTAAAACCATTAAATAATAAAATAAGAACTAATGTAAATGGTAAACTTATGCAAGTGAGATTTATACCAAAAAGTGATACATATATAATGGAAATTGTTTACGAAATTGATGTTCCAGAAAAAATAAGTTATAATAACAATATAATAGGGATAGATATTGGAATAGATAATTTGGCGACTGTAGGGAATAATATTGGATTACAATCATTCATAATTAATGGTAAACCATTGAAATCTATAAATCAGTATTATAATAAAGAAAAATCTAAAAAACAATCTGATTTAAAATTAAAACATGATAAAAATTGGAGTAATAAACTACAGCAATTAACTAATAAACGAAATAATAAAATAACTGATTATATACATAAAACAAGTAAATACATAATTAATTGGTGCATTGAGAATAATATCGATACTGTGGTAGTAGGTAAAAATAAAGATTGGAAACAAGAAAGTAATATGAGTAGGAAAGTTAATCAGAATTTTGTTGGTATTCCACATAGTTTATTTATTGAAAAGATTAAATACAAATGTGAGAATGTTGGTATTAATTTTATTGAAACAGAAGAATCATATACTTCTGGTACAAGTTTTCTTGATGGTGAAATACCATGTAAAGAAAATTATAATAAAAGTAGAAGAGTGGCAAGAGGATTATTTCAAAGTAATGGAGGTGAATTTATTAATGCAGACTTAAATGGTGCATACCAGATTATTAAAAAAGTATTTCCTGATGCTTTTGCAGAGGGAATAGAGGGTGTAGGTTTACATCCAGTTAGAGTTAATATAATCTAACAAATCAAATAGGAATATTTGAATAAATTCGAGGATTGGTGATGAAATTAAAATAAAAAAGAAAGGAAGAATAAATATGTATCACCCTATTAGTTTAAGTGAAGTTATCAATATAATTCAAGAAGGACAAATATTTAAAGCAAATTATGCAATAAATGAATATTGGTATATAACTAAAATGAATGGGGTTATATGGTATTGTGATCAATTTGGTATAGTTAATGGAGTTATCCCTTTAACATTTAGCAATTTAAATGCAAAATATGAATTAATAAAATAATAAGAATAAAAAGGAGAATAAAATTATGGACGAATACAAACAATGTGCTGATTGTGGTAAACTATTAAAGTTATCAGAATTAAAACCACACAATAAATATGAACAATATAATGATGTTTTTTGTGATGATTGTTTAGAGCATTGTCCAGTATGCGGAGTATTGTTTGCTGATTATACTGATTCAGGTAAATGTGATAGGTGTGCAGATTAATAAAGGAGATTAAAATCATGTTAAAAAGAACAAGATACAGAATATCATTTCATCCATGTACTCATTGCGGATATATTACAGATGAAAAAGAAGGAAGAGATAATGGTACATGGTGTTGGGAGCATCAATTAGATAAGAAATGGTTATGTGGTAAATGTCAAATAGGATATTGTAAACCAAAAGAGATAATTGATAGAATAGAAGTTTAAGGAGGTATCTTTCATACATAATATCGAAGAAGAAAACGAAAATAATGACAATACAATAGAAAATATAGACTCTACATACCCCACAGAATCCACAACTAACCAAAACAATTGTCCAAATCTAATCACAGAAATTGTTAAAATGAATTGGACAGCAAAAGAAGGTTATGACATGTATATGGAATTCCCTAGATCAACATGTAAAGATAAAACTGTAAAAGGTTATGTAGGTTGTTGTGGAGTATTAAAATGGTGTGATAAAAAGTTAAAGAAAGATAAAAAGGAAGACAATGGTGAAGGAGATAGTAAATTAGCATTAGAAATTAAGAAAGTTAAGAAGAAACAGAAAGAAAAGGATAAAGGAGATTAAAATATGAATAATTATCTACAAACAATTATAAATAAATACACTGAATTTAATACATATTTAAAACAAATTAACATTGAAGAATTTAAGCAATTCTCAAGAGAAGAATTGACTGATTTTACTAAAATACTACCTTCATATTTTTCATTCAGATATTTAACATCAGAAATCAATGATATTATAGACAATAAAAAATTACAAGAATATTCAGAACTATTAGGTGTACATCATTATCCTGAGATTAAAGAATTAAACTTTATATCTGAAGGAGATAAGATTAAATTAGATAAATTTTTAGTGGAATGGGGATTTCATTCTTATTTACATGAATACACACCTAAATTAACTAAAATATTTAAAAATTGGTCAAAAGAGATTGTGAATATAAATAAAATATTAGAATTTTTAGTATCAAAACAAATATTAGAAAGATACTACAAAATGTATATATGCTGTAATTATATTATTATGGATGAAAAAAAGATAAATAGGTATCTTAGATATTTTGAATTAAATAAAAAGGAAAAATTATCAGATAGTGAAGAAGCAGAATTTGATAGTTTACAACCTATATTAAATTACTCTTATGAATATTGTTCTGAATGTGATAATGAAATAGAAATCACAGAAGAAATAATTATGGATACGATTAATAAACCTAGTTATCTATATAAAATTGTTAAAGAAAGAGATAAGACTTATGATAAATTATAAGGAGAATAAAAAATGTGCTTTGAATGTGAATATTCTACTAGAACTTGGATAAGATATTGGGTTGAATACGGATGTAAATTATACAATAATAAAATTTCAGAAATAGTTGATACATATTTCAATGAACGTGAAGAAGTGATCGAATGTCCATTATTAAGAAATATAAAATATAATATAAACAAAAGGAGATGAATAATCATAAAATTAAATTTCACAGTAGAATTAGACTATAATGATAATATTAGTGACATAGAATCTGCAATAATTTATGAATCAGCAAAACAATTAATTAATGAAGTTATGAATAATAGATATGAACATTATGGTAGATCATTTAAAGAAAAACTACAAGATGAAGTAAAGAGAATGATGTTAGATATTATGGATACTGATTTCAAGGAAGAAGTTAAAAATAGTTTAGTTGATGATTTAAGTAAGAAATATGTTAAAACTAAACAATACAAAGAAGTAAAAGAGCAATTTAATATTTTATCAGATACAGAGATTAAGAATGAGTTGAAAGATATTGTTGGTGAATTAGTTGGTAGTGAAATGAAGAAAAGATTTAAGTAATACTTAAGTAATATTAAATAAAAAGTAGATAAAATATTATGAAATATAGTAAATGTTTTTTATGTGGAAAAGATGTTAATTTAAATTATTATGGAGAATGTTTTAAACATAATGATAAAAGTGAATGTGGTGCAGAAAATTCTGAATGTGTCGCTTGCTATAAAGGAGCACATGAAAAATCATGTGAAAATTGTGGGAAGGCAATAATAACATATTGCTGTTATTCAAGTGATGATTATAAAACTAATAAAGAAATAATAAATAAGAATATAAAAAAATATTTACAAGATAATAAAAATAGTGAATTATGTATAACCACCCACAATGTATCAAAATTTATAAATACTATATCTTGTATATTAAAATTAATTATATACTACATCTAGTAATTAAATCATGATAAAACTTTCATTTTATAAAGAAAGGAGATTAACTGTATGGATGAATATGTTTGTATTTATGATGAAGAATGGATAATGAATCATTGTGTAAGAACTAAAGCAAATAATGTTGATGAGGCAAAAGATAAATTTATTGAGTATTTAAAATCTAAACATCATATTAATTATATAGATACGAGTAAATTATATTTAATTAATTATTCTTATTTAGGAAAGATATAATGAATTGTTTGTTTGTATTATTCAAAGGAGGAATATATGAAACCAATAGGACATTATCTTAATTCACCTTTTAAAAAATGGAATGGAGATAAAATAGTAAATATAATTAATAAAAATGGTTTTATATTTGATAATGAATGTGCTGGTATATTTGATTTTCATCATAAAGATGCAAGAAAGGATGATAAATTCCATTTAAATTATTTATTATATCTAAGAAGAACAATGTTATTTATTTGTAATCCTAATATTAGAATATCACCACCTATTAAAAGTCATAAGCAATTAGATGATTATTTAAAGAATTTAATGCACAATATAAATTTAGATTGGAAATATTGTAATCATGAACATTTATTTAAATAAAATAAGTAAAGAAGGTGATTAAAATTCATAATGAATATTATTGTTTAAATTGTCACGAATTTACTAATTATAATTTAGAAGCAGAAGGAAATGGTAATGCAGGTTATTATTGTTCTGAATGCGGAATGCGCATGATATCTAGATGTTATTCGCAAGTACTCAATGATTTAAAAACATATCATCCTGAATATCCTTTTTTACATAATGTATGCATATCACATGATATTTGTGGATGTAAACTACATAAATGTCCTTATAATAAATAAATTAGAGTGAAGTCAATTTAATATGAAAGATTATAATAACCTATATAGTAGTTGCAGTAATTGTAAACATAAATTTAGTAAAGAAATATGTAATGAATGTGAATTAGGATTAAAATGGGAATATGACGAAAAAAGTTAAGAGGTAATAAATATGACAAATAAAGAAAAATTAAATTTTAAAGAAAAGTATCAAAACAATCCTATTGCTTTTATTGAAAAATTTTACAATGTTAAACTACAATCATGGCAAAGATTATATTTAAAAACTATAATTGCAAAAGATAAAATTGTTTCATATTTCACTCCTTATAGATATGGGAAAACAATACTATATAAAGGACAATTAGAATATATGAAAACAATGGAAATGGATTTTAATATATGGACTAAAGAAGGAATTGAGATATATGAGAAAGGTGTTTTTATTAGAAAAATTGAGCATAAGGAGAATATTAAATAACATGCTAATAGTAAAACAAAACACATATCCTAATATTGATTTAAACCCCGGAGATGAAGTACAATGGATACATGGAAATAAATGTTATTATTTATATAAAGTATCTAGTACGAAAATAGTAGATAAATTATATTTTGCTTCACCTAATTGTAATAAAAATAGTATTAAACCTAATGGTGATTATGTTAAATTAATTGGAATTGTAGCACAAGTAAAATCTAAAGGATATATATTAGAGTTGGATTATATAGTACATTAAAGGAGAGAAATAAAACATGACAACACAAGCAATGTATGATCATGGATTAAGGTGTAAAAGTAAAGGTTTTAATTGTGAAAATTGCAGAGATAAAAATGAATGTATTGAATATGAAATTTGGGAACCCAAAAATACAGAATATACACCTATATTACAATTTGTATATAAAAACTATAAAGGTGAAACAAATAATAGAATTGTAATCCCTTATGATATTTGGTTTGGAAGTACGGAATATCATCCAAAAGAACAATGGTTATTTCGTGCTTATGATATAGAAAAATGTGCAGAAAGAAATTTTGCTTTAAAAGATGTTATTGAATTTTTGTAAGGGATAATGAGTTATATTATAAATAAAAATATTCCAATAGAATGCGAAGGTTGCTTATGTTATAACTGTAAAAAGAAAAATAAATGTAATATATGTATATATTGTTTAAATATAGAGTATCATCCTATATACGTTTGCGAGGAGGAAAATTAATATGAAAACAATAAATGAACACAATGATAATATATTGAAACTTATACAAAAGGCACAATTAATGAATACTAATATTGAATGTCCAGAATGTAAAAATGAATTAATGTATGTAAAAAATTATATATTGATTTAATTGATAAGAAAATTGACAGGGACACTCATAATAATAAACTTTATAGTATTGCTAGATGTTTATGGGGTAGAATAAATTATGAAGAAAATATGAAGATATATAAAATTTAAGGAGGAGTTTAATTATGGCAGAACCTAAAATTATTAATGGTGAAAAAAGATGTCCTGTATGTGGAAGTAAAGTGGTATGGATTAGTTTTTATGAAAATTGGAGATGTACATTTGATCATTGTGGTTGGGGATGGGAATAATTAAATAAAAATATTATTGTAATGAAATGCATTGAAGGAGAAAATTATGGACGATATTAATAAAACTATATTAAGAAAAATAACCAAACGATTAATAATAAATAAAAATGAAGATACATTATTTGACACTGGGGGTTTTTAATAGTAGATTATTAAAAAAATAAAAAGGAGAATTATTATGGCAAAGTTACACAAAGTAGAGTTATATATTATAGATATAAATGATAACTATAGCAATTTAAACGAAATTATGCATGACATAGGGAATTCTACAGATTGTAGTCTTGTTCCTTTTAATGCACAAGAGGTTGAAGTTAATTGGCATGATAAAATAGACTTAAATTTTACTGATTATCCTATTGAAAATTTTAGAAATTATTTTAAAGTAGATGTACAAGATGAAGAAAAATTAGGGAAATGTACATATACAGAAGGTGAGTATATAAATTATGAATGTGAATTATTAAGAAATAATAAATGTTATATTGGTAACAAAGATGATTTTTATTTAGGTGAAGATAATTATTGGCGTTTTAATGGTGAATGGTGTTGTGATTGGCATAATCCTGAATGTGGTTGTTGTAGACCGAAAGAAGAATAGAAATGATTGATGTATTTTGGGCAAAATAATATCAAATGTAGTATTTTTAATTGTTAGTTTTCTATTAGTTTTATTAGTAACCCCTTTTGGATGGATTGACATGTATATATTTCATGAATTATTTTGGAAATAATAAAAATAATTGTTGACAATTGAGTAACAAAATGTTAAAATAAATATAAATTAAAAAGTATTAAATAAAGGAGGTGAAAATTATCTGTGATTTGACATTATGTAAGAATGATAATTGCAAGAAAGCACAGAATTGTCTTAGGTTTCTGGCAAGACCAGACAAATATCAAAAATATATAAATGAAAATGATGATTGTGATGAAAATAATGGTTATGAGTATTATTTAGAGGTGAAAATGTTGAAAAGATGTTAGAATAATAAAATAAATATAATGGTGGTGAGATTTTGCCTAGTATTGCTCTTTGTCTAAATAGTAGTTGTGTGAAAATTAATGAGTGTTTTAGATATTTGGCAAAACCTGATGCTGAACAACTTTATAATATGAGAATGGAGAAGATTTGTAATAGGAATAATGACTATGGAGAGTTTATTAAGGTGAAGAAAGGAGATAAATTAAATAAAAAATTAAGCAAAGTTAGTGGTTAGTTTTAAAATAAATTTAAAATAAATTTATCAAAAGGAGGGTTTTATTCTGATATTACTTTACTCTAATAACTGTTCCAAATGTAAAATATTAAAACAAAAATTAGACCAAAAACAAGTTACATATAAGGAATGTAATGATATAAATATTATGATGGAGAAGGGTTTTTTAAGTATGCCTATGTTACAAGTAGATGGAAAAATTATGAAATTCAATGAAGCAATTAAATATGTAAAGGAGATATAATATATATGGGAATGTTTAAGAATACAAATGAATTAATTAGTAAATTTATTGCAAATGACGATGATATAAAAACAGATTATTTAAAAAGGGAAAATAGTAATTTCGTATATTCCTTACCTTTATTAAGAAAGAATATTTGTAATAAATCTGAAGAAGAATATTTAATGACAAAAATATTTCCTAAAAAACTTGTTGATTTATATAAAGATGGAGTTATATACATACATGACAAACAATTAAGTTCATATTGTCAATCAGTTTCTTGTAAAGATATTGCCACATTAGGTATCCCAAGTCGTGCAAAAAATATGTTAGAATCAGAACCATGTTCTAGTTTAGATGTACTGCTAAGACATTTTAGTAATATAGTTGTTTTAATGTCTCAACAAGTATCAGGTGCAGTAATGTTATCTCAAATGACAACAATTTCTGCTTCTTATTTATATAATGAAGAAATTAATGATATAAAATATTCAGATAAACAACTTAGAAGAATGTTTAAATCTTTAATCTACGAATTAAACCTACCACTTCGTTCTGGTAGTGAAAGCGCTTTTTCTAATATTACAATGGAATTTGGGAAACCTTCAGAAGAAATTAAAGATGAATTAGTTATAATTAGTGGCGATGTTTGTGATTTTACATATTCAGAAATACCATCAAAATATTTCGATAGAATTAATAATGCTATTATTGATGTAATGGCAGAAGGAACAAGAGCAGGTATTCCATTTACTTTTCCATTAATTACTGTGCAAATTGATGATAATTTTAACTATGAAAATGAATTGTTTTTATATTTATTAAATAAAATGTATTCTTGGGGTGGAGTTTATTTTGAAAATTTCAAAACTAAACCTTTTAAAAATGAATATTACAGAAAACTAAATCCTAATATTAAACCAAAAGATCCAGAAGTATCAAGAAGTCTATGCTGTCGCTTACAAATTGATCTTTCTTTATTATCAAAAGTAGGAGGAGGAATATTTGGTTCATCAATTGGCAATACAGGTGCTATTCAAGTTCTTAATTTAAACTTAAATAGAGTATTCATTGAGTTTGGGCATGATAAAGAATTATTAAAATCAAAAATTCGTGAATATTTTGAAATAATGCAAGAAGGGCATATGGCTAAAAGAAAATTTATTGAACAAAATAAAGATTTATTCCCTACGTTTTTCTCATTTAATGAAGATTTAAAAAATTATTTTAATGTATTTGCGGTTACTGGTATGCATGAAGCATTGATTAATATAGGATATGAAGATGGACTTAAAAATACAGAAGGTAAATTATTTGCTCATGAAATAATGCAATATATTACAGAAATTGTAAATGAATTTATTGTAAGAGATAAAGTTGCTTGTGGGATCGAATATGCACCAGCAGAAAATGCTGGTATTAAATTAGCCAGAAATGATCTAAAATGGGCAAAAGAAAATAATAGAAAAATATTTGTTCAAGGAATTGGTAAAGATATATATTTAACTTCTGGATGTATGTTGCCATTTAGTGAAGAAGATTTTACTCAACAAATAGAAAACGCAGCAGAATACCAAGGTTATGCAACAAGTGGTTCAATTCTACACCATTTTATCGAATCAAAAATTGAACCATTAAAATTAGCAAAGTATTTAAATAAATTATTTGATAAACCAATTAACTATATTACTTTTACACCAACATTAACAAGTTGTATGAATTGTGGACAAAAATTTAAAGCAACTGACGGTAAAAATATTGAAAAATGCAATGTATGTGGTAGTGATGATATAGCTACTTTTTCAAGAGTTATAGGATATGTTAAAATGATTTCTAGAAAAAATATAAAATTAAATAAATCTAAAATATATGAAGGGAAATATAATTTTTGGAGTAAAGCAAGAAGATATGATTGGAATATAAGAAAAAAATTTACGGAATTAGATTTATAAATGATAAAATATTATAATAAATTTATCACATCTGTATCTGAAATAAATAATTCACCAACATTATTAATCCATAGTTTGTGTGGTTGTAACTTAAAATGTTACAACTGCATTAATTATGACGAATTGATAATAAAAAAACATAATAATTTTTATGACATTAAAGAAATTGTTAAATTATTAAAATTAAACTCTTTTCTTTATGATTATATAGTTATAAGTGGTGGTGAATATTTAATTAATAATATAGTAGATATATTACATGATATACAACAAATTAAAAATACAACAAATTTACCAATAATAATATACACAAATGGTACATTCCCACTTAAAATAAAAAATATATTGCAATGTAATATTATAGATGGTGTACATATAGATATGAAATTGCCTTTTCAATATATGCAACATGATATTGATAAAAATATCATATTAAAAACTCTTGGTGTAAATATTTCAAAAAAAATAATTAAAAATATATTATTATCTTTGCAGTATACCATTCAATTTGATAAAGGATTGAATCAAATAAGAACAGTGAAATATCCTTTCTTGGATAAAAGTGTATTTGAAGATAATAAAAATTATATAGAGGAATTAAATATTAAATATAAAAAAAATACACCATATATATTAAATGAATTTATTATGAAAGAAGTATAAAATATAATAAAAACAAAAGGAGAATAAAATATTATGCAAACAAAAATTAGAGGTTTTGAAGTAGTATCTGATTCATTCAGAAAGCACAAAGATGTAGAAATTAAACTTCCCATTAGAGCAACTAAAATTTCCGCAGGATATGATTTTTCATCTCCAATTTCTATAACTATTCAACCAAAATCAAAAGAAATAATTTGGACGGATGTAAAATCATACATGCAAGAAGGTGAAGTTCTTATACTTGACGTAAGAAGTTCAATTGGAATTAAAAAAGGTTTAATGTTGGCAAATACAATAGGTATTGTAGATCAGGATTATTTTTCCAATATAAATAATGATGGGAATATTGGAATTTGTTTATATAATATGACAGATGAACCAGTACATATTGAACAATTTGAAAGAATCGCACAAGGTATTTTTATTCCATTTTTAGTTTCTGATAATGGAAATACAGAGGAAGAACGTAAAGGTGGCATAGGAAGTACGAATTAATTAATTTACTCTATTTAGCAGGGACTAACCATTCCTGCTAAAAATCAAATAAAAATAGAAATATAATGAAAAATAATGAAAATTATCATTGACAGAATAAAAAAATAAATGTATAATTAACCATAAGAGAAGGGACAAACTATATGGAAATAAAAGAACAAAAAGATTCAACAAAATTAAAATGTATAAAATGGAATTGTAGATTTTACCATGAAAGCGATAATTATTTTGAAATTTGCCAACTAGTCAGTAAATATGTTCTATTAGACAATTGCTATGGATTATCTGAAATACCTAACAAAAAAGAAATAATTGTTTGTAAAATTGCAAACTTAGTTGAAGAATTAGAATGTTTAAATGGATTGGAAGAATTAATAAGAAATAATCAAGATATTCAATAAACTAATATAAATAAGGAGTTTTTCTATGAAACAAATAATTACTATAAATCAACTTAATGAATTATTAAAAGAGCAAAAAATAAAACTATATAAATGGTGGATATCAAAAGGAATTAAAATGGGTGATATTTATTATTTAAATGTTAATGGAAAAGAAAGTATTGAATGTTTTACACATAATTGCAATGGATTAAGTTTTGAAAGGACAAAAGTATATTATGAATATTATCCGTTATTAAATATTGGACAAATGATTGAATTATTAGATGATTATAATGCTCCACTAGTAAGAGTTAATGGAGTAAATAAATTATGTGATTTCTTATGGAAAGAAATTAAAAATACATTATAAAAATAAAAAATAAAAGGAGAGACACTATCCTATGACTACATCTAACCTTTCAACCAAAGACCAATTTATCCAAAATCTAATTAGCACTTTAAACAATGAAAATGAAAACAGAATTAATTATAACAAAAAAATCTTAGATATCCCATATATAATTTCAGTAATAGACCAACAAATTGAAAATTGTAAAGAATTCTTAGACGATATTACAAAGCATACATATTATATTAACGGTTATGACGAAGATTACTCTGGAGGTTATACAAATGGCAAAATTAGAATATTAATTGAAAAACCAGACAATGAAAAAGAAAGTGAATATATGGTAGATGTTTATTATGATTATTGTTATTATATAGAATTTACTAAAGATGAAAGACATTGGGGATATTGTGAATGTGAACCTGAAGATAAAGGATATAATGAAAAATATAGATGTTGTGGTAATGGTTGTGATTTTACGGCTTCTGCATTTAGAATAAAAAAAGTTATTAGTTTAGGCAGTTATGCATGGGAAGGGCAAGAGAGAGATTATTGGAAATATCAAGAACAGTTTGAATCAAATGAACAAAATATAAATAAAGAGATTGAAAAATTTAAACTAGAGCAAGAGAAGCAATTTTTAAGAAATAGAATTAATGAATTACAAGAAGAACTTGATAAATTAGAATTAGAAGAATTAGAAAGTGAAAAATTTAAAGAATTTGGAACTTTAAAACTAATTAAATAGTTAATACAATAATAATATATTTAGAAAGGAGATAAAATATGCATGAATCAACAAAATTAATTGAAACAACCAATTCAATCAATCCTCACCACATTGCAATAGAAAATCCAGATTCTATATGTTTCAATTGTCTACAATCATACCCTCAAATACATGAAATACTCATTCCTACACTTAATCATAATTCTATATTTACGAACTTTTCAAGTAGACTAAATTTATGCGATAATTGCCTATCCTTAACAAATCAAGAATGGTGGAAACTAGAAATTATAAAATCATATTCAGAAGATAATATGATGCAATTAAATTACAAATACGAAAAAGAAATATTAGATTTCATTAACAAAATGCCATTAGCAGGTCAAGAATTATTCTATGCTAGATTTGGTCAAGGTGCTCGTTCAGATCTTATGCGTAGTCAGGATTGGATTGATTATACACTAGGAATTCTACCACATGAAAAATGTAAAGAATACGGTTACTACTCACTGCAAGAAATTCAAGCATATCAAGAGAGATTCCCTAAATGTGAACATCCTGCTAATAGAATTTATGATGATGAATCAAAAAATAGTTGGTGTCCATTTGGTGCTATTGGAGAATACAATCAAAAATGCTATGATAAAGGTTCTGATGATAATTGTTATGGATGTGAATATTTTCAAGAAAGAATAACTTCTATTAGAGATATTATGGAATGTGAATGGAAAGATTATGAAATATATTATAAATGTAAAATAAATGTGGATAAATATAAAGAAATATTTGAGGAAAAGGAGAGTAAGTAATATGATTAAAATAATAGAAACAAATTTATCATTAGATGATAATGATAATGATAATATAATAGACCATCAATCAAGAGTGATACAAGTAGAAAGTTGGGAAGATTATATTAATGAGATTAAAGAAGGTATTTCAGTTTTTAGAAAATCAATTTTAGGATGTTTAAGTGGTTGTACAATACCTAAACAATCAAGAGTAGAAAATCTTATTTATGACAATTTACATTTATTATGTGATGTTTATAATTGTATAGGTTGGAAATGAAAAAAATTAGCTTATAAAGTATAAAAATCATAAAATCACCAATTCACAAACCATTGATATTACTGTGTTTGTGACACTCAATATTTGAACCAAAGAGAAATTTGGTGTTGATTTACAATATTAAATTAAAAGGAGGATATTATGAAAATTTTTAAATGTAGTAAATGTGAATATTTTGAAAAAGATGATTGGTCAAATGGTAATTTAGAACAAAAAATATTTGGAGTATATGGTCATTGTATGGATACTATAAACCCTGATTTTAATTCATTCGCACAAATTTATGGTAGAGGCATTCCAAAATTACAAGCAATATTTAGTCCTAAATGGTGTAGATTTAAAAATAAATAATAAAAGGAGAATTCAAATATGAATATTACCCTATTTGCAAAAATAGTAAAGAAACTAGGAAAAGAAGATTTAGAAAATTTTGCATATACACACAATGGTAAAATCTATGGATTTAAAGATGTCGGAGATGATAATTGGGATGATCAAGGAAAATATCAATACAAAACTGAGCAAGGTCAATTAATAGAAATGGATGGAGATTATCAGGAAATACAAGAATTTAATTTTGGAATTTCTCGTTCTGTACAAAGAAATGGTTCATATTTCACAGACTATAATTATGATTATGAACCTTATGAGATGTTTGAAATTAAAGAAGTGTTAGTGCCAGAAGTAGTTATACCTGCTCATATGGAGAGTAAATGGAATAGGTTAGAGATTGATTTGGATAGTATTGTAGATGAACAAGAAGAAGAAAGAAAAAGAATCGAAGAAGAGAAAATTAGATTAGAGGAAGAAGAAAAAGCAGAGAAGGAAAGATTGATTAAACTTTATCCAATGAATAGAACAGAAATAATTAAAATGGTAAATAAGAATCTTAAAAAGAAAGGAATAACTAAATTTTCATTACAAGATATGAGAAAAGAATATTTTGATATTGTTGTTAAGAAAAAATTAGAAAATCAAGATTGGATTGATTATTATAAAGAAATATTGGAAAATAATTAATTAATAAATTATAAAAATAAAGGAGATAATACATGAATAAAGAATTAATGTTTTCTAGCGAATCAGATTCCTGGGAAACACCCCAAAATTTCTTTGATAAACTTAATGAAGAATTTAATTTTACACTTGATCCATGTGCCACACATGATAATCATAAATGTGATAAATATTATACTATAGAAGATGATGGATTATCTAAAGATTGGTCAAATGAAATAGTATTTATGAATCCACCTTACTCTAAACCAGAGAAACCATGTAAACCCAATTGTAAGAAAAAAGGATGCCAAAAACGTGGTTATCATATTGATAAATATAAACCAGGACAAGAAGATTGGATTAAGAAAGCATATGAGGAAAGTCAAAAAGATATAATAGTAGTTGCTTTACTTCCATCAAGGACAGATACTAAATTTTTCCATAAATACATATATAATAAGATGGAAATTAGATTTATTGAAGGTAGATTAAAATTTAGTGGGTGTGAAGATTCTGCCCCATTCCCAAGTATGATTGTAGTTTTTAGAAAGTTAAAATAAAATTAGTTTAGATCAAACTTTATAATAGAGGAGGAAATACATATGACAATTGTAGTTAATTTCTTTGCTGGAAGTGGATGTGGAAAAACATCTATATCTTGGGATGTATCAGCAGAATTAAAATGGATGGGTGGAATTAATGTAGAGTATTGTAGTGAATATGTCAAACACCAATTATATGAAGAAAGGTCTGCTATTTTTAAAGACCAAGATTATATCTTTGGAAAACAAAAATATAGTATAAAACGTCTTGTTGATTGTGGAAAATTAGATGTAATAATTACAGATTCACCAATCTTATTATCCGCATTTTATAATAATCCTATAGATAAAGATTTTAATAAAAATATACTTAATAAATTTAATCAATTCAATAATATAAATTACTTTCTTGAAAGAGTTAAATCTTTTAATCCTATTGGTAGATTTCAAACAGCAGAAGAAGCAAAACAAGACGATATTAAATTAAGAAAAATGTTAGATGAATTTGAAGTAAAATATCAAGTTATTAAAGGTGAAAAGGCAAGTACAGAAATTATTGCAAAACAAATTAAAAATAGAATAAATGCAGAAAAGCAAGCAAAAGCATGGCATATTAAATAATATTTAGGAGAAATAATCATATGACATTAGAAGAATATCAAAATCATCAAGAGTTAAGAATAAAAATAAACACAGATATTAAAGACTTATGGGTAAACACTCCTACAGAAGATAAATTATGCTATGGTTGTATTGATTTTGAGCATCATCCTGTACATGGTGCTGGTGCTCCAGAAAGACAATCATATACTAAATGTGGTTTATTTAATGAAACATGGGAATGTAATAATGATAAAAAGAAAGTATTCAGAACTATACAATGTTTATTAAGTGGTTATAAAACAATAAAATAAAATAAAAAGGAGAAAATATTATGAAAGCAATAATTGTAAGCAATACAATAAAAGAAGCAAATACATTCCTTGAATTATTAAGTCAATTATTAATTGATAGTGCAATTCAAGAACGAACTGAGAATAGAATAATTATGAAAAATGGAGATTCTTATCATACTATGTCTATTCAAGATAATTCAAGATGTTGTAGATGTGATAAATTATATATAAATAAAAATATTGATGAGGATACAATAAAAGAAATTATATATCCTATGGTTAGATTTTCAAGTTTAATCACAGATGAAAGAATTATAAATTGGGAATAAAGTTTACTCCAAAGTTTCTTTTAATAATTAAGAAAGGATAGTAAATGAAAAATATAAAACTAATCAAAATAAATGGTGTTAATTTTCTATGGTTTACTTGGTTCGATAATAAAAAATATTCTATTATATGGGAAATTGATTTTAAGAATATATGGTGGTTTCCTAAATTTATAAATGAAAAACATACTGTACATTGCGGATGGTTATTCTTTCAAATAGGATTTAGTAGATCTCCAGAAAGTAAATAAAAATAATAAACTAAAAGGAGAATTAATATGAAAGTTAAAATTATAAAAGCAAAATATATTGATTATTGGTATAGCAATTATATTAATGAAGAATTTATAGTAGAAGAAAGTGGTACTGTAGATTATATAATTACTGATGAAGCATCTAAATATTATAGTCATTTTATTTTAAGAGAAGATTGCGAAATAGTAAAAGAAAAAGAAATTATAGCAAAAGAATATAAAAATAATCTATATTATAATACTAATCTTCAAATGTATCACATCAAACTACAAGACTATAAAATAAAAGTTGTCTGTAATAAATGCTACAAAAACGGTCAAGTAGATGAAAAATGTTCTGAATGTGGTGGGAAAGGTATACATAATAAAACTAAGCAAAAATGGGAAGTTAGTAAGAAATTAGTTTCAATAGATAAAATTGATCGAGATGAAGATGGTGAATTGCGATACTGGAAGGATAAAGATTCTTTCTTTTATGAAATGGATAAATATTTACATTTTTCATATCAAGATGCTTTAAATGAATGTAAAAGAAGGAATAAGAAAGTAGAAATTAAAGGAGATTAATACATGAAATTAATTGATTATATTATACAAACCAGCGAAGAAATTGAAGATATAAAATCTTTTGCAAAGTATCATAAAATCACATTAAAAGATTATATATTTGATAGTTATTGCCCATCATATTTTGAATGTTTAAAAAATACACCATATGAAAATCCATATTCTAAATATAAGAAACAAAAAGATGAATGTAAATATAATTTTGAAGATAATATAAATAAATGTAAAGAGTGTTGGAATAGAGAAGTGTTAACATTAAAACCAGTTTAATTTAATCTTAAATATAAGAAAGGAGTAAATAATGGCAGAAATTAGTCATGGTGAATTAAGTTGTATGTTAGGTAGACATAGAAAAGAGGCATTTGAGGAAGGAAGAATTGCAGAAAAAGATAGAATAAAATTAATAGTAAATAAATTAATTAAAGAAAATGAATTATTTCAAAATAGTAATTATAAGAAAGGCAGAGAAGATATTTTAGAAATATTATTATTTGAAATTAATAAATATATTAAATTTAATCAAAGGAGGAATTAATTATGACAAATGAAACAATTGTAGTAGAAATGAAATTTAATATTGAATTAAATTTTAAAATTACAGAAAAAGGAAAGAAACATATAGATGAAAAGGTATAAATTTAGAAGAATTAACAATGCAAATTAAAGAAAGTTTAAGAGAAATTATTTTAGACGAAGTTGATGATAATGAACCAGAATTAATTAAAATGAATTTAAATATTATGAATGAATTAATAGAAAATTATTAAAGGAGATTAATTATATGAAAACATTAAAAGATATTGGAGAAATTGTTTATATAGAAGGATTAGGATATGCAATACAATCATATCTTAATGGTGAAGATATTGAAAATGAAGAATTAAAAGTTAAATGGTTACAATGTGCAAAATTAATGAATGAAATAGAAAATATTTTAAAACCTTATATGTATGAATATTAAACTAAAAGGAGAATAATGTGAAAAAATATATTAATTACCTAAAATACGTCTTAGAACATAAGAAAAATGTATTTATTGAATGTTGGAAAGAAAAATTATATTTTCACGCATTTACACATGATTTAAGTAAACTATTACCATGTGAATTTATACCATATTCAGAATGGTTTTATGGGTATCATGGTGTAAAACTTGAAAAAGATTATAATTGGGAACAATTAAATAATGGGATGTCTAATTTAAGCAGAAACTATCTAGAATGTAAAAATAATTTTAATAAAGCATGGGAGCATCATTTTAAAAATAATCCTCATCATTGGAATTATTGGATAGACAATAATGGAATAGCACTAGATATACCAATTAAACACATTAATCAAATGATTTGTGATTGGAAAGGTATGAGTAGGAAATTTGGGGATACTCCACAATCATTTTATATAAATAATAGGCATAAAATGAATTTATCTATTAAAACTAGATGCAATGTTGAATTTATTTTAGGATTTATTGATTCAATGTGTCTTTGTAGTAATGTTACATGGGATGATTATCTGAAATTGAATAATGTTGATGAGGATATAGATTTTGCTCTAGTAAATAAAAGTTATATTAAAAATAAAATTATATAAAAGGAGATGATTATTATAAACGCAAATATACAAACAAGATGTATAAACTCACAACAATATTCACTAGAAAATCTACTTAATCTATGCAAACTAACAGACACAATCAGAAATACAGCATCAACTTCACAAGGATTAAAATACTTAAAAACAATTCTATCAGATAAAAGAGCAATACTATACTTCAAACAATCATCAACCAGAACATTTTTATCTTTTCAAAATGCTTGCCACATTTTAGGTATATCTACTTCAGAAATTAGAGATACTTCTACTTCCTCAGAAGTAAAAGGTGAATCTGAATTAGATGCAATTAAAACATTTTCTCAATATATAGATTTAATTATAATGAGACATCCATCATCTGATTTTATCTATGAAATTTCTGAAAATTTACCTGATGATATGAGGATAATTAATGCTGGATCGGGATCAGACCAACATCCAACGCAAGCACTTTTAGATTTTTATACTATATGGAGATATGGATTAGAAAATAAAAAAATAGCATTTATTGGAGATTTATTGCGAGGTAGAACAGTTAAATCATTAACACTATTATTAAATAAAGTTAAAGGTACTAAGTTATATTTTGTTGCACCAAAAACATTTCAAATTAAATCTGATATATTAGAACAATTGAATATTGATTATGAATTAACTGATGATTTTGAAAAGGTTATATCGGAAGTTGATGTTGTCTATATGATTAGATTGCAAGATGAATATAAAAATGAAGGAATTAATGAAAATGAAATTATTGATACGAATAAATACAGCATAACTAGTAGTAATATAAATAAATTGAAAGATGATACGATTATACTTCATCCGTTACCTAGAAGAAATGAAATTGCTGTTGAGATTGATAAAAATAAACGTGCTAAATACTGGGAACAATGCGAAAATGGAATGTGGATTCGTATTGCTTTAATTTGTAATATGTTTGAAATAAATGATATTAAGTTATTAGAGAAAAGAATTTATTAAAATATAAAAAGGATAATAAAATATGAATAAACAATCTGAAATGATAGCAAAATGTCATAATCTAATAAATGAAATTGATGAAAATAAGGAGAAGATATATGTATAATGCTCATTATTTAAAAGAAGTTAAACTTTCAAAAGAAAAACAAAACGAGTGTATAAAAAATGGGAATGTATATTGGAGAAATAAAAAGATTTATTGTTTGACTTTAGTTGATGATACATTTGCTTTTGGATATGATATAAAAAGAGAAAAAGCTGATTATGTATATATTGAAAATTATACAGGGAATAATAAAAGTTTAGATATTCCTTGTTTAAATGTCAAGAATATAGCTAAAACTACTACTAGTAATACAGTTATTTATAATATAAAGCATATTAAGATATTAGCGAATATTGAACATTGGTTGCATTAATAATTGTACACAAAATTTAGATTCATTAGGATTTAATATTTTATAACTTATAATCATTAATTTTACTGTATTCTAAGATTTAATATGTTTTAATAAAATTTGTCTTTGATCTCAATTTAGAAAGGAGGTACAATCCTATAATATACAACAAAGTAAATAAATTATATGGTATTGATTATCATACATATGTTTGTGGTGGGATTGGTTGTGCAAAACTAATGCCTTTAGGAGAAGTAAGAGAATTATTTTATACGGAATCAGAGATGCTTAAAAGGTTGTCTGAATTAAAATCTAATAATTGCTGTGATAAGTTTGAGTTATTCACAACCAATATTGTAAAAGAAAAATATGAAATTTAAGGAGATTATAATATGATTAAAAAAATGTTATTAATAATTGCCTATATAATTAATAAACATTATCAAACAATTGAAATTAAACATGAAGATACAATAAAATATATGAATAATTATTTTAAAATAGTAAGCACACATTTTAATAGAAAAATAGGATATGCAGATACTTTAGATATAGAAGCAACAGAAATTTATAGTTACATGGATAAAGTAAAAATTAAAAAATAAGGAGAAATAATATGACAATCAATCCAAAACATCAATCAGAAACTAATAAATCATTTATATCTACAATAAGAAAAAATTTAAATAACTACGATACAGACCCAAAACAGCTACAAAGATTAAAATTGCAAAAATGTAAATATTGTTATTATATTAATATTAAAATAGCACTTCAAGCATTTACAACATTTAATTGTAAAAACTGCAAAGAAGAATTTCTACATCATAATTCTAATGTTGATAAATTTTGTATGAAATGTGCAGAAGAATTGAATATTTGTGTTCATTGTGGTGCTGAAATTGATTAAAAAGGAGAAATTATATGAATAAATTAAAACCTTGCCCAATATGTAACAATAATAATGTAATTTTATATAATGAAAATTTAGAATATAATAGTCAAATAATATGCCCTGTTTGTATGTATTCTCTAGGTGGATTTTTAACTGTAGAAACATTAATTAAAAATTGGAATGAAAATCAGAAAATAAACTAAAAGAGAATAACAACATGAATAAACCACCATTAGGAATTACACCTAAACATATTTATGAATTACAAAGAATTCAAGAAATTACTAGGGCATTACATGAATACTCCCAATATATAAATTCAACATATAGTTGTAAATTAATGATTGATTGGTCTGAGGAATTAAATGAAAGATTAAATCATTTAAAATATGATATGGAAGATAATGAAAATAGAATGTTAAAATAAATAAGAAAGGAGAAAATTAATCATGCAATACACAATAAGATCAGATAAAAAATTTTATAATCAATTCCAATCATTACAAGATAGAATTAAAGAGTTATCTTGTTTATTTCAGAATCCAAATACTGAAGCATCAGATATAGAAATAATTGAGTGGCGTACTATAGCGACAAAATTACAAAAAGATTTAGCAAAATTAATTATTGAAGCAGATTTTAGAATTAATATGAAATTATAATTAAATACATATAATTAAACTCTAAAGAAAGGAGGTTTCTTATGAATAAAAATAAAATACATTTAGAAGCAGACACTTTATCTATGTTTGCAGAAATGAATAAAGAAGAAGGTGCAAAAGAAGAAAGAAAAAGAATTGCTGAAAAGTTAGTTGATGATGGATATTGTTGTATTTCTTATCGTATTGCATGTATTGAAGATTGTGTAAATTGTATGGAAAAATATTTAGAAGGTAAATGACGAAATAAAGGAGGTAATAATATGTTAGGTATAGGTGTTTTAATAGGTAAAATATTATGTACAAATTGTGGGAAATTAATTTCTAATCCTAAGGTTGTTGATGTAACAAATGAAAATAAAGAAAATAATATAAACAAAGAAACTATTATAGTGTGTGATAATTGTGGAAAATTAATTAATGTGAACGAATATTGAAATAATAAAAAATAGAAAGGAGAATGATATATGAGTATTTCTATGTGTTTATATTGTCAAAAAGATTCAGCAGGAAATCATGCATGGAATTGTCCTTTAAATCCTATTAATATGAATAATGGTGAATTTCAAACGTATATTCCATGTGTAAATAATTTATTTAATAATTCAATAAGTAATGAAATGCCACATTATTATCATATATCATGGTTAGAAATTGCTGTCGCTAGATTTAAAAAACAAAATAAAAAAATTCATGCGATTAATGGAGATATGACAATAAATGAATTCATTAAGGGATGGATGAAAGATGAATTATGTGAGAATGTAGAATTGGATTAATATCAATGTCATGTTTGGTTATGAAATTTAAACTTGACAGAATATTAAAATAAATATATAATATAAATAAACTTATGAAAGGAGGTGATAATTATCTACATCCCGTGGTGGGCATTTCTAATCATATTCATTTGTTCAGGATTTGGTTATGCTTATTATATTAATAGTAAAGCATATCATCCTTATGATTTTATGACACCTATGTTATGTATGGCAATAATTGTAGGAACAATATTAATAAGTATAGCATTTTTGATTGGAAAGTTTTTGTGTTAAGATTAGGACAATAAATAGAATAGTAAAATAATAAATAAAGGAGAATATAATATACATATGAGTAAAGCAGACAATATATTCATTTCTATGTGCAAAGACATTATAGAAAACGGAACATCTTCCGAAGGACAAATTATCAGAGCAAAATGGGAAGATGGAACACCTGCACATACAATTAAGAAATTTGGAATTGTTAATAGATATGATCTACAAGAAGAATTTCCTATATTAACATTAAGACCAACAAATTTAAAAGCATGTATTGATGAAATTTTATGGATATGGCAAAAAAAATCTAATAATATTAAAGATTTAAATTCAAAAATTTGGAATCAATGGGCAGATGAAAATGGTTCGATTGGTAAATGTTACGGTTTTCAATTTCAAAAGAAACATAAATATAAAGAAGGATGGTTTGATCAAGTAGATAGGGTATTATACGATTTAGAACATAATCCATATAGTAGAAGAATTATGACTAATATTTATAATTTTGAAGATTTACATGAAATGAATTTATATCCTTGTGCATATAGCATGACATTTAATGTTATAGATAATAAGTTGAATGGAATATTGAATCAGAGAAGTCAAGATGTATTAGCTGCTAATAATTGGAATGTATGTCAATACTCAATACTTTTACATATGTTCGCACAAGTTAATGATTTAGAAGTTGGTGAATTTGTTCATGTTATTGCTGATGCTCATGTTTATGACAGACATGTAGATAAAGTTAAAGAATTAATTAGTAGAGATAATTATGATGCTCCTAGATTGATTGTAAATGATAAGATTAATAATTTTTATAATTTTACTGTGAATGATTTTGTGTTAGAAGATTATAAATGTGGAGAACAAATTAAAGGTATTCCTATTGCTGTTTAAACAGTGGTAGGAATATGAATAGAATATAAAAATAAATTTAGAAAGGAAATCGTATAAAATAAAAAATATAAAATATAATATTTCTAAAGAAGAATTGCAAAAATACATAGAATTAAATTATACTCAAAAAGAACTAGCAAAAATATTTGATGTAGGACAATCTTATATAAATAAATTAATCAATACTTATGATTTAAGAAAAAATTATAGTTTAACTAATCAAACATTTGGAAGATTAACTGTTTTAGGTAAAAGTAAAAAAAGAAATAAACAAAATAAAATATTATGGATATGTCAATGTTCTTGTAAAGATAAAACTATTATTGAAGTAAGAAGAGGAAGTTTAACTTCGGGTAATACACAAAGTTGTGGATGTATAGAAAGAGAAAATAAAATAAAACGTAATAAAGAGAATAAACGTATTTTTACAGAAATACAAAAAGATGAAATAATTAATAGTTATTTAAAAGGAAATAATATAAAATACATAGAAGACCAATTTAATATGTCAGACTATATGGTAAAAGATATTTTAAAAGAAAGAAACATTGAATTAAGACAAAAAAAATATAATGATTTTTTTGAAAATATAAACACTGAAGAAAAGGCATATTGGTTAGGATTTTTATATGCAGATGGAAGTATAAATAAAAATGCAGTAGATTTAACTTTACAAGAAAGAGATAAAAATCATTTAGAAAAATTTTTATATAGTATACACGCAGATGTGTTAATTAAAGATAAAAATGTAATTTTAAATAATAAAGAATATAAAAATAAAAGAATAACAATTCACGATAGTAAAATGATATTAGATTTAAAAAAATGTGGTTGTATAGAAAATAAAAGTTTTACTATAAGATTTCCTGATATTAATATTTTACCTAATAACTTAATTCATCATTTTATTAGAGGATATTTTGACGGTGATGGTTGTATTTATGGAAAAGATAATCAATGGGGAATTGATATTATTAGTAATATACATTTTTTACAAGTCATGCAAAGAATATTAGTGGAGCAATGTGAATTAAGTTATACAAAATTATATAAAAATCATAATTCTGAAACTATAAGACATTTAAAATATGGAGGAGTACATGGAATATATAAGATATACAATTATTTGTATAAAGATGCTAAAACTTTTCTAGAAAGAAAATATAATAAATTTCAAAAGTTTTTGAACTTTTACAATAATAAATATAATATAAAAAGGAGAGATTAGTTATAAATATCAATAAAATTCTTATTCTTAGTGGATTTTCTGCTTCAGGGAAAGATGTTCTCACAAAACACATAGCAAATAATTATAATTACTCAGAAATAATCTCATATACATCTCGTCCAATTCGCCTAAATGAATCAGAATGTAATCCATATCATTTTATTACAAAAAAACAATTTGAAAAAATGCTATCTAATAATGAATTTATTGAATGTCGTACATATAATACATTAGTAAATAATATTCCTGATATTTGGTATTATGGAGTTAGTAAAGATAGTATTGATTTATCAAAACATAATTATATCGTTGTTTTAGATATTTTAGGATTAATTCAATTTAAAAAACATTATAAGGATAATATTATATCATTTTTTATTAATGTTGATGAGCAAACAAGAAGAAGTAGATGTATTGATAGGGAAGATTTTGATGAGGTTGAATGGAATAGAAGATATTTAGATGACAAAGAAAAGTTTACACAAGAAGTTATTAATAAAGAAGTAGATTATGTGGTAGATAATTATGATTTTGATAAATGTGTTGGTGAAATTATTAATATAATTGGAGGAAATTTATGAGTAAAAAATTAACAATCTATCTCGATCTTGATGAAGTTATTTGTAAATTATTAGACAAATTATGTCGTATCTATAATTACAAATATGATAAAAATTTAAAACCAAATGATATTAAAACATATTCATTATCACAATACATAGGTGAAAAAGGAATAGAAATACTTAAGCAACCAGGATTCTTTAGAATGTTAGAACCAATTGAAGGTGCGATAGAAACAATAAAAAAATTAGTTAATGATGGGAATGAAATGTTTATAATTTCCTCTCCAATGAACGAATATTCTGTATTTGAAAAATATTTATGGATTAGGAAACATTTGCCATTCTTTGATATTAAAAATTTAATATTAGTTGGAAATAAAGGTGATTTGTTAAGTAGGATAGGCGATGGTATAGATAGTGGGATATTGTTTGATGACTGTCCTGAGTATATAAGTAAATTTAATGGTGTGAGTGTAGTTATGGATAGAGCGTACAATAGAGAATTGGTTGTTGGTGTGGATTGTGATTATAGAGTTAGTGGATGGGATGAGTTTTATGGGGTTGTTGGGAGTATAGATGAATAACCAATAATTGGCAGACAATAAATAGTTAGTTGATTAATACATATATATAGGGTGATGAATATGAAAGAAATTGAATATTATGAAGTTTTTAATCCTATTCTTCGTAAAATAAATAAAATGAAAAATCCACCTTACAATTATCCTAGTGTTTTTGAATTTACAGAAAATAATTTATCGGAAATAAAAATTAAAATATACAATCAAATTCTAGAAGTATTTGAACTTGAAAATGTTGGTAAATTAAAAAAATTTATAGATAATTTAAACGAAGATAAAAAGAAAATAGATTTTAAAGATTTTATTGTAGGTGGATATAAAACAACAGATAAATTATATTTAGGGATACGTACAAATATAAATATTAATTAATATTAAAGGGTATCAATTAAGATACCCTTTCGTTGACTTTTAGAATACTGTCTCTAGTCTTACTTCTAAAAATCAATGAATTGCATATTATATTCATTCGAGATAGTGGAGAAATCTTTTTCTAGACCATTATTCAATTGTACTTCAATTAGTTTTTCATTGTCAACAGTTTTAATTTCTACTTTTGTAATTATCTTTTTGATATCACCATTACTTGATTTTCTAATATCAAAATTTTGAATAGTAGAAATTAAATAATTGTAAATATCCCATATATTTTCAATTTCTTTTTCAATATTTAAAATCTTATCTCTATTTCTATATAAATTTTTTAATTCACTTTCAACTTCATTCATTCTATCACTAAAATCGTTTTTAGATAATTCTCCATCTGCCTTCATAATTTGATAATTTTTTTTACGATTTTCTAATCTTTCTATTTCAGATTCTATTTCAGGTAATTTATTAACAAAATTTTTGTTTAAGTATTTATCTATATAAAACTGATATAATTCTTTTAAATTTGTTCTACCCTTAATATTTTCAGCAAAACTTTTAACATCTTTCATAATTTTATCAAAGGCTTCTTCTCCTTTAATATAATTGTAATATTTACAAATTGCTCTATCTTTATGACAATTACTACATACATAATAAAACTGACCTTTTTTATCTGACCTTTGCATACGTTTCATACTTGCATTGCAATACTTACAAAAAAATATATTCGATAATACATTGGTAGAACTATATTTTTTTCCGTTTTCTACCATTTGAGAACGCTCTTTTTTAATCTCTTGTGCCTTAATAAATATTTCTTTATCAATTATCTGTAAATGTTCAAAATAATTCCTAATCTGTCCATGCTCATTAATTTTCTCTATTAAATTAATAAAAATATCCTTCATTTCTGTCTGATGATTTATTTGTAAACCAGTATAAATTGGATTTTCAATAATATGTCTAATAGTAGTATGTTGCCATTTCTTTTCTTTTTTAGTAGGAATACATATACCATTTAATTCACGTACTAATTTATCTATAGAATATCCAATTTCTGCATAAAGAAAAAACATTAATTCAACAACTTGTTTTTCTTCTTCATTAATCTGTAAATAACCATTCAAGCGATTATAACCATAAGGTGGGGGTGCTGTCCATACACCTTTGCCTTGTGCTTTCCTTACACCATCTTGAATTTTTTTAGACATTTCTCTTAATTCATTTTGTGAAAACATCATAAAAAAATCAATTAAAAATTCATCAGAATGATTACAACTTTTTAAATTTTCTTTAAGAAAATGTATATAAGCATCATATGGTTTAATTTCTCTAATAACATTCATTCCATCTACTGCATTCCTCGCTAGTCTACTTGCATTCGTAACTAGGATTGCTTTAAATTTTAAAGTTTTAACTTGTTCTGTTAATTTTTTAAATTCAATTCTTTTAGTTAATGCCTTACCACTAATTCCCCTATCTGCGAATATACCATCTCCAAAAGTACCTATTCCTTTTACTAATTCATATCCTAACTCTTCAGCTTTTTCTCTAAAAAATTTAATTTGTGCATCATAACTATTTTTTTGATCAGTAGATTTAGTTGACACCCGACAGTATGCTACGGCGGAAATTAAATCTTTTTTCATGTGGTTTGCTCCTATTAATATGTTATTAGAGATGATTGATGAGTGATGTTATAGAGTAGTATTCTATATGGAAAGGGATTTATCCTTTTAGAACTAAAAAATTTATTAAAATTGATATTTTTTATTGATTTAGTAGGTATAAAAATCACAAAAATCTGATATAATGAATATTAATAATAAAATTATTAAATTAATTAGAATTTATGGGTAGGAGAGTGTGAATTGATATGAGTGTTGCTGAGAAGGAGATTGGAAATATGGATGTTGATGGAGTTAATGGGGTGGATGTGAATACAAATAAAGAATTACCAAAGAAGAATAAGATAGGTATATTTGTAGGAGAAAAAGATATCCGTCAAGATTGGGAGATACATTCCGTACTTCCTATTTACCGTAATAATGAAATATTTTCTTATAATTTCAGTTTGCCAATATCAGAAATTTGCAAATTAATGGATATGGAAACATTGCAATATATGCCTGAGATTCAAAGAGGCAAAAAAACATCAACATCTGGAATTGATTCTCCATTGATCAATACAGTAAAAATTAGGGAAATAGTGGAACATATTAAGAAAAATGAATTTTTTGGTGGTACATTAAATTGGGTAATAATTGATAAATATCTTGAAAAAGAAAATGCTAAATTTGAATTTGATAATGATAGTAATACAATATTTTCAAATTTACCCATATTTTTGACTGACGGAATGCATCGCACAGCAGCAGCTAAAATAATAAATGAATTATGGAATAAAATCAAACGAAATAAAGAAGGTATGATTGATCCTGAAAAATATGAATTTCCAATTTCTCTGATTATTTGCTCGATGGATGACTCAAAACGTATGTTCGCTGAATCGACAAAAAATGCAAAAATTAGCAAGGTTAGATCAGAATTTCTAGATATTGGAAGTTGGAAGAATTATATTACAACTGAATTAATAAAGAAAAGTGAACTTAAAAATAAGGTAGAGACATACTTATCTAGTATCAAGTCAACAAATAATATTGTTAGTTTCTCTATTCTTAGTACACAAATTGATAATCAATTTAAGCCAAAAACTAAAATTGAAAGTCAAGAAATTGCTTCATATCTTATTGAATTCATGGATAATTTAGTATATATCTTTAGTTACTCTATGAGTGATATGGATATTTCCGAAAGAAAAATTATGAGAGAAAGAGATTATAGTTTAGAATTATTATTTTGGCATGGGTATATCTCTGTTGCAAAGGCATTATATAGAGATGAAAATTGGAAGGAAAAACTTAGAAAATTAAAACAACCAATTAAAATAGGTGAATTTACAGGAAAATTACTTGATAAAAACAACCCCTTATGGAATTATGTTAAGAATGGTGCTGGAAGGTTAGTTAATGGTTCACCACAGCAAAGTTTCGTAAGAAAAGTATTTAGCACATTTGTTACTGATGAAAACGCATTTAATGAATTAGTAAAAGAAACTTTAGAGAAACAGAATATTGGTTAGTGGTTACCCTACACATTTTATTTTAGTGATGTGTAGGGTATAAATATTTATAATATTAATTTATCAAACTCTCCAAATTTATATCTTATTTTAAATTCTTCAAATTGTTCAGGTGTATTATTCCAATATGAATAGAGATGATGATATAATTTATGTATTTCAGGGTGCAAACAAACACCTAATAATTTATGTTCTTTTAAAAAATCGTCTTCTATAATATTTAATTCTTTTGCTGTGAATTCATTTAATTTTTTACTTCTAGGTATATTATATTTATCTAATATAATTTGTAAAATTGTATGAAAAGATAATAAATGATGAACTTTATATTTGTTTGTTGCACGTTTACCAGTTACCACACATTTAAAATCAGAATTTTTCAAAGAATCAAATTTCCATTGTTCTAATTTATTTCTTAAATGTTCATATAAAGGTGTTTCTCCACCTTTCCAACAAGGATGATTAATTCCACTTCTATTTTCATTAATACAATGTTTACAGGTATTTTCATTATAAATTAATTGATATGCTGTAGCATATTGTATTTCATCTGAATGTTTTCTACAAATATATGGCATTTTTATTCTTCCATTTATATATTCATCAGTTAATAACATATAATCTTTAATATTACATATAAATTTTATATAATTAAAATCTAATTTATAAATTTCATTTTTAATTAATCTACTACATATTTTACAACCTTGATTTTTACTTTTAAATCTACTATAAGGAACATATTGTATACCTGCATCAATATGTGTTTTACATATAAATTCTAATTTTTCAAAACAATTTATATATTTGTCACTAATTAATATTAAATCTTTATCATCAAATTCTTTTCTTATTTTTTCTAAAAAACAATTATCACAATAATAAATATGATCTGGATTATTTTTCATTAATTTTAAATGATCTCTATATGGTTTATTCATAATAGTATTTTTACAAATATCACATTGTATTTCTATTTCTTTATGACTACTTTTAGATAAATCATCTATATTTATGATTATGCTTTTACTATATTTCCAATCATAACCTTTTTCAATTAAATATTTATTATTTGGACTACATTTAATTTCAATCTCTTTAGTAATCAATCCCATAATTATCACCAATCCTTCCGAAGATTTTTATATTAGCAATCTTTCAATTACCTGTTCCGATCACCTAAAAACAAAAAAGAAGAGAGGTATCGGAATTTACCTCTCTTATCAACCACATTGGCCTAATGTGATTTATCTTTTTCCATATAAAACTACAAAACAAAAAAGAGCAGATAATTTGCCCACTCTAAAAAAACTCAAATATTAAATTTAAATATTCAATTCAAATTCAATTTTAAAAATATATCAATTTAAACTATAAATTCTTAATTCCCAATATTCTTTTCAATTCTTTATCCTTAACTAATTTCATAAATATTAATTTTGGTTCTACTTTATTTTCGATATATATACAATATTCCACTCTACCATCTTTGAATGTTTTCTTCTGTACATTTTTATATTGATCAATTTTATCTGGTCTTATGTTTTTAGTTTTTTGAGAATTTCCAATTGTCTCACCAATTAAACTCCAATTATCTGCTTTGTATATAGCACCTATTCTTGGTGGAAGTATAAAAGTTTGAAATGCTTTTAAATAATCTCCATATCTTTCATTCCACCACTTAATAGCATCTTGTCTACATAATTTTAAAAATATTGTACCTGCATTTTTATTTTCACAATTTGCCAAACAATAGACAATATTATTTGCCACTTCATTAAATTGTAAATTGTTATTTATCATATATTCTTTTACTATTTTAGAATGTGAAAAAGCACTCCCTAATGCAAATACTCCTACCATTTCACCATTTTCATATAAATTCCAATATAATTTTCTTGATGGTCTATCTGAAAACTTTATGTATGAGTGATATGTATTAATAAATTCTTTACCTTGCTTTCTTAATTCTGGATTTGTTGCACGAAGTATTGTATGATTATATGTAATATTTGTAACTTCCAAATTATTCAAATTATAATTAAACCTCCTTAAAAATAAAAAAAATAGAGCAGAAATTATGCTCTATTAAAATATAAATATTTATTTTATTAGTCTAATAACCAATTAAACAACCTCAACCAAACAATTCCCTACCACAAAACATGCAATACCCAATCCTAATCTCATCCAAAACTACCATTCCTTCCTCACCACCCTCAAACAAACTCAAATTATTATTCTGAAAATATAAGAAATATTCTTTATCTTTGAAGTTAGATGATGTAGAGGAGGACATTAGAATATTTGAAGCAGAGCAATATTTACATTCTTCTGTAGATTCTAATTCTAGTAAATTGTTCATTATCAATCTCCTTGTTACTATATTATTAATCTAATACTATCTATCAAATACCAATCTAATAAAAAACAATAAAATTCTAATTTGGACGAATTAACTTTTCGCTATAAGCGAAAATTAATAAGGACAATCTTAATATTATAGAATGAAATGGAACGTAGCGAAACGTAAGTGTAGCGAAGTGTAATGAAATTCTATAATATTAAGAGGATGCCTTTGGCAAGTAAAAATTTTCAATTGGTTTGATAAGGTAAAATTTAAAATTATTTATTGCCAAATATGTAAAATCATATATAAAAAAGTAGGATTCACTCTGTAATAGAAAATGCAAAAAGGGTAATTTTCTATGTAACTACATAAATTAATATTAAAATTTTATATAATGATCATTATTGCCATATGTAATATTATTATTTTTAAATAAATTTTCTATTAATTCACCACTCATTACTCTTTTAAATGTTGTTCTACTATTTATATTACTTAATTCTCTTAATTTTGTTTTAGTAATTCCTTTGTTTTTATCATACATATTGGATTTAATTAATTGCTGTTTATAATCTTCATCATTAATAATTTTATTTAAAATATTAAATAATATATTTTCTGGTGACAAAGGTTTATATGTTTTAATATTATTTTTAAATTCTTTATATTTTTCTTTTTGTATCTTTCTTATATCTAATTCTATTTCATTATTTTTATATTTAATAAACAATTCTAAATCTTTTTCATCAAAACAATATTTGCCGAAAATATAATGAAATTCATAATGCAATTTCTGTGTTAATAATATAGCATCTATATTTTTATGTTTTTCAATAAAAATATTAGTTATATTATCTAATTCTTCTTCACTATAATCAGCAATATATTTTCTCCTATCTAACCCTAATTCATTCAAAGTATCTACCATACATGCTAAAAATGAAGTTATATGGTGTACTTCGTCATAAGTTTCTCCTGAAATAAAACATTTACCATTATATTTTTTAATTATATTATTTCTCCAAATTCTAATTTCTTTTAAATTTCTTATATATACATCCAAAGGAACATCTTTAATTATAGTTATTGTATCTATATTACTTATATTTTTAATTTTCTTATTTAAAAAATAATTAATTTTACCTTCTTGGTATTCTTCTTGATGCGATTCAACAAACTGATTAATTAATTCATTTAAATAATTGTTGAATTGATTTAAAGACATATCTTCTATGTTATTCATATTTTACCTCCGATATTATATTAATAATTTATCGTAAGGTTACTGTATATATACTTATATGAGTAACCTTACGATTTTTATATTATTTAAATTAATTTTATGCATTTATCTGTACTATTAATGGTCAAATTATAATCTTTAATAAATTGTTCCATAAGTGGTTTCTTCATAGCATCGTTATATGCCACTCTATTTCCCATATCTGCTAATTCTCTTAACTTACTCTTTTTAATCCCTTTATCCACACTATACATTTTCTTTTCAATTAATTCATTTCTATATTCTTCATCTTCAATAATTCTCTGCATCACATGAATCAACTTTTCTTCAGGTGTAATTTTTCTAGTTTTAATATTTCCTTTCTTATCTTCAAAATCTAATTTCCAATCATAACTAATATTAACTCCTGGCATAGATATTGATATTAAATTATCTATCTCTTTATCCTTATTTATAAGAAAAATATAAGTAAGTGGTGTATCTCCTTTAATATATTGTCTACATGATATTCTATTAATTGCTTGAGTAACTACTGAAGCAGTTTGTGATACTCTAATATTCTCAAATTCTTCTTCAATAAATCTTCTAGCACCTTTTTTTGGTATTAATGTAGTATCCATAGAATTAAAATTATCAGGTTTTAATTTATCAATTTCTATTGTTGATAAAAAATATAATAAGGGAGTACAAGGATCGTCCATAAGAGGTATCCCTAAAGAAAATAATTTATTACATTCTGCATAATCATTTATTCCAGTAGTTAATCCATAGTATGTAAAAATTAAATTTTCAAGATATATGTAATCTTTAAATCTTTTTTTAATAGGTGCTTCATAATCTTTTTTATTTAATATTATTAATACTTTATCTGTTTCTACGATATTATTTTCTATATACTCAACGAATTTATCTAATAATCCTTCTTCTAAATTATCTCCTATAGATTTTCTACTACCTGTAATTCCATTGAATATATTTATATATGTATTATTATAATTTTTTATTATTGGTAAATTAATTACATTATAATCTTTATTTATTTTATATAAATGATTAATTCCACTTGTTGCATCTAAAGCAATTTGACTAAATAAAGGAGAATTAATATCAATATATTGAAATGTTACTATACTTTTATGCTCAATTTCATCACTATATCTTAAATATCCACCATGTTCAAGTAAATTATGGATACTTAATAAACTTTCTTGTGCTATTTTATCTTTAGAATCATAAATTACTTCATCTAATTTTTCAGGCACAACTATATTATCAAGGGTGATAAAAAACATCTTATTTTTCTGGATCGCATATGGCTTTAAAAATTCTCTTTTAATCTTAATAATAAATTCAATAAATTCATCGTATAAATCATTATTTCCAAGATTCATAATACAATTTTCTAAATTATTTATAGTTTTAATATTTACTTCAAAGAATCTTACATTTTTAATCTCTTCATCAATAATCAATCTTTGTCTATAAAATTTATTATATTCTTTTGTTATTCTATTTCTCTTTTTATTTGCCCAACATTGCAATCTTTCTAAATCATTATTTTTTATTAGTGTTTTAAATCCTTCATGTGTCATTACTACAATTGGATAAGTAGATAAATCTTCATTATTTATTCTATTTTTGTTATCTCCACTATGAAAACTATAGGCAACATTTTTCTTGACCTTTTTATTAATGGCACTTGCTGTATCATCACAATCACTTTTATATAATCTTAATATTATTGTACCAGAATAAGGCAATAATTCTTTATTATTAACCATATATGCAATACTATTTATCATTATTGTCGTTTTGCCACAGCCAGTAGGAAAATTAATTGCATTTATAATTTTATTGTTATCATAAAACATAATATTATCTGCAATAATTTTTAATGATTCTGTGTATTTTTCATCACTAATCACATTACCATAACTTACTAAATCCTTGATTGTTAAATTAACTACATCATTAATAAAATTTTCTTTCTTTGTTGAATCTAATGATGTAAAATACTTTTCATAATTCATTTTTAACATCTCCTTTAATATTATTTTGTTTTCCTTAATAAAAAAATCTATAAGCAGACAAATAGTTAAGGAATACTATCTTTTGGATGGCCTATCCTAGTCTGCTTACTGTGTAAATTATTTCCACACAAAAAGAAGCACCTCTAAAAGAGATGCCTTATTTTCTATAGAAATATTTATTTTAATATCACCCATATAAAAACCAAAAATCAAAAACAAACTCCATATTTCACCCAAATAAACCACTCAAATTCCTTCAACACACATTTTATCCTAATCAAAATCAACCCTCGAAATAGCCATAAAATATCGTTTATTTATTAATATTCCAAATTTACCCAACCTACAAACCCTTATAATACAACAGTTTATAGGCTATGAAATTTATCCTAAATTACACTTAAATTTAACTCAACCTAAAATATCATAACCAAACAACAATTGTATTCAAATATTTCTATTTGATTCAAACGGTGTCTGTACTAAAGTACGCTTAACCGTAGGCTTTACAATGCAGCCGAATAAAGTTTACTTCATTTGAAGTATTTGTTTTACCTTCCAAAATGGAGTATTAAGTTTTATTCTTTTTTCAAATAATCTATTCTTAATATTTATACTTGCATTTACATCAGCATTATTTTCATGACCACATTTCACACAACAGAACGTCTCTTGTGTTTTACGATTATCTTTACTAATATGACCACAGATAGGGCATTGTTGACTTGTAAATGCAGGATTAATTAAAGTAACTCCAATCCCTAATTTTTTAGCATATCCAAAAATATCTTGCTTTAAATGTTGTATATGAAGTCTTCTTAATAAATAATTAGTCTTTTTATCATATGTTTTAGAATCTCTTAATTTGATATCTTCCATAATAATATGATAATCAGTATGTGATTTAAGATATTGTTTTATTTTATATCTATTATTATTTTTAACATAATCAGATACTTTTGTTTGTTGTCTTAAATATCTTTTATCCTTTAGTCTAAAATCATTATTATTATATTTAACCTTTAAATGTTCTTCTAATGTTTGTCTATTAGATTGCTTATTTACAATATTATTTACCTTTTTAATAATATTTACATTTTGTTTTATAAACTCACCATTAGAATCAGTTATAAGTCTTTTTAATCCAATGTCAATACCAAGTATATCTTTAGGATATGATTCTGGATAATTAATTTCTTCTTCATATACTACGGTAATTTCAATTTTGCCATACTTATTTAATTTTAAATTTAAACTATTTTTAATAGTTTTTCCTTCCAATGTTTTTTTATGATATTCTGATAATTTTACAGGAATTACCATATTGTCATAAATCTTTTTAGTACGTTTTTGATTTTTGCTAATAATAAAAAACCAATCAAATTCTTTCTTTTCTATTTTTGTAGTTAAATATGTATCAACCCAAATCTGCAATTCTTTCTTTTGAGGAATTTTATAATTAGACTTAATTTTCCAAAAACGATTCTCAATATCTTGTTTCATTTGATTGAATAATTGTTCATCATTTAAATATATTAATACATTATTAATAAATTCTTGATATTCTTTATTTTTCTTATCTTTATTACTTTGTTTTAATACATTTTTATGTAATTTATTCCACTGAAATATAAATGGTTTACAGTAGTTATATACTCTTTGTTTAATCTTATCTTCATCTTTAAAATAAATTTTGTTTTGTATATTAGACTGCAAAGATTTTAATTGCCAAAAACATTGTCCTAGCACAGTGTAAAAATGATGAGATTTTAATATTGGAACTGTATCCCTAAAATTTATTTTATTATTATAATTCATATCTATTTTATTTCTAGATTTGATTATAGTATCAAAATGCTCCCAATAATATTCTAATAGATAATTTTCTACTTGTTGACATTCTTTTAGAAACTCTATTATATTTTCATTTTTAGATTTATTAACTTTCTCATTTAGGTGAAATTTTATTGATTTTGTTTGTAATGATATTAGTATACACCTCCATTTAATAAAATATAATAGAGAGTAAATAATTACCCTCTATTATTTATATAGATATTATATTAATATTCTAATCTGTGAATTTTGATAAATTAGGTATAAATATATCAAGAATTATTTCTTTCAACTTATTTATGTTTTTAAAAATATAAAATTCTCCTTTATCATTATTTAATCTATTGAATATCTATCATATTTACAATTATTAATCATCCTCACAAATTTGACTTCCTGCTCAATCTATACTATAATAATATTCAACATAATATTAACTTCGCAATTAACTTTATGCAAAAATACGTTAGAATTGGGTGTCCATCTTATCTAACGTATTTTTGTTTTTTATTTTTATAAAATTAATAGTGTCAAGTAATTATACCTTATCCCCTATCGTAAAAATGAAAGTGGGGAAGAGGCGAGAGGAGACAGTGTGTAAAAGGTAGAGGAGGTTATTTTACATCTTCACTAATATTTTCATTGGATTTAACATTACTATCACTATTATTCTTATTCATTAATGTTTCGACTGATTTAACTGCAACGCCACTAAGAATACATCCATTTATAAAGTTAATTAATATTTCTTGTCCATTAAAATCAGTTCCTAAAAGGTATTTACTTAAAAAAAGCAATCCCTGACTAATTACGAAAACTAGGTATTTTGTAGACAATGTTTTACCAAATGATTTAAAATAAATGTTATCTATAATTTCCTTAAAATTTTGTGTTAGTAGTACTATTACTAATATGAGGCCACTCATGGTTGTTAGATTTTCCATAGTAATAAACCGTTCCATAATAGAACACACTCCTTTTTAAATATTTAATTATTTTACAATAACTTTCTTCTCAATCACATCATAATCAACACTTTTACCTAATTCTTGGCATAGAGGACGGATAGGTGAGTAAGTCTTATCATCAATTAATATTCCATCTAATATTTTATTATTTACATCAATTTTTACAGTATTATCCTTTATGTTAACAATTCTATTATCTGCATCATAATTCAATATTTTTGAGAATAAATCTATAATATCTCTTGTTTTAACGTAACTGGTGTCATTAATTATGTAATTCTCTACTTCTTTATTTTCTCCATTGTAGTTAAATTGTATAGAATTTTTTGTTTGTAATATTGTCATATTACTATCAATCTCCTTATTAATTTTATTATCTTTATATTCAATTCTAAAATATTCACAAACTGATTTACAATGTGCAATAGCAAGAATTTCTAATTTATCATCGTCTTTTGCCCATAAATATTCTGTTGGATGATCAATGAAACCATTCTCACTCAAAACTGTTGGATATTTTGTACGTTTTATTATGCCAACACCAGAATTTATTAATTTTACTCCACGATTTGTTAATCCAGTATCTTTTACTAGTTGATTTAATAATATATCAGCAAATTTTAAAGTAGTATTTTTATTATATCCTGGTGCTACATCTGAATATAATACTTCTATACCAGATACTTTTTCATTAGATGCGTTAAAATGTAATGAAATTGCTAAATCACATTTATTATTATTTACAAAATTAATTTGTGCATTTACATCTCTATCATTTAATAGATTAACTTTAAAACCATTAAACTCTAATTTAAATTTTAATTTATTTGCTAATATTTCATTTCCTTTTGCTTCTTTCGTACGATTTTTGTTCGTGGCTCCAGGATCATAAGGTATTCCTTTAATATTACTAATTCCATGACCAGGAAGTAGGTTTATTGTTAACATATTATTTACACTCCTTTATATATTTATAATTTAGATATTGTAATAAAAAATTTATATTATTAATTTATAATGACTTAGCCGAAAACCGCTATCCTAAAGGGGTCGTGATAGTTCACATTTACTTCTAAATATTAATCAATTTTCAATTAACATATCTTCATTAGTTAGCAAAAAATAGAGTAGAATTATCTACTCTATTTAAATATTAGAATTATTAAAATGCCATTGCTTTATCCTTTTTAAACATAAATAATAGAATAAGATTTATATAATATATGCTATATAAATAATTATTACTTAAAATATCTTAATGAATCTATATTATATTTCAAATTAAATTTGCTATTAAAATTCATTCCACAACTACAACCAGGACAAGTTTTATTTAATGCGTGATGACGAACATCTTTTAAATTTGATGACTGCATTATTTGTGTCAGGGTATTATTATTTAAGTTACCAATTGAATTCATAGAGCAACACCCATAAACATTACCAGTTGACCCAATACATATTTGATAAAAAGGTTTTATACAAGGAAGATCCGACATATGAAAATCATCAAAATATTTTTTGATTGTATAAAGTTGTAATCTAGAAATCTTACAGTATTCAGAATGCTTCTTAATATAATTATCAAATAAATATCTCAAAAAAATATCTAATTCTTCACGGTCTAATGACTTATAAGCATTCTCATTATAATCTCCTTTAAAAAAATAATGAGTCATATTTACTGCACTAAAACCAGTAACGGGAATTTTAACTTCTTCAGCAAATTTAATAACCTTATATAAACCTTTGATTGTAGTATCGGTTATAGTTGGAGTAATTTGTACAATTCCATTAAGTTCTCTGCTTAATATTTCACATATTTTTTTAACCCTAGAAAACCCATCTACGCCACGATTATCTTTATAATCATCATCTGTTCCATCAATTGATATACTCAAAGAGTTTATTCCTATTTCTTTTAATTTCATTATTTTAAATTCATCTAATAATAAAACATTTGATTGTAGACTAACTTGTAGACCAATATTTTTACTATATTGTAATAAGTCTAAAATATTTGGATTCATAAACGGTTCTCCACCAGTAAATCTAACATACTTTATATTATTATTTTTAAATTGATTAATAATGGATACCCATTGTTCAAAATCCATCTCTTTCTTTACAGTTTTATGAAAATTGCAATATTCACATTTAGAATTACAGTTTTCTGTAACCTTGCAAGCAGCTAAAAAATTAGAACAAGATAATTGATTGGATAATCTAGGTAAATTTTCTAAAAGAAAAAGTTTTGATAATGTTTTAATGTCTGGTAAACGATTGATTAATTTATTAAACATAATAAAACACTCCTTATTATTAATTAATTTATATAAATTATACTACATATAATATTAATTAACAATATAAAAATTATAAATTATAAAAAATAATTTTAACAATCTATCGCATTTATATATTCAGGTAATGTTTTTAAATATAGATATCCTTGTTTTATAAAATTATATGAATTTTCTTCTACTAAAGGCACATAATTATAATAATATCTATCTATTCCTAATTTACCATCTATATATGATTGTTGATTTTTATATAAATCTATAATAATAGTTATACCATCTTTGTTTCCTTGTACCATTCCTATCCTTATATATGCATTTTCAATAAGTATACCTGATAGTAAATTTATTGTCTTAGATAATGCCATATTCTATTTCACTTCCTTTTTAATTTAACTATTTAATGCTTTCCAATCTGAATTGGTTAATCCTACAGATTTATACCATATCTTATTAGTCGCGTCCAATAATTCTTCTCCTATAAAATATGGCGTAATAGTCCCTACGGGAGTTCCTGCATTCTCCCTATGCCCTACTTGTCCATAAGGTTTCCATGCGCCAGGGGTTCCACCTGTTACACAAAGCCATCCAATCGGTTTTCCTTCTGCTGGAGTTAGGTTAATACAATTATCTCCGACTAAATATGTATTTAAACTTCCAGCAGTATCAGGAGACTGATCCCCCCAAACGTCTATTTTGGGTTTTGCTAATGGTTTCCAACGATTAGATGAATCCCACATAACTGGATATGCACTACCTTTTACTACTCCATTATCATGTCCCGGATTCCAATAAGATAATCCTCTTGCAATAAATATAGTTCCTATATCGTCTACATTTAATGAAGGAGCAATTTCTGTTCTTTCAAGAAATATTTTTTTAAAAAAACCATTAAACCATAAATGTTCTAATTCTCCTATAGTATTAGCAATAGCTTTTGGTATAATAGTTTTAATCTCATTAATTTCAACACGTTCTTGAATATAATTACTACCAAGATCGTAAATTTTATCAGTACAACCTGCATAATAATTATATATACATACTTGTTCTCTACTATTAGCACCAAGATAAATACCATAAGGTGCAGAATCGGTATCCATACGACCAAAAGCAAATATATTATTTGGGCCGTAACTATCTGACCAAATACCTGCATTATCAAATTGTTCAAGTGAATTACTTAAAACTAATACTCTTGAAGGTCTACTACTTTCTAGAGAATCATAATCTATATGTACACTATCATAGCAATTTGATACTGCTGTATCTTGTATAAAAATATCATTTGATTTTTCTCTAACACGTATACCATATACAAAATTTTGTATAAAACAAGTTTCTACAGCAGTATAATGAGAACCATAATTAGCGTCTGCACGACCATGAATATTTAATCCGTTAGTTGCAGATGTACTCCCTGAACCTCTAATAAAATTACCAACAATTTTTACTTTTTTTAATTTATTCCGTAGAGAACATTCAATATCTAAACCATTATTAGTTGTTGTTTGTAAAAATTGGATATCATGAATAACTATATGTCCACAAAATGGAGTTATCATTGATGCACCTGTATTTTTATTAGGATCTGCCGTTCCTGCTACAGCAAAATTACCATATTGTTTAATAATTGCACTATTATATCCTGCACCAAATACTATTTGTCCTAGTCTAAATAATAGTTTTTGAGTTACTTTATATATACCTCCGGGGAAATAAATTGGCAAATTATTTGTGTAGCAATAGTCCAGAGCAGATTGAATTACTTCATAATCATCATCAATATCATTAGATTTTGCATTGAATGGTGGCATTTTAACATTTACAGCACGTTGTTCAAAATTATTAAGATAATCATTTTCTATTTCTTCTAATCTTCCACTCAATACACTAAACAATTTATCTTTCATAGTTGAATATCTTGCATCAACTATTTCTGTATTATCATCCCCAGTATTGGCAACTATATTATTAACTCTTTTAGTTACATCAGTTGCAAAATCTTCAATGTTTGTTGCATTGTAAAGATTTTCTTCATTTTGTAATTCAATTCTTTTCCCCATAAATTTAATAATGCCACGTCCGAAGTAATCTTTAATCGTAATTGTAGTATTATCTAAGGAAGGATGGAAATATACTTCTCCTGTTAAATAGTCAACTTTAAAAAAAGTATTGTCTGTTATTTCATCATTATTACCTACTTCATATTTATCCTCTATATTAACCTTATTAAAATAATCAGGTATATTATTTAATATAATTTTATTGTTAATAATTTTTTGTTGTTCATTCAATCTCTGTATAGATATTTTTTCACCTAAGTCATCTGTAAACCATATTATACTAAAAAATTGGTTGTACTCATCATAAGATGGCAAAGTTATATCACCTCTATTCTATTTCATACTATTGCATTTAGACAATCTTTCAAACCATTTAAATCTGAAGCCAAAATATAATCAGCATCATTAGGATCGACAACATCTGATATCCCTAGTTTTGTTGATGGTAAGTCAACCATATTCATATCAACAATATTATTCCTAACCTCATTAAACATATAGGCATAAAAAAAACCTCCACTAATAGCAGAAGTAAAACTAACATTGGACAACCCTTTATATAATCTAAACTCATTAACTTTTGTACATAAATCATTCCATTCTACAGCAAGTAAATTAGTCGTAGGATCTCCTGCAATTTTAGGAGTAGTCCAACTAAAATTACTTGGTCTATCTGATGCAGTAACATATAAGTCATTACTCCAATTTACACTTTCTAATAATGTACTATCTACAGTATAATAAGTTTTTGCATTAAATTTATATTCTAAATCAGTAGTTAATCCTGTCCATGTTACAATTCTTGTACCATTATCATAGTCTGCTTTATTTATATCTATGTATTCTGGAGTAATACCATTTTGATAAGCATACACTCTAATATATTCCCAATTACCAATCATTCCATTAGATAATTGGATACTGATACTATCAACAGTTACTCCAGATGTACTAATATTTCCTGGCGATTTAGGAGCAGTTGTTCCAGGATTTTCTATAGTATAATCTGATTCTCCTAAACTATTAATACCTTTAACAGATAAATCATATGTTACACCATATTCTAAATTATTTAATGTATATGTTGTATTTGTAATACCAGAAATAGTATGATATACACCATCATAATTTTTATATCTTAATGTATAAGAACTAGCTCCTACAGAACTTCCCCAGGATAGATTTAAACTCCCTTCGCCTCTTGAAACAATTATAGGAGCAGAAGATGGGATATATGGTATTTGTGTTGTTACGTATAAATCATTAGACCAATTTACACTTTCTAATAATGTACTATTTGCAGTATAATGAGTTACAGCATTAAATTTATATATTGTATTTATTGTTAATCCTGAGAATGTTATAACTCTTTGACCACTATTATAATTTGATTCAGATAAATCTAAATAACCTAATAAATTATTTGAATTATCATATTTATATACTCTAATATAATCAAAGTTTCCAGACATTCCATCTGCAACTCTAATATCAGCATCATTAGCACTCACTAAAGGGCATGTTATATTCCCTGGGGATTTAGGTGCTGTTGTTCCTATATTTTCAGAAGTATAATCTGAATTCCCAATAGCATTATAAGCATATACTGAAAAACTGTATTCGCTACCATATTCCAATGAAGATACTATACCAGTATTAGTATTAGTTCCTAAAAATTTTCTATTTTCAAAATAACCAACTGGATAATATCTTAACATATAACTTACTGCTCTCGCAGCATCTCCCCAAATTAATTCAAATCCACCTTCTATTCTTGTTACAATTGTTGGTGGTGATGAAGGAACATCTGGTTCAGTAACAATTAATGTTGTGATAGTATCTGACCCAGCATGATAATATAATCCATTACTTGCTTGTGCAAATCCATAAAGAGTATAAGTAGTACCTTCACTTTGACCTATAACTGTGCCAGTAGTAACAGTATCTATATTTCCTGGTGTATTTGCATATTTAGCATCAACTATTCCATTAGGTTCATTGCTTTGACCATCTGTAAAAGGTTGGTTACAAATACCTGCTTGAATATAATTGTCTGTATCAAAATAATCAGATAAACTTACTTTCCAATCAAAACCATACCCAGTAGGATTCCTTAACATTAACCATGCAGGTATACCTATTACAGCAAAATTAATAGTATTACTAAAAGTAGTTGAACCTGTACCTGTTACAACTACATGATAATTGCCATTTTCAGTTATTTCAGATTCTATATTTTGTCCTAGTGTTTGATTTGTTTCTTGACTAAGCCAACCTATCCAAGCAGCAATAGAATTATATTCAGAATTTGCATAATCAGACCAACTGAAAACATTAAAATTATCTCTATCTCTGTACCAATTATATGTAATTGTAGTTCCTTCACTAACAGTATCTTCATATACTATTACTACTACTTCATGATCTATACCACCTACAGTAGATAAATCAAATAGAGTAGTAGGGTTTACAATATTCCAAGGGCCGGGTTTCCCCGCTATTAAACTATGGAGATAATTAGGTAAAGGATAACCAAAAATCATTTGATAAGTATCATCACTAAATAGTATTCCTTTACCAATATAGTAAGGTAAATTTGGTAGTGAAGGAGAGGTTATATTCGCTATTTAAATCACCTGCTTTTTAATTTAGTTAATTGTTAGTATTATTTACCTCCTGCTCCACCACCACATAAAGTATTTATATTATTAATTTTTTTAATATTTATAATTTTAATGTTAAAAACCTCCTTTCTTTATATATTTCTATATTATTAATTATTTATATTAACAAATTTAATTAAATTTGAATTTAAAATAATGTAAAATTTCAATAAACTATTGTAAATCACATATAACCATGATAAAATATTCCTAAAAAGGAAAGGGAGTGATAATTAACTATGGATATTAAAGTTAATATGAAATTTCAATGTAAAAATTGCAATGAAATTATCAATCATAATTATACACAACAAGATTTATTAAACCATAAAAGTCTTAATTTAACTTGTCAAAAATGTGGAACAACTAATAATGTTGAAACTTCTTATTTAATTGATAAAGCAAAAGAAGAAGCAATAAAAGAAATTAAGAAAAATTTTAAAATAAGGTAAATGGATTAGAATAATATATCAACACCTAATTCATCAACAATTTGTTTTACCGTTAATCCAGCATTAATCATTTGCTGGATTTCTTTTTTATTTTCTTTACTTAAGGTTACGTTACATAAAATTTTAAGCATGATAGAATATACACCTCATTTCTTGTTTAAATTTATTAAAAATAAAAATAAAAGACCTCTTTGATGAGGTCTTTTTATAAACAATTCTTAATTAAATTAATTAACTTTATTCTCAAGTAGATTAGTATTCTTTTTATTCCAACGCTTTAGAATATACTGAATACCCTTTGGTGTCACAAGTGTAACCGGAATATCTACAATTTCCCCTTTTAAATAACTTTATTAATTAATTATGTAATAATTATTTTTATATTTCTTTTCATTTAATAAAATAAATATATTATTAATTAAATTAAATACATCATCTTTATCTGGGTTGTATTCTAAAATAGTATATCCTTTATTTAATAAAAATAATTTTCTTTCTTGTTCATATTTTTTATCATATCCTTCATGATTATTTTCATTACATTCTACTATAATATTAGAATCAAGAATAAAATCAATTCTATATTTACCACATATAACTTGATTAGTTATTAAACAAATATTTTGAAAAACCTTATTTAATATTGCCTTTAATTCATTTTCTTTATAAAGATGATTATTTCTATTTATAATAAAAGATAATTGTTCATCAGAAACATTTAATATATTAAGTAAAATTATTTTATTATCTACACTAGAACTAGATAATTTGCATATTTCAATTATCCCATCTCTATTATAAACAAAACAATTTTGTTCACCACCATTTGTTTTTATTCTTTCTTTTTTACGAAATTTTTCTAATATTGATTTATTTCTTTCTGCTATTTTATTTACGGATCTTTCCAAACTAGAATAGTCTAAAATTATTCCTATTTGTCGTGAAGTCATAAAAATATTATGATTATTATCAATGTAATATTCATATCCATTTATATCTTTATATAAATTCATTATTACCTCCAAAATATATATTTATTCAAAATTAAAAATAAAAAAGAACCCACAATTAAGTAGATTCTTTAATAATAAAATTTATTTAATTATTAGTTTAATTATAAAAGATTTATTCTAATGCTCTACCTATTTGCTCTCTAGTCATAAAAATATCATTATTAATATTTCTATATAAATCACATACAGTACCCTGAAAATTTTCACTCTTATATAATACTAAATCATTCATCCTGCTCACCAACTTCTCCAACAAACCCTGCTATACAACTGTCACAAAAATCTAAACTATTAACAATTTCACCACTATTTTCACTATCATCATAAAAACTGCCATAATTTATACTACCACTGAAAATCCTCCAAATAGTTTCTTCTGGCACAAGTATTTGTTTACCACACTTAAAACATCTAGGATAAATAAATTTTCTTTCTAACGTACAAACGCCCACTATGTAGTCATTAGTTTTAATAGAAACCACATCAAAATAAAAATCATTATTCAAATTAGATATTGAATTAATTTTATTAATCTCAATAGATGTTACTACACAATCATCCTCTGATTGATCATGAAGTTGAATATATTCATCTGTTAATTGGTAGGAGAATGAGTTATAAACATAAGTTGCAGATAGTGTATTGTCTAACAAAGAATGAAAACTAACCTCACATTTTCTGTCTACGAATTGGTCTAATAGATTACAGTTATTCTTCATAATAATAAAAACCTCCATTTAATATAATTATAAGGGCGTGTAATCAAAATCAACCTTATGAATCATATTATAGAGGTTTATAATTAAAACGTCAATAGTTTTCTAAATAAAAATTTATAAAAATATAAAGATTGTATAGATATTAATCTAATTACTTTATTTCTATATATTCTATTAAATCATCAAGCTTACATTCTAATACAATGGCAAATTTTGCCAACACGTCAATATTCATATTATCTGCTTTTAAAAGTTGATACATCCTTGATGAACTCATACCCATTTTATCAGCAAACCATTTGCGACTTGAACCATATTTCCTTTGGTACTCATTTATTTTTTCTTCAATTTTATTAGTTATCTTAATTTGCATCTCTAATCACACCATCCTTCACCTAATATTATACTACAATTAAATATGTATCGGTAGGTGAATGTTTGTTAATAATATAATACAATATAGAAGGGAGTATGTCAAGGAAATTTGCAATAAATTTATTTTTATATTTTATAAAATTAAAATAATTAAGGTAGTTTTATTTAAACTACCTTAAAATTTACCTATCTTAAACATCTATTATATTTATATTCTCCTCATTTTTAATTTCACCATATCGTCTATTAAACAAAGATTCAAAATGTTCCCAATTATCACTTAATTTCATAATAGTAATAACTGAAGCTAAATGTTTATCTAAATGAGAAATACCTATATTTTCAGTTAAAAATTGATGGAATTTATATTTTCTATAAAACTTGTTCTCATTAGATTTATTTTTAACCAAAGGATTTTTATTCCTTAATTCATCTAATACCATTTCTGGTAATACATCGTAAACAAATTTATTAGTATATTGACCAACTAATGGTGATTTAGCATTGCCTTTATATTCCCATCCTTTAAGTCTGAACATTTCCTTATAAAAATCTAATGGAAATCTTCTAGTCCATGGTAAAAATTCTTCTCTTACATATAAAGATAATAATTTTTGTAATTCATCACGTTCTCTTTCCTCTTGATATCCAGTTGCCTCATCAATAAGGGAAATAATTCCAATTTTAGATAAAGAACGAATGAGAATTTCACTTACTAAAGCTAATGATTCTTGACTTTGTGTTAAATTCTTATCTTGTCTAGCTTGTAAAAATATATCGCAAATAGTTGGCAATATAGTTGCTTTATAACCATCTAAAATTCTTTTATCTTTTGCAATATATTTTATAGAAAAATTCTCTCCTGCATCTAAAGCCTTGTCTATGTAGGGTTTGAGGTTGTTCGCAGTCATAAAAATAGGCAAATTCTCGCCGGATACAAACTCATTATTTAAAATACCTCTTGACCTACCAAATGCCTTAAACATTGCTGTACTAGATAAAATTCTAGTGCCATCTTCCAAAACTGCACAAGTTAATTCTTTCTCTCCGATAGTTATTTTACCAAAATGTGTTGCTTTTAAAATCTTTTCTTCTTCCATATCTTTCATAGTAATACCCTCCTTTAATATATTTTTTATTTTCAATAATATAATACTATAAAGGAGATTAAAAGTCAATACATTTATTTTAGTATTCTATTAAATAAACAATAAACAATCAAATATAAAAATCAAAATTATTTTAATAATATGATACTATACACACTTGCATTGCTTCATATATTATGGTAGAATAGTATAAAACAAAATTTAAATTTAAAAAGGAGAGTGATACCATGTTTAAGATTATATAATACTTATATTTTTTATTTTATTTAATATATTTTTATAATTTACTATTTGTTCATTATTTTTATTAATTTCATTCTGTAAGTCCTTATTTTTATTATTTAAATCAATTAATTTTTGATTAACCATTTTTTCATTTATTTCTTGTTCTTGAACTACTATTTTTTTTATTTTAAATACACCATTATCGTTATAAATTTCAGAACCATTATCTAATTTATTTGTTTGTTTCATTTTGGGAACCTCCTTAAAATTTTATAAAATTAATATTAGAAAGGATGTAAATTAAATATGTTTAAATTAAATTTTCAAAAAATGAAATATTTATTAATAGGTACTGCATTAGGAGTTAGTTTGTCATTTTCTACATTATCTTTTGCAAGTAATCCTATTAAAATCATATTAAACGGTAAAACATTGCAAAATGCTGAAGTCATAAATGTTAATAATTCTACTTATTTACCTGTAAGAAAATTATGTGAGGCATTAAATTTAAAAGTTATTTGGGATGCTAGAAATAATACTGTTATTATTGATAATGTTAATGAAAATAGTGATGCTGTTATTAATAGTAGTAGTGATAATACTTTTAATAATAATAGTCAAGCAATTCCTCATTCACAAACCATACAAAATAACAATAATGATAGTAATAAAAGTAATATGGAAATACTAAGAAATTATAATGATATTGATACCGCAATTAAAATAAATGGCATTGTGTATTTACCTTTTCAAGATGGTGCTAAATATTATAATGTAACTATTAATGAAGTGGATCTAAAAAATAATACTATTACATTAAATAATATTACATCAACCATATCTAATAATACAAATGATGATGTAATATTATATGATGGTAGAATAATGATTAAAGAATCATATTTAATTAATCTAATTTAACCAAATTTTGCAACAATATTTAATCCATTTACTGTTGCATCAGTAAAATCTACTGTAGAATATTTAAACTTCCAATTTCCTTTAGGATAAGTATTAGCACCATCCGAATAAATAAATTCAGTACCTTTATATCTTAATGATACGTTTGTTAAATCATTATATATTCTAAAAAATTCATCATTACTATAATACAATACTAAATCACCATAAGTGCCACCAATTTTACCATAATTATTTTCATATCCTGGTTGTTTAATTCTTTCTGCATATAAGTCTGTAGTATTAATTTTAGTTGCAGGAACACTATTGGTAGATAAATATTGACCATTAATAGTTTTTACATTATCAATAGTATCTAGAATATTTGTCCCATTTATCTTTAATGTATTACAATCAATATTTCCATTTATATCTGCGTTTTCTGCTGTTAATGCACCAGATAATGCAATTCTAAATGGCGCATCTTCAAAGTTTTGACTTCCTAAATAAATACCGTTATTATCTGCTTTGAACACAGCATCCCCAACACCAATCTCAATATATCCTACAGTTACAATATCACCATCACTATTAACATAAAATACATCTATCCATACAGGGGTATCTATAGTCCCTGTATTTTTTTGTATTTTTATTCCATCTAAAATATTCATCATTATTCTGCTTTTACTATCACTTTTTGTTATCACTAATGACATATCTTCAATAGTTACGCCGTTTTGATCTACGGAAAAATTACCTGCTTCATTAGTAATTGTTAATATAGTTGAAGCTACTATTTGTCCAATCAATTTTCTAGCATATACACCAGTCCCATCAATTGCAACATCCAAAGAATTCCATCCATTTGTAGTAATACCTATCACACCATGCATAAGACGAATTGCTTTTTGGACATCATTAGGATTAGTTATAGTAATTCCTCTACCATTAATTTCAACTGATTCATTTACACCTGCCAGTATTTCTCTTAAAGATGAATCCCATTTATTATTTAATATATCATTAACATCACTTTTAATATTGTCAACACCATTCCAACTATCTTTATTTGCTTCTACAGCAATCCCAGCATTTATTGTTTTATTTAATAATTGTAAATATTTGTCTTTATCCTTATTGATTTCCTTAACATCCGAAATCACAACCTTAATATCACTATTTTCAAAATCATACTCTATTTCATTAATTTTTGCCTTTACATTAACATTAAATTTATCATATTTTACATTTACAATTTCTGATAATTGCAATTTATTACGATCATGTTGACAACCAATATCAATACAACTAAAAAGATCAACTATATCGATCTCAATTATTGTCGGAGGTTGATAAATTTTTGCAAATTCCAACTTTCCCCATTTTAACAATTCTTGAGCATCCGAAATATACTCATTCCTAACCTCTTTTTTAATTATAAATGACCTTTTTAATTCTAATATTTGTTCTGATGTAAAATTTTCACTCATTGACAATAAATCAGTTAAATCATCCATCTGATTATTTATATTACTAATTTGATTCTCTAAACCATTATTTGTTTTTGTTCCAATAGTACAAGTAACTCCTGTACTATCTGTATCAGTAAATGTAATATTAAAATCTGCTTTATCTTTAGTTGTAAAATATATTATACTAATAACTCCATTAACAACACTACATTTAAATGTAGGAATCAGAGGGAATTTGTTATCATAATTATAGTATTTACTATTAATATAATTAGTTATTTTAATAGCAACAGTATTTATTGTATCCCCTAATAGCAATGGAATATCTATTACTTTATCATCAATAGTTAAATTAATATTACCACTAGTATTACAACTATTTGTAATAGTTATATCAAATAATATTGAATTAATTTCTTTATATTTATTATCTAATTCTATTTGTTTATTATTCCTATCTGTAATTAAAGAAGTAGTATCTTGATTATTTGATTGAGCGATATCAAGAGCATCTAAAATTACATACATTTCTGTTTTTAAATCTGTAAAGTCAGTTTCGCTAGTATCTAAAGTTTCTTGTAATGCTATCTTTTGTGTTAATAAATCGTTAAAATCTCCTTCTTTTGTAGATAATAAATTATTGTACTGTAATATAGAACTTGCTAGACTATCCGACATATAATCACTATGAATTAATACACTACCATCTTCGGATTTAGTGAAAGGGTACAAAAAATATGTAAAATTCTGCAAAAATGGCATTCCTGTAGTGTTAACACCAGCAATAGAAATATTATCTTTACCATAGCAATAAAATTGTGTACAAAATGAATCAGGATTTATTGTATTATTTATTGACTTCAAATATTTACCATATTTAAATGTTAACCCTCTATCTAATCCATATGTCTCTAATTTATAAAAATTAACTGTATAATTTAAAGTATCGTATACAACAAGTGCTCCAAAAGTATTAGCAATATCATAAATTGCATCCAACGCAGATTTTCCAGTAATTTCAAATTGTCGGAACATTATATTAAAATCATTGTGAACAAAACCAACAGACCATGCAGTATCACTAAGAATATCTGTCAGCACAGTAGTAGCATTCACAGAAACAGTTGTTTTGTATCCATTTATTAATTCGTCACTTAACTTATATGCCAAAGAAAAACAAGATATATTTTTTATTGTGCTATCTTCAGAGTCACTATCTTCTGGTAAATTAATTAAAAAATATTCAACATAATCATTTAAAACAAATTTAATTAAATACCTATGTTTGAGTAAATTATAATTTGGATTTACAACATTTTTATGATTAATATCTTTATAATAATTTAATGAGAATGAAAGTTCATTTATTTGCGATAATTTTAAATTTAGTTTTATATTAAAAGCATCTGATAATTTACCAATTATTGTTAAATTTGGCCTACATACATATAAATCTGGTTTTTGTCCAATTTTTGAATAATCAATTTCAAATGACAATAAATTTCACCTCTTGTATTAATATTTTTATTTATTGAAAATAAAAAAGAGATGATAATTTATATCACCTCTTAATATATTAATTCGCTTCTTCAAGTAAATTTTCTTTTTCTTTCTTTTTATCTAAAACTTTCTTAATTAGTGTTAACGCTTTGGGTTTGCAAAGTGTAGTAATTATATCTTGCATTCCCTCTTTTGTTTTTCTTGGTCTTACCACAGTTTCAAAATATCCGTTATCACCTAAATACTGAGAATAAGGAACATTTCTTGTAAATTCACCATCCATGAGGATCTTCGATTCTCGCAATATTTTCATGAGAGAATTGCGTCCACATTCTCCAAATAAACCAGCAACTTGAATAAAATTCAATAAACCACTATCATCCATTATAGCATCATACATATCTACTTTTGGTTGCTGTTCTAATAATTTATTTTCTGCTTCAATTCTTTTATCTTTTTCTTCCTTTAATACTGTAAATAATTTAATACCGTATTCTGGACTGATGATTATATTATCTAATACTTCATCAGTTATGTATGCACCATGTTTGCGAATAGAAGGAAGAACATCTTCAAATACCCATTTTTCAAATTTTTCTGCTTTTGCCTTAATTTCTAAATTCTTATTTTGATCTGCTGCTTTAACAATCAGACGATAAATATCACCTTCAGGAATTACATTCATTTCCTGTATACCTCCATTTGTAAGGATGTCGTAGGTTGCGACACCCCTGCAATGCTTGGTAATTGCATCCCTTGTATTGCTATATCCTAATGCTTTGGCAACATCATTTGCTACTGCATAAGGTTTATCATCAATTTTAATACATCTAACCTGTCCAAATTCTTCATTGTCAAAAATCATTAAATTATTTTCCATGTGATTATCACATTCTCCTTTTATTTTATATTCCTTTAATTTTAAATTTATTATTTTTTATAAAATTTATTAACTAATTATAAACCATAATTAAAGGACTATCTCTAATTCTCATAATAACACCACCTTTAAATTAACAATATAATAGTACAAGTTACCTATTTGTATACTATTATACAATATAAAAATAAATGTGTCAAGAAAAATTAGATATAAAAGGGTTAGAATTTACCAGTCAATTCAAATTTCTCAATCTGATGACTAGGATATCCAACATCTAAAAACTTACAGAATTGTTTATAGTTAAGGTCAGTTAAAAATTCAATAGGGATATCTAATGCCCATCCAATAAAACAATTCTTATAACTGAATATCTTTGAATCATTAGAATCTTTGACACAAATAATCGGTTTTCTTTTTAACATTATCAATACCTCCTAATAATTATACTAAACAATTATCCTAACAATTTTCTGTTTCTAAAAATATTCTAACATCATCATACATAGTTAAAATAATTTGTTCAGCACGAAACATAGGAGAGTATTTATTCCTATGTATTTCAACAACATTATCTGTATCAATACAAATATTCTGATAATTGTTTTCCTCGTTATACTCTAAGTGTCCAAATTGATATTTACCAGAATTAAATACTAAAAATTCAAACTCTGGATAGAATACATTTACTGTTACACTATCGCAAACTACTTTCAACCAAAGTCCATCTGTTAAGTTTCCCATGATTTCTTCAAATTCTAAATTAGTTAATTGATTGAACAAAATAAAAACACCTCCATATTTAAATTTACAAGTTAGTTAAATGTTGCTACCAACTTATAAACTTATTATAGAGGATAAAATTATTGTTGTCAATAATAAATTTCAATATACAATAAAATTTTTTAATATACAATAATCCTAATCTTCAACAATCCAAATATCTTCAACCTTCATACCTAACGCTCTTGCAATTTTAATAGCAACTTCTATACTTGGGTTATGTCTATTTTTTATTATATTTCCAAGCGTTGAATTATTCACATTTGCTTTTTCAGCCAACCATACATTTTTTGTTCCACGCTCATCCAATATTTCCTTCAATCTATTTTTTACTGTCATCTCAACTCACTCCTTATCCACAATATATTATACACCATGTATATGTATTTTTCAAAAGTAGAAAGGAAGTAACATATCAAATCGCTAAAACCAACTAATATTTCTACTATTATATTAACATACCTAATATCACAAAGTCAAGTATAATTATATTTATATTCTATTAATACCACTACAAATATTTATATTGATATTTAAAATAAAACTTTGCCGTACCTATTACTCTTAAATTATTTACACTATAAGGTAGTAAATTTAAAAAAATCCCATTATGATTATCATAACGATAAGTGGCAACCAAAGAAGTATTAATAATTTCATATTCATTACTTATCTCTAATTCTTCTTCATCTAATAATCCGGTAAATTTAAATTCTATTCCTGAATTAGATAAATTAACAATAGAAAAATCTCCATTTTTTACTTTTTCAATATATATTTCTGGTTTACAATTAATATCACCATTATTAACAAATATAATATCATTTTGTGGATAAATATCAGGAGTAGTAAAAATAGCATTTTTAAGAATAACTCCTGTATCTCCACCAATACCTATTGAAAAACCACCCGTTAATAATGTATTTGTTGTTGTAATTGTTTGTAATAATGTTCCACTTATATTTACCCCAGAATATAATTTTGCTGTTAAAACACCTACAGAAGTTAGAGATAAAGTAATTGTATATGTTGTATTAATATTAATAGTATTACTTATAGTAGATAAATCTGTATTTGTACCAGATATTACCTTAGATAAATACATTGTAGAACTAGTAATTTTACATCTATACATATTAGTATTATCTTTTCTTATATCCAAGAGTCCTAAAATAGATAATCCTGTTAAATTATTAGGAGTAGTAAATGTTATTTGTGCAGTTATAGGTAAAGAAGTATTATCAGAACCAATTAAAGGTTCCCATGTATTATCACCTGAATAAATTATAGAATTAAGTGCTGTACTTGTCGCACCACTTGCTGAATAAGTAAAACTACCTGATTGAGTTTTCCAAATATTATTAGCATTAGATGATAAACTATCATTGAGTATTGTTATTGTTTCTGTTATAGAAGAAAAATCATATAATTGAGATTCCATAAAATTTGAAAAAGAATAAGGGGATTTAGATGAAAAATTTAATGTTACATATCCTTGATTTAAACAATTATGAGTTAATGTAGATTCATCTGATAACATAATATAATAAATATAATTTAAGGAAGTTTGATCATCTGATTCATCAATAAATTGCAATGGAATAAAATATTCACTATTTAATAATCTTTTTAATACCCTAAGATCATTATTAGTAAAAGTATTTTCAAACGCAAAAGTTACATTAAAATTAAAAGTGTTATTTCTTTTATATTGTAAATATAATTCATCTCGTCCTTTAATTTGTGTTGTGGTTAATTCAATGGGGTGCATAAAAAATTCTTCTTGCATTCCATTATTGATATTGCAATTTATAATTTTTAACTCTTGATTTGTGATACCATTTAAAATAAAATTTGTAGAATTTCTAATTATAATAATCACCTCAATTATTAATATTTAAACTATAGAATGGCTAAATTAGATTAACAATTCTATAGTAAATATTATTTATTATACTGATTTCCCTAATTTTCTTATCCCATCAATTAGAGATTTACTAACACTATCAACATCTTTTTTATTATTTGCATTCATAGTAGCAACTTCAACTGTAAGATAATAATTATTACCACCATTTGTTACTACTGAAGGAGTTATATTAGGTATAAAACTATTAACCAAATTCTGCATATTAGGTATAAAGTTTTTCATTACATTTGTTTCAGGAATAGCAAGTTCTCCTTTTAACATTTTTACAATACTTTCATTAGGAGAAGTATTAAATAATTTATTTACTATATCCATTATTTTAGAAGGGTTTTCACCAGATATTAAACCACCCTCATGATATACATTGTTCTTATACCAATCAGAAGCAGTGCTATAATTCATACTTTTTAATAAATTAACAATATTACTTGGCAATTGATTATAATATAATTTTGCTTCCTCTTCTGCATCTTTCATCATTTGTTGATTGCCAGTTTCATATCCTTGTTGCCACATTTTTTTATCATAAATAATATTATTTATTTGCGATCTGTAAGGCCAATATTGGCTATGTTGATTATTATTACCATTATTCCCACTATTTCCTGAGTTTACAGGATTGTTATTGCTACCTAAATTTCCAGTCAATTGATCAATACTATTGTTTATATCATTAGCAAGAGTATTTCCTACACCTTGACCTAAATTACTAATATTATTCTTAATAAATACTAGTAATCTTTTTAATTCTGATATGGTATTATCAATGTTACCTTTCAATAATTCTTTGCTTATATTATTAAAATTTAATTCATTATCAATCATATCTTGATAATGTTTTTCTGTAGCTGTTTTAAGTTTATCTAATCTTTCTTTTTCAGCTTCATACTTATCATCTTCTGCTTCCTGTTTTTCTTTAACATCTTTTTCATAAGCATCTAATTGATCATTCAAAGAATTTTTTCTTAATTCTTTTTCTCTATCTTTTTGTGCTTTATCAATTTCATTTTGTTTATCTGCTAATTCTTTTAATAATTTTTCTCTTTTTTCTTTTGCTTCATATGAATCATCATTGCCTAAATAGTCAATTTGCTTTTGAATATCTAATTTTTCTTTATTTAATTTACTAATATTATCATCATAATCTTCTGTAGCAGATAATTCATCAAGTAATTTTAATTTTTGATTAATAGAATCTTTATATTGATCTAATTCATCATCAAGATTATCTTTTACTTGATCGTGTCTTTTTTCTTCTGCTTCCATTTGTTCGTCAATTGCATCTAATGCTATATCTTTTTCTTTTTCATATGCTTCTTTAATTAAAGAAATTGTATCATCTATGATTTGCTTTTTCTTATCATATAATGCTTTTTGATTATCTAATATTTCTTTAGTTGTATCACTTATTGCTCTCTGTAATTCCTCATATCTTAATGTTCCTAAAGCAGTATCAGATAATTCTTTTTGATATATTGCTTGTTTTGATTTTAAAGCAGATTCTATATTAGAATATTGAAGAATTTCATTTTTTAAAGCATTATTATATTTTTCTGTTCCTTTTATATTCATCTCTTGTTGAGATTGAGCAATAGATAATGACATATTATATTCATCTATTTTATTTGTTATTGCTTCAACTTCACTAGCAGTTATTTCTGCTTGTTTATCAACTATTTCTTTTTGTTTATTCCACCAATTAGCAGATAATGCTTTTCTTTTTTCTATTGTTTCTTCTAAGAATTGCTTATCTTTAAAAGTACCTTCTGTGATTCCTTTCTTCATATTTTCAATGGCTTGATCCATTTGTTTAGCTTGTTCTGCTAATTGTTTTTGAATACCTGTAGTATTAAATTTCTGAATTTCTAATTCATCTCTGTATTCAGGAGAAGATTTAGACATACTTTCTGATTTAGATTTTGAAAAATTGCTTTTTTGTTCAAATTCAGCAATTATATTGTCAGTTTCTTGCCATAAATCTGTATACCATTCTTTAGAATTTTGAGCAAATTTCTTCTCTAATTCTAATATTTTAGAGTTTATTTCTTCTTGATGTTTTACTCTATCTTCTAGTAATTTTTCAGTTGTTAATTCAGATTTAGAAAGAGAAGAAGTTACTCCAGTTATACTTGATAAATTACTATCAAATTGTCCGGAAGCATTTAAAACTTTATTTAAATATTCATTCGTACCTTCACCATAACCTTTAATACCAGCATTTAGATTTCCTCCTGCCCATTGAATACGTTTAGCAAGATATGCTACTCCACGTTGAATATTTAATTCAGGATCAAATACATCCCCTCCACCTTCACTTTTCCATGTCGAAGGTAAAAATTGCATAAGACCACTAGCACCAGATTTAGTATTTTTAGCATTAGGATTAAAACCAGATTCTATTTTTATCATACCTGCAATAAGTTCTGGTGTTATGCCTGAATTAGAATATTTAGCTACTTCACGTTTTATAATATCTGCATATTTAACTCCTGTAAGATTACTAGAGGTAGTTGTAGAAGTGGGTGTAGAAATAGATGTGCTATTTAACCCATCTCTTTGTTGTTTAAGATAATCAATCTGTTCTTTTATTTTTAAATTCTCAGCATGAAGTGCATCTCTACGATCTTTAGAACCTTTAATCATATTAGAAGTGGTATCTTCTAGTGATTTAAGAGCATTATCGTAAGTTTTTATTTCATTTGTTACTTTTTCCCATGCTAATGCTTCTGCTGATTTTGCATTGGTTGTTGAGTTAGGATCTTTAACGCCAAGATTAGGAGAGTTAATAACTGCATTACTTTTTTCTACAGCATCTTTTAATTTTACATATCCTTTAATCTTTTCCCACATTGCATCTGATTCTTTAGAATCTTCATATTCATTATAACCTTGTGAATTTCTCCATTCACCATATACTTTTTTTGCATCTTCAAGAGTTTTTACTTCTTTTAATTTATTAGCAACAAAAGCGTCCCCTATATCTCTACTTGCTTGTGCCAATCTTTCTACAGCATCTACTCTTGAAAGATCACCTGATGCAACTTGACTGTCTATAATTTTACTAATATTTTCATATGAATTTTGTAAATTTATTAATGTATTTAATTTTTCAATTTCTAAATTATATTGTGCTAATCTTGCCTGTGTTTGAATAGATACTACTTCAGCTTTTGCTATTTCTGCTTTAGTAGTTACCATTGCTGTTTCAATTGTTTTACTTCTTAAATCTTCAAGTTTAGAAGTATTTAATACCAACATTCCATTTTCAACATCAACAACATCATATAAATCTTTATGTTTATCAACGTGTTTCATTACTTCTTGAGCTGCATCATTATTGGATTCTTTAGATTTTTCTAATAGTTGATTGTATAATTCTATTTTATCTGATGTATCAGTTGTTGTTTTTTGGATTGATTCTATAGCACCATTAAAATCAAATATTTTTTCTTTTACTTCACTTATTGATAAACCAAATTTATCTGTTATTACTTTTGCTACGTTCTCTGCAACAGGATTGCCTAGATAACTTAATTTCTCTGTTAATTTACTTACAGCATTATTATTAAAATCATCTATATCTTGTTGTGTTTTATTAGTATTTTTACTTAATTCATTAAAATCTTTATTAATATTACTAAATGCACTAGCAAAACCATTATCTATTAAATTAGCAGTAAATATTTCTATACCACCAGATTTTTTTATTTGCTCTAATACATCTTGTGATTTTAATAAACTACTAACAAAATTATCTAATTCTTGAGGTTTAAAATCTTTAAATCCATCTTGATTTTGTAATGTTGCTGTAAGTTTAGTTTTTAATTCATCAGTAA